AGTTCTCATACTGTTCTCTCCAGCGTTCTCAATTTATTCTCTCTAAAAACATGGTTCTGTGAACTAGTTTATTATCTATTATCTCTCAAAAGTTCCCTATAGTCAACCACATTCTGTTCTACCCCCGGGATGCTCCAGCGTTCCACTTTTGTGGCTCGTCAGTTAATCTAGCATCCACTCTCTCTATTGTTTGATGTGGGGGTCAGGAGAGAGAATACTGACCCCCACTGGCTTATGACTGCTTCAAAGGACCAGGGATCCTGAGCTTGTCATCGCCAATCTCTAGGCTGCTGCCATCTCCCTTTCAGTATCAACACCATACTCCATCATCAGTGGGCGGCCCAGGAACTCTGCGATTGCTGTCTCTAGCTCAGCTTGGATCGCATCTTTCTGCGGGCATGCCTTCATTCTTCTCCAGTGCCAGCCATACCAGCCGTGGTAGGCGATCTCGAACTCGACTGTTAGGTTGTGGTCCATGTCCCGGAAGGTGTGGACCCGGGCTAGCTGGTCCTTCTTAGTCCGGCCATCGAACCTGAAGTGTCCGCCGACCTTGTGTCCGTACTTGGTGGACTCGTCTTCGAAGATGATTTCCGTAATATGGCAGAATCCTGCGGTTTCCATTTTTCTCTCCTCTAAATCTCTCATTCTCTTATCATCCCATATAACAACGATAGGGTCAACATCTAAATCGACCCTATCGCCATTTTTTTTAAATTAATTCACTTTTATTTTTACTTACTTCTATTTCTTCAATACTATCATCAATAGTATTATAATACATCATTACAAACCAATCTTTAAACTCACCTTTACTTACTTTAAATAAATCTTCATTTTCAAATGCTTCAATAAGATCCATTTCAATTTCACTATCACTTACCATTTCAATTAATCTATCCATTTTTCTCTCCTTTTTTTTAACTATCTTTATTATGCTATAGTTTTAAGTAATAGTAAAGCATTTTTTTGAACTAAATTTGTAACCCGACAAATAAAAAACCGCACTATTCTGCGGGCCGTATATAGGGGGGGCGATATAGGGGGGGCGTATATAAGCTGTTGACCCAAACACGGATATATGGGACTATAGGGTATAAGGAGAGATAATATGTTAAAATATGAAAATACCGCAGAAATAGGTGATGTAATCAAAGCTTTCGATTTTCAGCCAATGCCAGGTAGAGGCAACTGCTATATCACAGGTAAGGTCCTAGAGAAGGGCAACATCGAGATGGGATATGCAGCATACAAGATCGAAGTGACCGGCCAGATGTGGGATGGCAAGCCTACAGATAGAGCAGTAGGCGAGATCTTCTATGTACCATTTGAGACATCAATGGAAGATAGATTTGATGACTACAACAACAGAGTAACTAAGGTAATGGGAGCAGCAGCATGAGAGCGGCTATAGAGTTTGTAGGGCTAGTAGGGATGCTAGCAGTGATCCTAGGGTTTGGTGTTGCATTTGGTATGTAGCACCACCCATGGGGGGGGTAGTTGAATCTTTTTTTTTAGTTAAATATAATACACTTTAGATTGGATCTAGATAAACCGATGTCAAAAAATTTTCCTGACGAAAAAATGACCAAATATGGGTTCCACAAAGTTCTTGTATCCGTTGGTGGGTATCCTGCCAAGTTGGTATACAAGTATGAATCTCCCCACTACATTATCTCCCCTCTCTCTGATGGCTCATGGAATGTAATCTCAAAGAAGCTGATGAAGATAGTTAAAAAGAAGCAGCAGCATGAGGCAATAGTCGGAAGAGTAAACGATGAAAAAGAATTGGATGATTTATTAAAGTATCTGTTGACCCATTATGGATATGGTGCTATAATAGAAGAACGTAACGACTTAAGCCTGCTAAAGCATGGGTCGTGTTATTAATTGTTTTAACGAATAAGGATTAATAATGGAATATGCAATACCTGAAGGATTTGAGATTACATATTGTAAGCCTGGTAAGGCTCGAGGTCTCATTAACTTGACAGCGCGAAATAGAAAGAGTGTTAGTAATGGCACTAGGCGTTGTCCTAACCTTTATAGTAAATCAACTAGAACTCATAAGGAGATGAATAATGAAGTATGTATATAAATCAATAAAAACTGTTGCCTGGGACTTCAGTGAGCCTACAAAGGATGTTACTCGCGATCGTGGCTTTGATGTGTATGAGCTGTTAGGCGATAGCGACACTCCTATCCGTGTAGGATGTAGCATTAATCTTAGCAGCAGGTTATATGATTACAAGAAACAAGTTCGGACTTACTATCCGGAGATTATCTCTGAGACTAAAGCTGTCAAGGTGTATAGGTTTGCTACACTAGAGATGGCCGAGACTTATGAGAGGTATCTGATAGCTAAGTTTAAGCCTAAGTATAACATCGAAGGTGTCACTAAAGGTCACACTTACGATAACAGGCCTAGAGCTGATGTCTATATGCTGAGAGCTGCATAAGGGTTCTTCATCAGGGGTGGTCTTAGGATCACCCCTCTCCTTTTTGGATAAATATTATATGAAAAAGGACTGGAAGCAAATCTGGGAAGAGGCTGAGAAGGCGAGTAGGCAATACGGCTCGCTCGAAGCAAAAGACTACATTGCATTGGGCTTTGTAGCAATATTCTTAATGGTGTTCGTAATACTATGACATATCTTATCATCTGGTTCTGTATATCTTTAATCCTTATAGACACTATACCACTATGAAGATAAAAAGAGGAATGTTAACACCTTGCAGATCTCTGTGCAATATCAAAGATGATGTGTGCCAGGGATGTGGCAGGACGTCTGAGCATATCCGCAATTGGCGTAGCTATGACGGGAACACTAGAGAGAAGATATGTGCCGAGATTGCTGATTGGGTGACTCCAAGAGAGTTTGGCGCATGGCAGTAGCACAAGTGCGAGAGCAAATAGTAGACAATCTTAGACAATGCTATGATCCGGAGATCAGCATAAATATATACGATCTCGGATTGATATATGATATAGACACTGACCATCTACCTAAAGTAACAATAACCCATACTCTTACGTCAGCATTCTGTCCTGCGGCAGATGACATCATAAGTGATATAGAGGCAGCTGCTGGGATGGTAGATGGAGTTGATGGTGTTGATGTGGTGACAACATTTGAGCCACCTTTTGGTCCAGAGATGATGAGCGAAGAGGCTAAACTAATGCTGGGGATAGATTGGTGAAGATAGGATTTTTTGGAGACAGTTTTTGTGAGACATATGAGTACTGGGGGCAAATAGCACTTCCATGGAAAGAGCTTGATGTAACAGGAAAGAAGAAAGACCGCAAGTTCAAAGGAATGCGTATCAATCAGATGCGGAGTGATGATGGGGATGCTGAGACATGGCTCAAGAAAATATGCGATCACTTTGATGCTGAATGTGTTCACACAGGGGTTGCTGGTACTTCAATATGGGATACTATCATAAACCAGTTCCAAGAATACATGCTAACAAAAGGACTTCCAGATGTTGCAGTGTTCTGTTGGACTGATCATACAAGACTGTATCATAAAGAACACAGAGTGATGAATTACAACGCTGTAATGAACCACAAGAATACAACAGTACCAAAGAAGACATGGCTAGCTGCAAGAATGTACTATGAAGAGCTGTTTGATATGCAGCAATCAAAGCATGCGTTCTTTGGTGCGATGCACTACTTTGATAATCTACTTGAAACGATTGAAGGTTCTGGCCATGGTCAGATGAAAGTTATCCATTGCCATAACTATGGACTAGTCAATGACTTTAATCCAGGAGATAGACATGAGTGGCGTAATCTATTGTCATATCCTCATGAGTGGAAGAATGGAAAGATGATCAAGCCATCTTTAGCTAATCTTATGGTTGAAGGTCATGTATTTGGAGATCTCTCTAAAGACGTTATTGAAATTTACAGTGCAAATCATATCCACGGAGATGATAAGAACCAAAGACTTGCAGAAGCTGTTATCAGAGCTATAGAAGATTATGATAGTAAGAAGAGAAAAAGCTACAAATACAAAGTAAGAAAACTTAGAATGACAAAAGAAATTATAGAAAATGGCAGAATACCGTTGACTTCAATTTAAAAAGGTATATAATAAACTTTGTGTCCCGGGGAAATAGTATGTACACTTTAGATACACAACAACAGCTGTTTGCAATAACCGCAGAGGAGTGTGGTGAACTAACACAGGTTTGTATGAAGATACTCCGCAAAGCCAACGTTGATGCTACATGGAATAAAAGACTACTAGAAGAAGTAGGAGACGTATACTGTATGTTGGATCTAATAGTTCAACATGGTTACCTTAACTGGGATGATATTATTGATAGAAGTAATGTGAAAAAACAAAAACTCAGTAAGTGGAGTAATTTAATTAAGGAGACAAGATGGCAACTAAGAGATTGAATGAACGTGGTATTGGTATTCCTGGTACTGCACATAAGTTTAAACACAAAACTTCCATAGGGAAGAGTGTGTTCTCAAGACCAAGTAATAAGAACCAAAGACGGTCATGGAAAAAGTACAGGGGGCAAGGTGCTTGATAAAGTACTAATGCTAGCATACTTGATCAACCCTATAGACGATAATAATGCCTTTGTTGTAGTAGAGCCGTGGTTCCATAATAAAATAGAATGTGGATACCATGTCCGTAACAACTATCTTGGATTACGGCATAAAATTTTACAGTTGACTAAGGCCGAATCTTTGGATAAAATAGTATGTATAAGAGAACGTGATTTACTTAATGGACTAGGGATGGAAAACTCATGACGATGCATTTACTTCCTGCATATGTGACTACTACTAAGTTTAAACACAATAAGAAAAAGAAGTCCGCTTCTGCTATCAAAGCTGATATAGAACATGATAAGTTTCTAAAGAAGATGGGTGTACATCCAGATCAGCTGAAAGCTAAGAAGAGCTCGAATAAGGCTAAGTATAGTAGAAGGCCTAACATGCATGTTGCTGGAAAGCCACAGACTACTGTAAGCCAGAATTGGAAACGTGACACAGATCAAATCCCTGTTGGTGTTGCTGTAAAAAAAGATGCTAATATATATAGTGGCGAGAGAAAGCTGCTAGGTATATCTGCTATGCACAAGTCAAGTCTAGTACCTGTCTTCTCATCCGATCAAGCAAAAGAGATAGCCAATATGAGAAGGGGATAACTATGGCGGTAATGAGTACGTTCTATGGTCAAGATAAATATCAAGACAGAAAAGCAAACGTTGTTTGGGATGGTCGTTGGTATCATGTTGACATGTATGTCAGTGAGAAGTTATGGGAATCAAGACTCATAAAAGGCCATACTGAACAGTATTGTGAAGATACCGCAGAGAACTTTGTAATGGGAATATTCGATGCCAACACCAACCATGAGCCGCAGATCTCCTGATCAGCAAAGGGCTAAACCAAAAGAGATAAAGAAGAAGGTCATGACTGAGGGCGTGATCTTAGAATTTGTTGTTGATAACAAACAAGGTGTGATGCCTGATATCCCTCAGTCGGATTATGGTTCATGTATAATGAACATGCCATTAATCCAACACCAGTTGATGACAACTGATGAAGATCGTGCACAGATACAACAGATAAACCAACGTATCAAGAATGACATTGATATGGCCAGACGTACTGATGATGCAAAGAATGTAAGTGCACATCAGACAGACTTCTTATTCTATAAGCAGAGTCAAGGAGTCAATTGGGTGCGTCAGGTTGCATTCAGTTTCGTAGAGAGGATCATTGATCTTAATAGATGGAAGTTATATCCAGTAGATGGTTGGGGAATTAGATATCAAAAAGGTGATAGAACTAAGAAACACGCTCATTGGCCACATAGTTGGGCTTTCGTATACTTTGTTGACTGTGGTGATGATTGTAGTCCTCTCGAAATATATAGTGAACCTGATCCAGCTATACAGCAAACTTTAGACTTAGCTAGAGAGCATGACAAGTCTGGTCAAGCTATTCCAGCATCTATTTCATATCAAAGACATTCAATTACACCAGAGCCTGGTAAGTTATGCATCTTCCCAGGTTGGGTTCCTCATGAAGTGAAAGAACAACAAAGCGATCGCGCAAGGTATGTTGTTGCTGGTAATATTGCTCAAATTGCAATTCAGCCTCAAGGTATCGAAGTGAACGTAGACGGTTATATAAGTGGGAAAGCATAATGCAACAGACAGAGGTAGACGCTACATTTCAGCCATTAGGCGCATTCAATATTCTCCTGGTGAATATGCCAGCAGAATTGGTGAATCTTTTCAACGATTACATAGACGACAACTCAAAGGAGTTGAATTCCCTGTCAGACAGACTAGTGGGGCAAATACGTCAAAATCCTAAGTCTTCACAGCTAGATATTCCAATTGATGATGAATTTGGTGCTGTAATGAAGAATTTTCTCAATGGAATGGGTACTTCATACGTAAGACAAGGATATGATGGCGGGGCAACAGCAGAATGTTACGAGTTATGGTCAAATGATTCGTATGAAGGTGATTATCAACCGCTTCATATGCATGGATCACGCACTCCAGCAGGGCTTTCTGGCTTTGCTTACCTCGAAGTTCCACCTCAAATAGCTGCTGGACCGCCTGGCCACAGTGTAAATCACAAAAATGCAGCCGGTGAGAGCGATGGTTACACGCAGTTAGTGTGGGGAACCACCAATGCTCAGGACATAATGATGATGAAACCGCAAACTTCCACGTTTATCAAGCCTACAAAAGGGCTGTTAGTGATGTTTCCTAACTGGTTATACCACCAAGTCCACCCATTTTTTGGTGAAGGATGCCGAAGGACGTTTGCATTTAACTGCAAAGTCAATAATTCTCGAGAATTTTTAGAAAAATTTGGTGCTGTAGACGTAATTTAGTGTTGACCCTTTTTCGTTTTTGATGTATACTAAGGTATAAACATTGAGAGAGGAAATACATGATGTTAGGTATGCAGTTTGTTGAGGAAAATGGTGATTTCATTTCTACTAATGCGTATGAGACTGTCTTTATTGTAAAAGATATGCTTGGTGATTGGTCAGTTCAGTGTCCTACAAAGATGATTGACGAAATTGGTTTTGTTGATTTTGATAGTGCTAAGCGTTTTGCTGAGCAGCATGTAGTTCATACCTGGTATCCTGGTGAATTCACAAGTAGCAACCGAGAGCTTTCTTAATGAAAGCTCTGGGTACTTCCATATCTACTTGGAATAGGTGGGATATGGATACTGATGACCAAGGAGCGCAAGCTCCTCATTGGTATGCTGACTGGGATACACAGTTTCCTGAAGTTATAGAGCGTATTGCACAGGATGGATCTAACTCTGTATTGATTCATGTTAACTATACGTTGGATAAAAAGGATTCAACGCTCTCTGAAACAGAGATTACACCAGACCAAGAGAACATTGAAGATGGATTGCAGGCATCCATCGATGCTGGACTGCAACCTATCCTATATCCTACGATCACATTGCCTGATTGGGGTGGATCTCAGCTGTGGGACAATGCAGCTGGTGGCCGAGTTACCATAAAAGACCCGGATCAGTGGTTCCAAGACTATACAGAGATCATTACAACCCATGCAGAGCTTGCCAATAAGTATGATTTACCGTATTTAAGCATTGGTTGTGAGCTTGGAACGATCACAGAAAGCCATGCAGCGCAGTGGAATACGCTGATTGATGGAGTCAAGGCGATATATGATGGCCCTCTGATGTATTCCAGTCACGTAGATCCACGTTGGAACTCATTTGAGCCTAAGGACTTAGTCTTTTATGACAAAATTGACGTGATAGGTTTCAATTTATATCTTGAAACTAACTCTGCGGGTAATGATCTTACCCATATTGTCGAGGCAGCAGGTAAACCTGTGATGATTACTGAATATGGGTTTGCTGGTCCTAACCAAGATGATGCATTCAAGGCTTTCCTTGATCAATGGAAGGATGAGGATCTTGAGGGTATGTTTGCTTGGGATCTGGCTCCAGCCTTTGATAAGGATGTTGGCAGTCTGCATTACAACATCTGGGAAACTGAATCTATGGATATCGTAGCTGACGCATACCGAGAAATCAACCTCGATGAGGGCATGGCTCCAGTGTATAAGTTTGAGAATCTTGCTACTGAGACAGATTTCTTCACGATGAGTGAGGTTGAAGCGCAGATTGTTGCGGATATGGCCCAATTTGAGTCGCAAGGTATTGGATTCTATGCGCATGAAAGCGAAGGAACCGCAGTTTACCGCCATTTTGACACTACCACAGGAATCCACAGCTATGAATCTGAGATAAAAAACGATTTTTATGAAGGAATTGCGTATTATTCTGTTGACCTGTTTGCATAATTATCGTATAATAGGGTTAATGATAGAGGAGATAGTAATGAGCAAGATGAAAAGCTGGATGATGGATATGGAAGAAGCTGTTGTAGATTGTATCGAGAATGGCGCGTCTTCAATGAGTGATGTTTTAGCTGGAGTGCGAACTGCTGTACCAATCTGTGATGACAAATTTGTAATGGAATATGTCAAGACTATCATGGGCCCCGATGAAGCTGACTAGCTAGATTCGCAGCCCCAGTCGAGCGAGCAGCATGACGATGCAAAACGCGGTTAAGCCAGTAACGACTATAAACTCAAGTTCTGGTGGGAACGGAGATGCCCTCACAAGAAAGACCTCCACCACTTCATTTTTTTTGTATTTTTTCCGTTTTTGATGTTGACCATAACGCAAATATGTAGGATACTATAATAATGATGAGAGAGAACACACATATGGAACATTTCGAGGACTTGTTATTCGAGTCCTGGGGATTTGAGCTGCTTGAGAAATTCAAGTCTAATGATGTTGAGTATACCCGTAAGTGGGATGGTGCTCCTAGTATCTTCTTTGGTAAGGATGAGGGTGGATATTGGATTGCTCGTAAGGGCATATTCAACAAGATTCCTCTGAAATATTACAAGCGATCCGACTTCGATGATGATCCTAAGTTTCCTGAAGATCTGAAGACTGCAATGTGGAACACTCTTGTGTATCTACAGAATGCATATATTGGACCATCCAACATTATGGTTCAAGGTGATCTGATGTTCTATGGATCTAACGATACGTGGTCTGCATCTGAAACGATTGGCGGACCAGTTAGAGTGTTCCATCCTAATACTATCCGATATGAAACTACTGTTATTCCTAGAGCTGCTATCGTTGGCGTTGTATGGCATACAATGTATACAGCTGACGAAGTGATATATGGTGCTAAGGTCAAAGAGATGTTTAGGATTACTGATGAGCTTTGGATGATCAATGCTCATGATGAAGTATCTGAACCTAAGGATATTGATCTTCCACTTCGTATTGTTAAGTCTGTTGTTGGTCGTTATTCTGATCTGTCTGATGAAACAAAATCTCTATATAAGATGTGGAGGAATGCTCAGATCAAAGGTACGATTACAAAGGATGATAACATAACAGACTTTATGTTTGATCGTATGTTGAAAGAAGTAAATTCTGTTAAGGATGCAGATAAGAAAGCTGAGAAGATTGAGAAGTATCGTTCAATTACAAACGAGCTAACTAATGTAATAACTCGTCTCAACAATGACTATGAGTTGATGATTGATGCGAAAGAAATGTTGTTAATGGAACTGAACAGACAGCCAACGTCTTTCAAGACGTCAGTTGTATGTGCTGGTGGTATTTACAGACCAGTTGACCATGAGGGCTATGCAATGTATACTGAAGGATATGCTGCAAAGCTAGTGAACCGAGAAGAGTTTTCTAAGAATAACTTCTCCGATGACATCTTGAAAGGATGGCAAAAATGAAAGCAATGTTGATAGTCGCGTTAATGGGATTGGCACAGCCACATCAGGTCGTGTATGATTCAATGGAGCAGTGTATTGCTTCTAAAGTAGTTGTTGAAAAGCAAGAGATGGTAGAGGGTGCAGCTTGTGTACCACATCAGAATATTGCAAAACAACTAGAAGATCCAATGAAGATAATTCTAGGTTTCATGAAGCAAATCAAACAACGACATAAGTGTGAAGATATGCAGAATATGATTCTGTTGGAAGAATGCTTAAAGAAGCCAATCAAGCTACCTCAAACAATGCATGAGCCTAGTAAGCTACCAGGACCATCTTGGCCTGAAGGAGTAAAGGTTCCTTGTCGTTGTGATATTCTAGCAATACCATATGACTTATGCTTGAAAGGTATTGGTAGAGAAGAGTGCTTTAAAAAAGAAAAGCCTAAGCAATCATCTGAGGCACCTAAGGTTACACTTCCAAAAGTTGTAGATCCTAAGAACTTTGTATTCAAACGTGAACCAAAGAATCATTGGGAAGATAAGTGGAACTTCTCTGATAACAAACACAGAGAGTATGTTGAGTCGGAGAGAAAGTTTAAGTGGTAGAGTACCGTCCTTTAAATGAGGATCTAATAACCTCTGATGTCTGCATCCAATGTGGTCGATGTTGTAAGACTACATGGTTGCAGCCTCGGTGGAATAAAGCTGAACGTAATAGAGAAAAATATGGAGATCGTGTTGACAAGATGCCATATTTGAGAGAAATGTTTAGCCAGAGTACGACTACTTTTGTTGAAGAGAGAGGTGATACGGCCGCTGTTATAACATGGTGTCCTAATCTGAAACAAGATGCATTTTGCCCAACAAAAGATTGGGATGGTAATCCAACCTATAAGTGTAGTATATACAAAAATAGACCTGATGTATGTAGTGCGTACAATTGTTTTACAGCAGCTAATGGTCAAAAGAGAAATCCAGAATACTTTGAATTCATAAAAGGATTGATTGAGAGGGTACATGGTACAGATCCATATCAAAGGCGGACGGAAGAGTCAGAGAAGCAAGATAAGTGATGCTATCGTATTTGCTGCTTACGAGTTATGTCATTGGCGTATGGCTGACAACTTAGAGATAAATGTCGAGCTAAAAAAGATTCATGGCACACCAGTAGGATTCTGTATGTGGGCTGATGATAATATCAAGCCAAGAGAGTTTGATATTGAGATAGACAAAACACAAAATGATGAAGAGCTTCTTGTTACTGTAATGCATGAGATGGTACATGCAAGTCAGTATGCAAAAGGTCATCTACGTGAGAGGTTCATGCCACGTCACAGGGTTGTCTGGATGGATGGCAATAAGGTTTACGACAATACTAAATACAAGGACTTGCCTTGGGAGCAGGAGGCTTACCAATTGCAAGAAGTATTGTATGAAAATTTTATTGAGAGGAGATGCTAATTGAACGTACCATCTGCTGCCCCTGAAGGAGCATCCAAACGAAGTGCCAAGGATGTTATGAAGAAGGCATCCACAAAGAATTTATTCAGACATTTTAAAAACAAAACCCCAATACTAGAAGAAGCTAGAGAGTATCTAGATTCAATTACTGGACCAGAAGGTGATTGGTTTGAAACTGAGCACTGGGATCCAACAAACAAATATGCATTCCATCATGCATACTTTCCTAAAGAGCTTATGTTCAAATGTCCTCTTTCTACATTCATCTATGAGAGGTTTGGTGAAATCCAACCTTGGATCTTAGGTGTTGGTCCTGGTGTTCAATTTGAACAGCATGTTGACCAATCCAAAGGTGCATCAATGAACTATGCTATCAGACCTCGTGGTCAAGTTATAACAACATTCAGACACTCAAATTATCATCGTAGATTCCAACAACAGATAGGTGGTATGGAATATTGTGATGAAGGTGGTGTTGTTCTACTTAATAATATGAAACCTCACAGTGTAATCAACTGGAGTCATGAACCATCGTTTACATTTACAATACCGTGCGTATTGAAACGACCAGACTTTGATGATCTATTTGAGGATGGTGTGTATGAGTATCTTGCTAATGTAAAGGAAGATGGCACATACAGACCAGGGCAAGACTTAAACATGCCTTCAAATGATTCGTTGACTCCACAACATTTAGAGATTATAATATTTAACAAAGTCTTGAAAATCTTAGTAGAGGAAGGTGGGTTTGAAATAGATGAACATTTTCGTGGTGGACAAAAATCCAAGAATAGCAGCTAGGTCATTATGTGATCAGCATGTTGTTAAAATGCTTATTGAAAATTGTCAAATGTTGTCAGCAGTATTGGATGTTACTTATTCTGATAAGTATCGTGGTGGTGATGGGGATCCTCACGTCACTCTCGGGTTGGCTAATTATCCAAAGTCTGTTAGGAAGCACCCTTGTACTTTGTGGCTGATGGAATCTATTAACAATGTTAAGTGGTTGATAGCACATCATAGAGAAATGATTATGGAGTATACAAGGCGGTATGGTAAGAACCATAAATATGAAGGTACTCCAATGATCTACGAAGCTCAATTGAAGTACACTGATCTACCTGCTGTGAAAGGTACACCATTTGTTAATGCTAACACTAACTTCAAACACATTGAGGATACCGTGGAAGCATATAGGACCTGTTACAATATTGAAAAGTCTAAGTTTGCAAGGTGGAAATATTGTGAGCCACCTAAATGGTATCAGCCAGCTTAGCGGAGAAAAGATTGAAGAAAATAGATGAAGATGAAGAGGCATGGGTTGCGTTCCCACACCATAGATGGGTATTCAATAAATTACAAGTAGCATTGAAGTTGGGTTATGCGGCTGGCCCTGCCTGCGTTCCTGTTCAGCATGATGGGATGTATATTGTAAGACCAATATACAATTTATATGGTATGAGTGTTGGAGCTAAGAAGCAGTGGCTCCGAATACAAGATGCTGAGGATATAAAAAGCCACAAGTTTATGCCCGCAGGACATTTCTGGTGTGAGTTTTTTGAAGGTACTCACTACTCTATTGACTATCGTTGGGTTGAAGATGGTAAAGGTGGCATACATAGTCACTGGGAACCATTCTGCACGACAATAGGAAAGTGCCATCCAGACCAGATGTGGAAGTTTACACACTGGCAAACTATAGAGAGCTTTCCTCATATTTTACCTAACTGGCTAGATGATTTTAGCGACTGTGGTGTTATAAATATTGAGTGGAAGAGAAATGGATCTCCATACAATCATGGTGGATCAGCTTTAGATAATAGGCTGCTTGAGATTCATTTACGATCTGGTAATGATGTCGTACATGAAGGTCCCGTGGGAACTGAAATGATACCTGTCTGGCAAAGTGATGGTATACGGCTTATAAAGAAGTATGAAGCACAAGGATGGGTCTACCATAACAACTATATCAAGGGAGAGATATATCACGCAGATGGCCAGATCTCAGATCCAAGAGTTGGTTACTTAACGAGATGCAAATTGTAATCTTCACAGAGGTTAGTTATCCAGGTTTTGGTAGATATGCAGGAACATATAGAGTAGCCACAGAACTTAGAGACTCAGGATACACAGTCCAGGTCATTGAGTTCTTTACTCGTATGGATAAAGATGAACTACTCAAAGTCATTGATAAGTTTGTTACAAAGGAGACCAAGCTAGTTGGTTTCTCTTGCACATTCTTTTTACCTAAAGCTATGGGCTGGGGTGGAAGATCAAAGATTAGAAAACTTATCAATACACAAAATATTGATGATGCACTAGATGAAACAACACCATCTCCAGGAAGTAAAGTATCAACTGAAAGACATATGTCTACTGATGCAGCAACAGTCTCTGGTGTATCTAATCTGTTGTTTGGTAGAGATGATATGTTTGAGATATTTGATCGTATCAAAGAAAGAGGTAATCCACGTATGATGGTTGGAGGTGCCAGAGCTTATCTTGCTGAAGATCCTCCATTCAACTCTGAGATAGACTATGTTATAAGAGGCCAAGCTGATACATCTGTTGTAGCTTTAGCTGATCATATATTCTATAATGCTGATCTCAAGATAGGATATCAAAAAGGCAAATGTAAGATTATTGAAGAAAAGGATTATCCGGTAGATGATTTTACTATATCAAGAATAAGATATACCGATAGTGATATCATTATGCCAAAAGAAGTGTTGCCTTTAGAACTTGCTAGAGGTTGTATATTCAAATGTGCATTCTGCTCATACAATCTTATTGGTAAGAAAGTTTGGGAGTTCAATAGAAACCCAGATCTGGTTGCAAGAGATCTCCAAGAGATGTATGATAAGTATGGATCCACAGGATTCATGGTGTGTGACGACACGTATAACGACTCTATAGACAAGGTAGAGAGGTTCCATAAGGCATTCACTAGCCTGAACTTCCAACCCACCTTCTCAACGTATGCTAGGGCGGATATGATGGTGTCTAAGCCAGAGACAATGCCTTTATTATATGAGAGTGGTATGCGTAGTGTGTTCTTTGGTATTGAGACATTGAACCACCGAGCTGGTAAAGCTATTGGTAAAGGTATGGATCCTGAAAAGATAAAGGATGGGTTATTTAAAGCTAAAGCTACTCCTGGCTGGAATGAGATCGTAACAACATCTGGTTTTATTATTGGATTGCCTTATGAGACTGAAGAGTCTATACATGAAACATATCAATGGTTATTGAGAGATGATTGTCCACTAGATTCATTTAGTCCTACAGCTCTAACAATCAGTCCAGATTCTTCAATGGGATTGAATATGGCTAAATACGGATATCAATGGGATGAGAATGGTAGCTGGTATAGTGAATGGATGACAGAGCAACAAGCTAAAGATCTGGCAATGTATTATTCCAGACAGCTTGTGAAGAAGAAAAGAGCTAGGTTCCAGTTTACATTCTTTGGCAGGATGCAAAATATTGGATGGACATTACAAGATTTTGATAATGAAAGATTCACTAATGATGAAAGTGACAGACGTAAAGATGTTGTTCAATATAACTACTTAGAACGATTAATGAACTTGTGAGGTGACATGAAAGTAGATCAGTGGGAAGTGTGTATGAATGCAGCTCAAGAAATTGTTCTTAGCAGCTCAAACGGTATATTGCATGATCAAGTTGATCAGTGGCACAATAAAGGATATTTCATAGTTAAGAATGTCAATCTACCAGGAGAGGTCAATTCACTAAGAGATGCTTCAAGACAAGCAGAAGACATCAATGACGATAGATTTTTTGGTGAATATGATGGACGTGCAAGGACAGTTTGGGCACCACATTGGGAAGACTGGGGTAAGTGGTTAGAACACTATGCAAGGAATAATCCAGTACTTCCTGTAGTTAAATATTTAATGGGTGGCCAGGTTTATATAAACCAATTGCATTTCAACTACAAGCTAGCCAATGGTGGTGGAGCATTTGGATGGCATTCTGATTATACTGTATTCAAGTATCATGATAAATGGCAGAATATGAATGGACTTAGTGTGTTCTTCATGCTTGATGATATGAATGAGACTAATGGTCAGTTTCATTTTGCACCAGGGAGTCATAAAGTTGATCTTCAGTTACAAGAAGGTTTTGATTTACCAGATAGCTTTACTCATGCAGAATATGGTGACAATCCTAGCCATGATAGAGGAAGCACGTCTTCCGATACATTCACTGCACCCAGTTATGTTGGAGGACCTGCAGATGGTCCTACATACCCAATTGAAAGAATAGAAGCCAAAGCTGGTGATGCTTTAGTCTTTCATTCTAATGTGTGGCATATGAGTCCTAAGAATCTTTCAAAGAAGGATCGACGTACTTTCTGCGTATGTTACAATCACATAGACAATAAAACGCAGTGGCCTATCACAAATGACCGTAAGAAATGGATGACTCTTAAAGACTTCACTCCTATTTAATATAAATAGATATACGTTCACCCATATAGGGCGGAAGTAGCGAAAGCGAAGGAACGCATCTTACTTTTAACAAAAGGAGGGTGCTGTGAGATATGCAATCTTAAACCAATATCTTAAAAAAGAACGTACAAAAAAAAGCCACATAGCTTTATTGAAAACTCGAGGTAATTTATTATGTCAACAGAACAGCAAGGTGGGATCAAACCTGAAATATTTCCTGACCACGTTGAGCTTGAATTTACCTTTACTGAAAACGAGCTATCGTTCAGGGATGCTTTTCTCGAGACGTTAATTGATATTGCCAGCAAGACCACAAAAGAGTTAGTAATATGCTTTAGTGGTGGAGCAGACTCACAATTAGTAAAGTGGGGTTTCGATTATCTCGAAATCCCACATAGAGTCATGCATCAAAGATATCTATTAAATGGTGCTTATCTAAACTGGGAAGAAGCTGGTTTAGTTCCACCAGAGACAGAGTTTGTAGATATAGATGTAAAGAAGTATCAGAAGTCTAAATTCTTTCAAGATAGATTTGTTAAAGAGTTTCCAACTAGTGTGCACTCATCTATTCAATGTGATCTAGATGGTAAGTACGATCCCAATGATATATTCTTAGTTAGTTGTTCATCACCATACAACATATACAAATTTGGTTGGAGAGAAGACAAGAGATGGTCTTTTGCTCCATCTAATCTATGGAAGACAATTGGTTTCAGAGAGTATGATTACACTGGTGTATTCTATGATAATCCATCAGTGTGTTATGCCCTGTTTGATGATCTTTACAAACAACAATCAAGAGAGTTGGAACAAGGTAAGTGGGAATATTGGTACAAGCATACGTTTTTTGAACATCACTTTCCAGAAGTGTCTGACAAGATAAAGCAGAAGCTCAATAACGATAAGTTTCCATACTTTTCAGATCTAGTATATGATAGAACAAGAGGCATATATCAATATGATATAAATGATAATAGGTACTTGTATGACTGTTATCCTCAAAGGTCATTTATTGGTGTGGAGATGGAAGAGTTTTTTGAGCGTATAGAAAAAGGAACTACAGTAATGAAGTTTAGTCGTGAATGGTGTAGGTTGGGAGATCAAATAGTTGTTGACACTCCAATCATCGAATGATAGACTTGTTCAAATACCCTATAGGCAAGAACAGAGGGTTGGAATACTCTTATCAGGGGGTATGGACTCAGGTCTTCTACTTAACTTGCTTGATATTGCTTGTACTGATTGCACTTTTGTAATCTTTACAATGGACAAGCCTGATGGCAGTCTAAAGTATTCTGCAGACATTATACAAAAGAGTAAGTTAAGAAACAAATGGGAACAACACATAGTTAAAGGTGGAAAGGAAAATGAGATTGCTTCGTTGGGTATTACAGGTAAAACTGCATTTAGACACATTCTTGATGATTATATCACCGACTTGGATGTACTGTACAGCGGCAATACTTCTAATCCTCCTCAATCTCTTATGTCAACTACCGCACCCCCAGACAGGTCAGTAGCAAACAAAGCTGTAGAAAAGTATGATAAGTTTGAAATACCATTCATTGAATTGAACAAAGCTGAAACTATTGATCTGGTAAAGAGGCTTGATATAGAATGGTTGTTTGAAGCCTCACATACGTGTACTGAGTTTGATGTTGGCAGATGTTATCAACAAACAGAAACAATACATTGTTGGCAGTGTATGGAAAGACAATGGGGCTTCATAGAAAACAATATGAGAGATCCCGGTACAAAATAGTTGACTAAATACCACGTTAGTAGTATTATACAATTATAATTGCTTGATAAGGAGTATATGATGGCAAAAGACGATACAGATATGAGTCATATCGATCAAAGGCTATTTAAGATGGCTGCGATGATTGATACAACAATCCGATATAACTGTGATGGTATGGAACTCGATGAGTTTGAGCAAAACTATCTCAATGTCTGGTTGAAGAAAGAACGGGATCCTTTGATTGTCGTTATTCTAGCAACACTAACTGGTGCTAGAGATCCTAATGCGGACGTTGATGGTGAAGTGGAAGCAGAAGCAGATGCAGCATGAGGGTACTCGGCTTCAGTGAAGGATTTCATGATGCCGCTGTAACTGTCTTAGATGGTAGTGAGATACTTTTTGCTGGTCACAGTGAAAGGTTCTCCAAAGTGAAAAATGACAAATACGTTTGTCAGGAGTTAAAAGATTATGTTAAAGAATACACGCACGGACTACGACCTCCTGAAATTGCTTTCTATGAACGGCCTTTTATCAAACGGACCCGTCAAGCGTATGCGGGGCAATGGAAGTCAGCTTTTAAAGCACGTCACCTTAACTATAACTACGATCATTGCTTTAATCATCATCTTTCTCATGCTGCTGCCGCATTCCAATGTTCTCCATTCAGTAATGCAAATGCGCTTGTAGTAGATGCTATAGGAGAATGGGATACCGTTAGTATATGGTATTGTGAATATGTTAACGAGAAAGCTGTATACAAAAAAGTAAAGTCTATGAGGTATCCCACTTCAATAGGTTTATTCTATTCTGCTGTGACAGCTAGAGTAGGACTCAAACCTATGGAGGATGAATATATTACTATGGGTATGGCAGCATATGGCAAACCCAACAAAGAACTATATGAAGAATTAAGACGTCTAATGTTGAAGAAGAATCTTCACAGAGGAATGAATGGTTTACTATCAGAATATGATGATGTTGATATAGCATTCAATGCACAAAAGCTGGTAGAGAATATTCTAAAGACATTTGTAAACAAGTTAGACAAAAAACTTCCTATGGTATATGGTGGAGGTGTTGCGCTTAATAGTGTTGCAAATGGATTAATTTTGAGAAACAAACAACACTATGTGTTTCCTAATCCTGGTGATGCTGGTTCTTCATTAGGTGCAGCTGCATTGGTTCATAGGAATAAGATAAATTATACTCATTCATTTCATGGTTATAAATTATCAATGTTGACTGTTGATCAAATAAAACATGTTGTGGATGTGTTAGAGAAAGGAGAGCCAGTTGGTATTGCAGCTGGCAAAGCAGAATTTGGACCCAGAGCTTTAGGCAATAGAAGTTTATTATGTGATCCAAGAACATCAGAAAATAAAGATAGAGTTAATGACATAAAGAAACGTCAGAAGTTTAGACCATTTGCTCCATCTATACTTTCTGAACATGCATCAAAATATTTTAGAACATTTAGACAACATGATTACAGCTATATGCAGAATGTTGTTAAAGCTAGAGATTCATCATTCCTGGCTACCATGCATGAGGATGGTTCTGCCAGAGTGCATACAGTTGATCGATCTACCTGGTGTTATTCACCATTGAGACATATACTTGAAATATGGTATGAAAGAACTGGATGTCCTACATTATTGAATACAAGTTTGAATATTAAAGGTCAACCTATGGTTAATGATAGTGCTGATGCAAAAGCATTTGCAGACGAATATGGAGTAGAAGTAGTTTGCAATGGATGAACGTATTGGGCTTATCAAAGATAAGTTAGCTGAGCAAGTTAGTTCAACTTTTTGTTTGGCTAAGTTTCATCACGTAACAATATATCTACAAACTGGTGAGACTCACAGTTGTTATCATCCACCACCACATCACATCCCGCTTAAAGAACTTGAGCGGGATGCTTCAGCTCTACATAACACTGAACAAAAGAAACAAGAACGTAAATTGATGCTCGAAGGTAAGAAACCTAAGGGCTGTCAGTATTGTTGGAACGTTGAGTCATTAGGTAAAGAGTATGTCAGTGACAGACATGAACGTAATGCATCTATTCATAGAGATGAGAGAGTAGATGAAATAGTCAAGCATGGCTATGATCATCATATAAATCCAGAGTACATTGAGATAAGTTTTGGTAATGAATGTCAGTTTAAATGTGGATACTGTCATCCAAAAGCAAGTAGTAGTTACTGGAAAGAGATAGAGAAGTTTGGTCCATATGATATGGTTGAAAACCATAGACTGGATATTGATTGGATCAAACTATTCAAAAGAGAAGAAGAGAACCCATATGTCGATGCTTGGTGGGAATGGTGGCCTGAGGTAAGAAAGACTCTTAGTATTTTGAGGATAACTGGTGGTGAGCCATTACTTCAACAAAGTACGTGGAAGTTGTTTGAGAACATCTCTAAGTATCCGCTACCAGATCTTGAGATCAATACAAATAGTAATCTTGGTATGACTAATAGAATAGTTAAGAGATTATCTAAGTATGTAAAAGAGTTTGAAGATGAAAATAAAATCAAAAGATTCAAACTATTCACTTCATTAGATACATGGGGTTCAAGAGCTGAGTATATAAGAACTGGTCTGGATCTAAAAGTATGGGAAGAAAATTTCCATACATATTTAACGGAGACTAGTGCCAACATTACATTTATGATGACGTTTAATATATTGACCGTCACCACATTTAAGAGTTTGTTAAAGAAAATATTAGAGTGGAGAGAACAGTACCCTGATGTGACAAATGGGGCAGGACAGCTACATCGTGTTCGTTTTGATACACCATATCTCAAAGAACCATTACAGTATGATATGAATCTGTTACCCAAGAATCAGTTTATGCATTATATGAATGACTCTCTACAATTTTTGAAAGATAATGTCAAAGAAGGTGATCCAACAAAGTTTAGTGACCTTGAGTATTGGAAGTTTAAGAGAGTTGTTGATTACATGCAACAAACAAACTATTCCAAAGAAAGAGTATTAGAAGGTCGTATTGATTTTTATAATTGGTTTAATGAACTTGACAGAAGACGGAATACAAATTTTTACAACACTTTCCCTGAAATGAAGGAGTTCATGGATCAATGTCAGTCGTTAGCAAAAGCCCAGAGCAAAAGCAAGAACTCTTAAACGAACGTAAGAGCTTCTGCATATTACCTTGGGTTCACTTATATGCAGAACCAGATGGAACAGTATTTCCATGTTGTACAGCAACACCTTTATGGGATGGTGAAATGGGTGAGCCTGGGACTAGGACTGATCCTTACTTTGCAACATCTAATATAAAAGACAAGTCTATATTAGAGGCTTTGAATACTCCAAATTTCAATAAACTCAGATTAGATATGTTGAATGGAGAAGAATTACCAAGTACATGTACAAGATGTAAGAGATTTGAAGATGTTGGTAATGATAGCTACAGACATTATGGTAGACGGCACTTTGGTCAGTTTATAGATGCTATTGACAATACAAATGAAGATGGAAGTTTAAAAAAACTTGATCTAAAGTTTTTAAATGTTAGATTCAGCAATCATTGTAACATGGCGTGTCTTACTTGTAATGCTCAATGGAGTACTACTTGGTATGATAAGTCTCCTTGGTTATGGAAAGATAAAACAAGAACAAAACTTTTAGATCTCAATGACAACTCTAAGTATCCAATCTGGGAAGAGATAGAACCTTATTTGCACACAGTAGAAAAGATATACTTCACCGGTGGTGAACCGCTAATGATGCCAGCGCATTGGAAGATACTCAAGTACCTGGTTGATAATAATCTTGAAGAGAAAGTAGAGTTGCAATACAATACTAATCTAAGTAGGTTAAAATTTGGTAAACAACATGCAATGGATTACTGGCCAAAGTTTAAAGAGATTGATCTTGGACTTAGTATTGATGGTGTTGAAAAAGATATAGAAATTATAAGATGGGGTACAAAGTGGAACGATGTTGTGGCTAACATCAAAGAGATACAAAAGTATGATAATATAAGATACTCAATAGATTCAGTTATCAGTATCTTTAATATATACCACCTACCAAAAATGGTCACCTACTTTCATAATGAAAAGTTAACAAAATACAATACCAATACAGTTGCAAATATAGCTCATGAACCTGAGCCTTTGAGTCTCACATCTATTCCTTCAGATATGAAACCAACAGTTGAAGCATTCTTAAAAACAGAATGGGAAAAGCTACCAATAGAGATTAGATCAAAATATTTGAACACAAACTGGCAGACGTGTATAGACTATATGTATGCTCGTGATACATACAAACCTGGAAAACTTTCTGAGCATATAAACGCTACTCTGAATTTTGCAAAGGATTCATTATTAGAACATATACCATTGGTGAAAATGATATACGAACGTGATGCTCCATTTGATAGATGGAACAAGAATATTGGAGAATCTGGTGGCTATAAAGAACCCATCTGATAACGAAAATTTTTGCATACTTCCATGGATGCATCTGTACGCAGAACCAAACGGTGATGTGTTTCCATGCTGTACGGCTGTACCATATCCAGGAATAGAAGAACTAAAAGGTAGTCTCAAAGACAACACATTGGCAGAAATATATCATTCTGATGAGTGGAATAAGCTCAGAAAAGATATGATGGAAGGCAAGAGAAATGATGCTTGTACCAGATGTTGGCAGTTTGATGATGCAGGAGGATCTTCATATAGAAAACATAACAACAATCTATTCAAGAAACATTTTAATCTTGTAGACTTAACAGCTGAAGATGGTAGCATAGAAGAGTTTCATTTTAAAGCTATCAATATAAGGTTCAGTACAGAATGTAACTTTGCATGTTTAACTTGTGGTCCTTCTTGGAGTACTGGATGGAACAAATATATCATTGGACCAAAAGGACCAAATCTTAAACTAGAAGACAATACAAAAGAGTCTGTGTGGGAACAGATCAAAGAACATTTACCAACGGTTGATGAGATATACTTCACCGGTGGTGAACCATTAATGATGCCTGAACATTATAAGATTCTAGATTATCTAATACAACATGGTCTTACAGAAATGACTCTTAGATACAATACTAATATGAGCAATCTTAACTTCTACAAATACAACGTAGTTGATAAGTGGAAGATGTTTAAGAAGGTTGAAGTAGGAGCAAGTATTGATGCATATGGTGAAAGAGCAGAGTTAATTAGACTTGGTACTAAGTGGCAACAAGTTGAAGATAATTTATTATCTCTCAAAGGTATTGACAACATTAACTTAGGTATTGATAGTGTTATAAGTATACTGAATGTTGATCATATTCCTAAGTTTCACATCTATCTTGAACACAGGGGAATTGTTGACGAAACAAGTATAATGTCGTATAATATAGCATTCAGCCCACCAGAATTCAATATACAAGCTATACCAAGAAGTATAAAAGGGGAGATTGAACAATACCTAGACATACACCTAGAGAACTACTCTGGACGGATGACCCATCCCAGATGGGGATTCCCTCAAATCATATCTTTTATGAAGGAGAAGGATACGTGGGATCGATCCAAGTTAGTTCACAATCTTCATTCAAGATTCAGACATGTATACAAGGAGATGACGGAGAACATTCCTATTATCAAACAGTGTCTACGACATGACTAAAGAGGCTTATCTAAACAACAAAACATTTTGTATGCTACCATGGACTCATTTGCATATGTGGCCTAATGGTGAAACCTATCCTTGTTGTTTAGCAGATTCAAGAATGCCAATTGGAAGTTCTCATGATAATACCATACAAGAGTTATGGAACAATGATAAGATGAGATCTCTTAGAAATGCTATGCTTGAAGGAAGAGAGAGTCAAGAGTGTAGAAGATGTTATGAGCAAGAAAGATCAGGTATACAAACACTAAGAATGTCTAGCAATAAAGAGTTTGCTGATCATTGGTGGAAGGTAGAAGAAACAGAAGAAGATGGAAGTGCTGGTATGGTGAATATGGCATATCTTGATATCCGTTTCTCAAACCTATGCAATCTAAGATGCCGTACTTGTGGACCTAACTTCAGTACTAGCTGGTATGATGATCATGTTAAGATGCATGGTGATCCAGGTATACCTCAACTACTTAAAGTTGGTAAAGATATGGATACATTCTTCAAAGAACTTGAACCTATGTTACTTGATGTGGAGAAAGTATACTTTGCAGGCGGTGAAGCAATCATAACAGAAGAACATTATAGAGTATTAGACTATTGGTTGCATCATAAAATGACTGATGTCAAGTTAAGCTACACTACTAACTTTACTAACATGAGATTCAAGAAGAAGACTATCTTTGAATATTGGAATTCATTTGAGACTGTAGAAGTGGCTGCTAGTTTAGATGGTAATCATGAACGAGGTGAATATCTTAGAAAGAATCTAAAGTGGGATAGAGTTGTACAAAATAGAAAAGATATGATGGAACAATGTCCTAATGTTAGCTTTTGGATAACACCTACAGTTAGTATATTTAATGTTTTCAATGTATCTGAGTTTCATAAAGAGTGGGTTGATCTAGGATTGTTAGAACCAGAGAACTTTAGAATCAATCCATTGTTAGATCCTGAGTTTTATAGAACACAATGCCTACCACGAAAATGTAAAAAGATGGTAGAACAAAAGTATCTTGAGTGGATAAAGGAGCTTAGACAATATGGTAGCAGAGTTGATAAAGTCATAAGCGACTATGAAAGTTTGATTCATTTTATGTGGGAAGAAGATAAAACTGAACTGCTGACTGTATTCTTTGATAAGGTAATTCAATTAGATAAGCTCAGAGGTGAATCATTCTTTGACACGTATACTGAGTTTGCCAAGTTGAAAGAGTACTATTTTCACAATGAGTTTTGGAAGAATCGTGGCTGAGACATTTTGCATATATCCATGGACAAATATTCATACAAATACTGATGGTAGATGTAAGCTATGCTGTAACATCTACACAGAAGATTATATAACAATTGATGATAAGTATGCTATTCTAGGTCATCAAGAGTTTGATGAAATATGGCATGGTAAGTATATGACTGATGTTAGAAAGGCAATGTTACAAGGTGAACGTATTGATGCATGCCACAGATGTTATGAGCATGAAGAGAAAGGATTGGAAAGTTCAAGACAATGGGCAAACGCAAACTTCTTCACTGAGAGTTTAGATCCAGTATTTGATCCAAATCTACTTGAACTAAGACTTGGTAATGTATGTAATTTAAAGTGTAGCGGATGCTGGGCTGTAAGTTCTGATCAATTGTATAACGAAAGAAAAAGGATACTTGATAATGAGAAGGTTCCTCAATGGTTACAGAATGTATGGCGACATGAGTTGGATAGTGTTGATCAGTTTGATTATGATTGGTTCAATACACCAATGTTTGACAAATTCATTGATAGAGTGGCGCCTAATCTCAAAAGATTGTATCTTACGGGGGGAGAACCAACGCTCATCCAAAAAAATAGAGAGATCCTAGACAAGTTAGTAGAAGTTGGTAACAATGAATGTTATGTTTGTTGGACTACTAATCTTACTAATTTTCCAGATGAGTTTTATGATAAATTAGAATTCTTTGATGAGTCAGAGATCCAGATGAGTATTGATGGGTATGAAATGACTAACTCATATGTAAGATATCCAACCAATTGGAAATCAGTAGAAAAGAACTTTGCAAAGGCTCAACAGTTAACTGAGAAGTGTATACTAAAAGTATACTTTGTATATCAAGCATGGAATGTATATGATGTAACAAAAGTAATAAGATGGATAGAACGTAATCAAAAACGTAGAGTAGACTTTGTTCCTATCTTTCTTGAAAGCCCAGATTATATTCACAGCTGTGTGTGGCCAGAAGAGATAAGAACAGATGTAGTGAACAAACTACAAGCATTTGATACACAATATGAAGGTGCAATACGTAATATAATAAACTATACAAAAAATACAGATAAGTATAAAGGCGAGCTTATCAATAAAATGAGAACGTATATACACTTCCTTGATAAGTATAGGAAGTATAAATTTGAAGATGTGTTTCCAGATATGGTAAAAGTGATATCTCATGCCCACCCTGACTAAGATTGTACCAGCCAAAGAAAAATGGTTGAGTATTGTTTGGCAAGTAAATGACTTTTGTAACTTTCGTTGCACTTATTGTAATGAAGGAAACTGGGGTGGTAGGTTTAAACATGAGGATGACATTGATAAGATCCTCACAACATTAGACTATATCATAGATCTGTATCAGGATCGTGGTTATCGCTACTTTAAACTGTTTCTAAGCGGTGGTGAGCCTACTCTATGGCCAGGACTCATACCAACCATAGAGCTGTTTAGAGAGCGTGTAGAGTTCCCTGGAAGCTGTGTAGGTGTCAATACAAACTTATCAAGAGGTCTGAAGTGGTGGCAAGAAAACTACACCTTGTTTGATGATATAGTAGCAAGCTATCATGCAGAATTTACAAAGGACGACAGATACTTTGAGAACTATGATTGGTTGTGTACAAGAATAGCATATATGTGTGCCAGAGTGATGATGCACAAAGACAAATGGGACCAATGTATTGCTATGACAGAGAGACTCAAAGAATGTACAAACCACATTATTGATTACGTGCCAGTGTTAGATTCTCTTAGACCAGACACAGAAGAATATCATTATGATGAGGACTATCAGATTGAGTTTTTCAAATCTAATCCAGATGTAAAGACAACCAATTTTACTATATTCAAAGATCCAAATTACGCTTATGCAAACATGATAGTTGATGGTGAAGAGATGCCAATAGAATCAAATATGATAATGCAAAATGGTTGGAACTTCTGGAAGGGTTGGGAATGTAACATACAAGACAGTCTCCACATATATCCAGATGGAAGAATAAGACAAGCTAGCTGTGGTGTAGGACCAATAGTTGGTAATATAGCTGGCAAGTTTGATTCAAGTAATATCAAACCAATAATTTGTCCGAAGCATCACTGTCATTGTGCTGCTGATTTTAATATTGCAAAAGGTCCAATATAATGTATTGTTATTATGCTATGAACGGTTTGAGTATAAACAACTTTGGTAGAGTAAGACCATGTTGTGTGGCAAAAACATTTAAGTCAATATCAGGAGCTCCTGGTGTAATTAACTCTCATGACTTAGACTATATCAATACGTGGCCAATCAAAATGAACAATGGTAAGTTTGGATTCCAACCACAGATTCAAGCAATGAATCATGTTAAAGAACTTCTTAATGATCCTGTGTTGTGTCATCTTAGAGAGAAGCTAAAGAAGAATAGAAGACCTGCAGAATGTGAAAGATGCTTCTATGTTGAGGACCAAGGCGGAGTCTCATATAGAATGGATGCAAACGAAACTCACAAACATCTTATATATGAAGAATCCATCCAAGAAAAAGATGGGATAATGATTGATATGGAGCATATATCATACTTGGATATTACTCTTGGTAATGTGTGCAATTTACAATGCAAGACATGCAATCCATGGAGTAGTCACAACTGGATAGAAGAAGCGCAAGTTATACCTCACCAAGAACACAAACCAGAATACATTCCTTACTTAAAGCAAGGTAGAGAACAGCCTTGGTTTGTAAAAGCATTCAGAGAAAGATTCTTTGATCCTATACTTGGTCAGATAAGAACAATCAACTTTCTTGGTGGAGAGCCACTAGTTGTTAAAGAACACTATGAGTGGTTGAAGCATATCATAAACAAAGGATGGGCAAAGAATAAGACACTACAATATACATCAAATGGAACTACAATACCTAACGCATTGATTGATTTGTGGTCACATTTTGAGCATGTAAATCTTGGTATAAGTATTGACGCCATAGGTGATAAAGCATACTATATAAGGCATCCTAGTAAATGGTCAGTGATTGAGAAAAACTTCGACAAACTAAGACAAAGGTGTAAAGAGGTTAAGCATATCAATGTGCAGTTGCATACAACGGTAAGTATGCTTAACATCTTAGACATCGGCGAAGTGTATGAGTTTTCGAGGAATCAATATCAGAAATTTCACTATTTCGATGGAGAAGCCAGGACTCCTCACGGTTATATTAACATACTTCCTCATATCAACATTGTTGACTTCCCTAGGTATTACCATATCCGCCATCTACCTACTGAGTTGAAACACCAAGCAGTTAAACAAATAAAGTTGACTTATGATCGAGTTAAAGGTACAATAGAAAATCATTGGGAACAAAGTAATCTCATCAATCTAAATAACTTAGCAGAAATTATTATGGAAGATCGTGATCCTCATATGTGGGATCAATTCTTAGATGTGCAAAGAGCGTCAGATAAATTTAGAAAATTAAAAGGAAGCGATTACCTACCATGGATGAGTCAATATGTCTGAAGAAGTAGAATGGAGTCACATAACCGAAGCTAACAAGTCTACTTGGCCAAATTGGGATGATTATAATGGAGTGTTTATATCTCTTGGTTGCAGTCACACAGCCGGAAGTGAGATTGATAGTATGGGTGATAATGACGAACAGAGACAAAAATCTTATGGTGCTAAACTAGCAGAGAAGTTTGGTTACCAGCATTTGAACTATGCACAGTGTGGTGGTAGTAATCATAGAATATTTGATCAGTTCTGTGCAATCATGGCCGACATAGAATCTGGATATGGTTACTATGCTCCTGTAAGAGAAGACTTCAACTATTTCTTTCTAATAGGATGGACTAGTTTGAATAGACTTGATCTGAGATACAAACAAGAAGACGATAATGAGTGGAAACAAGCTGGTCATTATGGTGACCGAGCTGATAACAAATATATTCCAGCTACTGTTGGTACTAATCCACTTATGATTAAAGATAAAGAGATACGTAAGGCATTTGATATGGCTTATATCTATGCAGATGATGTGATTGCTGCTAATAGACTAGCATCTTATATCTTTGCAATACAAAATATCATGATATCGTCTCCATATAAATACTATATGTTCAATGCGATTGAAAACTTTTACGATACACATACATCTCGTAAAGACCTTAATCAATCGTACAATCCAATTAGGTTTCCCCCATTTGTAGGAAACCAAAAGATTTATCAGAATATTGATACAAGGTTTTACTACAAGCCCATGGACAAACATTTCAACTATTATAGATGGTGCACTGAGGTTAAAGGTCATTCACCAAAAAGCCAAACATATTGGCATCTTGGAGAACAAGCTCATATAGATTGGGCAGAACATATTTACCCGGAGATAATTAATGCTTATCCAGATTTGGCATAGTTTTATTGATTGGATAACATATCCATACATAAGATACAAAAGAAGAAAAAGACTTGCAGAGATCCGTAAACACGATCCATTTATCTATGAGGAATGAGTGATGGCACTATATACTATCTACACCAGAGATCTATGTGGCTTTTGTGATGCAGCAAAGGCACTTATGGATTCATTGAATCTTCCATACGAAGAATTTAATCTTGAATCACATCCACACCACAGAGATGAGTTACTTTCAAAGGTACCTCCTGGAACTACTACTGTTCCACAAATATTTGTCGGTGACCTACACATTGGTGGCTTTGATGACTTCAAAGTATATGTAGAGGAATCAGTACAAAGCGGAAGATAATTTATTATGGTAAAATTGACAATAATGGACAGTGGTCCAGAAAAAAATGAGTTGAATAAAAATGCTTGGGGTGGTACTGAGCTTATGCAAAATAGATTGTATAAGGAGATGCCAAAAGATCTGATTGATCAATTCCAAATTATTTGTTCTAGACCTCGTAAGTTAAAAGAAGATAAGAAGAGGATACTTTGGTGTCATGATCTTGCACAAGATCCTGAGGTAGAACATTTAAAAGATGGTGGTCATGAGAAGTATGACAAACTTGTGTTTGTATCTCATTGGCAATTTCAAGACTACATGTATCATCTTGGTATACCTCATTCATCAGGTTATGTTCTTCAAAATGCTATTGATCCAATAGATGAACATGAAAAACCAACAGATGAGATCAACCTCGTATACTTTTCAACACCACATAGAGGGTTGGATATATTGGTTCCTGTATTTGAGGAGATGAGAAACAATCACTTTCAGAGTATAAAGAAACCAGTTAACCTACATGTATACTCTAGTTTCAAATTGTATGGGTGGCCCGAGAGGGACAAAGAACACAAAGCTCTTATTGATAAGTGTAAGAACACTGAAGGTATTCATTATCATGGAGCTGTACCAAATGCAGAGATGAGAGAAAACTTGAAGAAGATGCATATCCTTGCATACCCATGTGTATGGCCTGAGACAAGCTGTATGGTTCTTATGGAAGCTATGTCAGCAAAGTTATTGTGTGTTCATAGTTCATTTGCTGGGTTACCAGAGACAGCTGCTAACTGGACTATGATGTATCCAGTACATGAAGTAGCTAATGATCATGCTCAGATCTTTGCACAGAATTTGTTTAACGCAGTATCATTAGTAGATGACAGTGCATTACAAGATAGGTTACATATGCAGAAACAATATACTGATGCATTCTACAATTGGGATGTAAGAGCTATGCAGTGGAAAATATTTTTGGAAGGCTTAGCAAATGGGGGTTGATATGTCACCAGAAGAATTTATGGAAATGAAAAAAATAGAGTCCGGTGCCAATATATTATGGGATAGGATATCAGACCAAGGTAGATATAATGTATATAAGGTTGTATCAGAACTTCAAGAACTATTAGATACCATAGATGATGAGTTTGCTGTAACAAAGAAACAAAGAGAGTATTTAAGAAGAGTGAGGTTATCCTGTGACAAAGTATTCGGTTCCAACTAGCGAAAAACTAACACCAGACAATCAAGAAGAGTTCAGAGAGTTCTTAATTCAACAAAGAGAGTTAGGAATGGCTGATCGTAATGCTGATTGGTTTGACTATCTACTTGATAAAGATTTCTGGAAAACATATCCTATGTGGACATTCTCAAAGATAGATGGTGAGATATGGTGTTGTGCAGCTGTACAAAAGCATAACTTTCCTGTTGGTATCTATAGAGTAATGTCAAGACTTTATGTAGCACCTAAGTTCCGTAAGAGGACCAGTGAGCTACTTGGACCGGTTCAGAGAGGCGTATACAAGGCTGATTGGCCGGCTAAATCAGCTTATCTGTTTCCTATGCAAAGAAAAATGGCATCATCTGGTAGAAACTCAATGATCATGACAATGGAACATGTCCAGAGAATCAGACCATTGAATGTTATATGTAAGTTTTTCAATAAGCAATATGATACTAGCTTCAAGGTAGTCAAGGATAAAATGTTTAAGACATTCCCAGATGAGAACAATTGGAAAGCATGGCAAGTACTTGCGTGGGAAGGGAATCATACCCCACCCATTGAAAATATTAGTGTAGATGAATGGAAAGAAAGATTTCCTGAAGCTACTCTTTCAATTTCCAAGTAGTGGCAGTTACTTTATTACCAAATACAATAACACAAGCAGTAGTACCTCCTCTAGCTGGAGCTAACTCTACAGCATGGACTACGTTTAGTACCGTATTATAGTATATTACACCTATTGTATTGTGTAATGGATCTTCATACTTAAAGATAACCTGTTCGTTCTTGTCATCATTAAACTTTTTAAACATTGCATTAGTATTCATACATGCTGCTGGTTTACTGCTCATGTATGCACCATCTGCTTGAGCTAAGGCTGCCGTACTAACAAATAGCGAGATCAGTACACCAACTAAAATTTTATACACTGTATTTCTCCTTATAAAGAGATCTATATTGTTGGAAGAGATTGATATAATCATCTCTCTTTTCAATAAATAATTGAGGTTCATCTTGTTCTACAGCTATCACAGTTACTATTCTTGAGATAGGTATTTTTGTCCGTTCTTCAAACATAACTGCATATGCTGCTTCTTGCATAAAGTAATTGTGAATCCAAGACCGCTGCTTTCTTTTGTTTGCTGTCTTGAAGTCAATGATTGCAGGCTTACCTTTGAATGTACCAATACAATCAACACGACCTGCAGTCTCAAGGTAGTCACTATACAATGGACATTCTATTGCATAGACGTTCTCTAAGTATGTATCTAATATAGGCTTGATCTGTTTGAACATAAACAGATTAACTGGTAACACATTCTCAAAGTCTAGTTCTTTATTGTTAACATAATCTTCAACCAACTTATGCACCTTAGTACCTCGTGATGAGGCCTTTGATGATATTTTATTGGCTTGTTCGTTACCAACTCTCTTACGCCACTTCTTGATACTATCAATGGTAGCTAGACTACACACAGTAGTTACAGAAGGATACTTATTACCTTCTGGTGTAAGATAGAATCTTTTCTTATCTTCTGTAATAGTTTCAAGCTCATCAAATTCAACTAATGTGTGTTTAAACATACCCAAGGTTGCTCTTCTCAATAATATACTCCCGGACTATACCGGATCTCACTATGTCGTCCACTCCAAATTCAAAACTTGTAAACGACTCAATGTTATTTAGTATCTTTTGAAACTGCTTCAAACCATTTTTATCTTGCTCAAGAGTTAAGTCCGTTTGTCTGTAATCACCACAAAATATAATCCTACAGTTCTCACCTACTCTGGTTATAAGACTATCAAGTTCGTGGAAGTTCATGTTGTTCATTTCATCTACAACAATAACACAGTTGCGAAATGTAGTACCTCTGACAAAACTTGTTGTGATAAACTCTACCATATTCTTGTTGGATAGTATATCATATGCATCACCACGTCCATATAACTCACTGGCTATCTGCCTATATGGCTCTGAATAAACCGCAGATTTCTGCTGCCAATTGCCAGGCAAAAACCCCATGTCTCTTGTGGGAACTACCGATCTAACAATGTATACTTTCTGAGGTCCATCACCAAGAGGGTTATTCTGTATCTCATTCAATGCAAGATACATTGAAAGAAAAGTCTTACCTGTACCTGCCATACCATGTAACACTAAGTGGTTACCAGACTCATATGCATCCAAGACCTGTTCTTGAGTATCAGTTAGATCAAAGGCACTTTCAATATCAATAAGATTGAACTTACCTTGTCGGACTTCATTGTGTTCATCCAACAGCCCATCTTGACGTAGCATACGCTTCTGACGCTTAGTTAATCTACGAGCCATATCAAATATCAATCGTATTACCGGCGCCAGATCCTTTTTTAACAGTCTTCAGAAGGTCTTTCCACCCTGAGTCTGTTTTGAAGCCTCCAACACCACCAATAATGTTAGGAGCTGTTATTACTTTTCTTAGATGGGGATGTTGTACTAATAACTCTTGGAGCTCAGTATACTTCACATTTACATCATATGTTTTGTTTGTCTTGGTGTCTTCGATAGTATAAGTTGGCACTAGATTTCGTCTTCCATATCCATTATATATTGCACATCTTTTGTACGAAGAGCTGCATTTACTTTGTTTTTATTTTTACGAGCATTGATAGCTTTTTTGAACTTGAGAGATTTTTTCTCATCTCCTTCATCATATTCATAAGGGGATGACTTGTGGACGGGACTCATGTTAGCCTCCTATTTTGTTTGGATCTGGGGGAAAGCCTTTTCTACCACACCAGTGGATACACCTTTAATTGCTCCACTTTTCATTTCTAAAACTAACTTAGCATCCTTGGGGGCTATTGTTTCAAGGAGCTGTATAAACACTACCTCTCTTTTTGCTGGTTTGATATTTTCCAATACATTACCATCAACTGAAATGAAGTACTTCATCATTCTCATCTTGCCTATAAGGGCACCTTCTAGATCTGTACCTTCACCATCTTCATTCACACCTTCAGCTGGTTTATATGGAGGCTCACCTTCTGGGAGCAACCATTTGATACCTGGATTGTATGTCAGTTGTAGTAAGTCAATTAGTGCTGTAGATTCATTATTTTGTAGAATCTCAGACTTTATTTTAACGTTTTTAGATTTCCTAACTTCGTCAATTATCTCATACAGAGCTTTAGTATAAGCCATTAAAAATCACCTATGTTTTCTATTAATCCTTTAAGTTTCTTGTTGAGGAAATACGTATAGAGTTGATCACGTTTTGGTTCAAATTCCTCATTATATTGCTTCTTCACTTCATCTTTAATATAGTCTGGAATAAGAGACAAGTCAACGAGTCGTCTATTCCTATTCCAATTAGTTATGTGATCTGTATGATAGTTCTCTATTTCTTCAATATTTCTCATATCAACAAAAGTATTTAGTACTTTAGAACGCAATGGCTTTTGTCTGCCATTGATAAAGCAATCATCTTTAGATAAGATGTTTGGTATACCATCACCTCGGTCACCCTTGGCAATGTGTTCAATTAAATACTTCTCAGGATTGTCATGCTTGATCCAACGCTTACGTACTGGGTCATACTGACTTACATTACTGTATTTGTGAAGCTGTATAAAGTCTTTATCACCAGACATTATCAATACTGGCTTAGAGTGACCATTCATTAGATGAGAACCCTCAATGTCATGAATGATAGTAGCTATGAGATCATCTGCCTCAGCAGACTCAACTTGTATAACTTTATATGGAAAGTACTCTCTTATCTCTTCTCTGATAGCATTCAAACACGAGAACAGATTACTCCAATCAAGATCAGATTCATTTCTTGCTTTCTTACGATTGGCTTTGTAATATGGATATAGCTTTTTACGCCAGAAGTTCTTATCATCACAGCATATTACTAACTCACCATATTGTTCTGTAAATTTGTTTCTGTATCCTCTGAGAGAATTCAGGACCATATGTCTAACTAGGTCTTCATTAAGTTCAACGTTATGGTGACTTCCTATCTGTGCCATCAAATTAGAAATCATCACTTGGTTCATATCAACTAAAATCATAACTATTCCTTTGTGTTAGCCATCCTCTTCATCAAAATCTTCAAAGCTGATATCGGCATCTTTTAAGTTAATGATGTTTTGAGCAAACTCTTGTAGAGGATGTTTTTGCTCAAGAGATCTGCACATTGCAGACTTAATAGCTTCACTGATTAATACAAGATCATATTTTATATCAGTGCTGCTTCGAAGGTCAAACCCATGCGTTTCCAGTGATCTGAATACATCAAAAGCAAAGTCAGTAGCATGATCTTGTATGAACTTCTGTCTTATAGCTTCCGCATGAGCTTTGAGTTCAGCTTCATTTTGCGGAGGACGTAAACCAACTTTGTGTGTGGGAAATGCAATTACATTCGACATATATAGCCCTCTAACATTGTTTACTTGTTATTTAGGCTTCTTTCGTGCCTTGGTTTTTCTCTTTACTTTTGTTTTTGTTTTAGGCTTTACGTCATCAAACTCAGGTATACCATAGTATTCATCATTCATTTCTTGTGTCCAGAGACCAATATCTTGATACCATGTACCTACTTGACGTTTGACCATACCAATAAATGGATCGGCAGGATGCCAATGATAAGCATTGACTCTTACAATACTATTGATTCTGCCTTCCATATTCTCACCCCACCTAAAGTCCAACCACACTCCAGTACGGAGATATGATTGCATATTATGGACATAGGTTTCGAGAATGTTAACCTCATTGTTTAGCTCTCTGTTCTTTTCATTGAGCTTGAGGCTTGCTTTTGCAGCCGCTAGTCTTTCTTGATTAGATCTGATCCACTTTCTCACAGTAGTGACATTTACTGGATCTTTATCATCTCTGCTTACAGAGTGATGTACAGACTTATGCTCAGAAGGACCTTTAGCTGCTCTAGCTTTAGCTAAACGCTCAGCACGTTCAGCTTTCTGTTCAGGAGTTAGTGGCTTCCTGATCTTGCGTATCTTCTTCTTGGGTGCCCCATCCTTCGGCAATGCTCGTGTCGATCTCTTTGCTAGTCGCATCTTCATCTCGCTTTAAGTGTTGTGTCCATTGGAAGAAGTCCATCTTGGCTTCTTCAGGGGTCATGTCAAATCTATGTTCTAAGTGCCTAGGCGCTTCAAACATATTTACCTTCCCGGATGCTCTTAACTCATCCAGGAAGACAAATACTTCATTTCTTGATACCATTATGTACTCCTAAGTGAAAGGGAATGTTACAATATTTATAACACCTTCCATAGCATATTGAGCCAAATCAACTGTGGTACCTATAATACCATATGCTGCCATAAATGCCAAAGGAAGCGCAAAGAACACTCCACCTACTACTAATACAGTTTCCATTATTTCATACTCCATTTTCCGTTTTCATAACACATTGCACCCTCAGTATCAGGAATAGACCTGCAAAACTTTTCATCAAAGTTTAGTTGTAATCCATTCTTTCTGATATCCTCAAAGCGCGCTTGCTGATGTTGTCTAGTCTTATAAAGATCAATCAATTCCGTCTTATTGACAACGGTCTTACATGATATCATTTTACAAAAGATAGATCCACCAACTACACTAGCTGCAATAGAGAGCGGCTCAACAGCTTGAGCCGGACTTACTGCAATACTACTGGCCAGTATAAGACTTAATGACAGCTTGTTGTTCATCATTCTTCTCCTTCTTGGATGCAGCAACATTCTTATCTAACTCTTTAAATGCAGTGTTAGATCGGATCTTAGCCATCAACATCCTATCTTTCTTGAGACGATTCATGAGAACTTTACTAGCTTCCTCATCGTTATACTTCAGTAGTACATAAGCTCGGAACTGATTACCAGCAGACTGTACAACATTCTCAACTAAGCTGTAGCCAGAGACATCAGTATCAGCAACTAGATTCTTAGTCACTCTTTCGAGCTCATTTATCACAGAGGTGTCTACAGCTGTAGAACCAACCTTAGCAATAAAGTTTTTAGTCTGAGATCTCAACTGACTCTGAAACCTATCAGCCAGAGTAGTCTTAGCCATTAGTATAGCCATATCAACAGACAATTGTAGATCTGGTGTAGCAGAAGTACCTACAGCATATATACTATCTTCAGACTTAGGCATTTTCAGATACCAATCAGGGATCTTATCAACCTGTTCCTTATTAGCTTTCACATTATATGCATACAGAGCTTTAGCTCCATAAGGCGGTGTATCTTCCAAACTAGATATGTTTGTAGATCCACAAGCAGTTAAGCCTAACAGACCCAACCCAGTTACACCAATCTTAATCGACCTATTCATTATGAACTCCCTTCACGCAGGCCTTTGAAAAATCCTCTAAAGAACGCCTTAGTGTTCCATCGAGGTACTCGCTTACCTTTATAGTCTATCAAAAGCGGATCTTTGTCAACAGGTCCTAATAATACTACTTTCTGTACTGGTTCTACAGGAGCAGCCTTAGGTACCTTAGCAACTACAACAGGCTTTTGACGTTCTTCAATGTAGTCGAGTCTATTTTGGACTTCTCGCAATGTTGATTCTAACTTTCTTGTTCTTTCAAGAGCATTAGCATCAAAGCCACAGTCCGCAGTAATCTTGCTAGTGAGAATCTCCTTACCATTCTTATCTGTTGTGACAGTGGTAGTTTTTCTCACATTACAAGGATCAGGTCCAGCAGCCATTGCTTCAGTGCTCATCAGAGCAACTGAAGCGGCTACTAGAACAATTTTAGGAAGCATATTCAAGAGCTTTCTCTAAAGCACGAGTCTTTAGCTGCTTGTTAGATCCGTAGAAGTTAGAGATCAAACGAGACTCTTGAGACTTACCGATCTCATGATCGACTAAGTAAGTAGCAGCATTAAGAGCCTGCCACCATGTACCTTTAGCATATTCTGCTCCAGGCTGTGTCTCAAGTACTTCAAAAGCTCTCAAAGCATTCTTAGAAGACTTCTTATCTTCTGTCTTCTTAGAGTAGCCAGGAAACACTTCATCGAAGTAGTCTGCTACAATTTCATCCTTGTAAGACCTAGTGCCTAAGAACTGAGCCATTGATTTGAAGGATTCCATTTTATCAGCAGCTAGACCAAGAAGTTCTTTAGCTAGATCAGCATCAAAAGCACGACGATGATTGAATCGAACCTTATTCTTAGAAGGACCTTGTAGTGCAACATTTATAGTATTGTTACATACAACCCTAGTAAGAGTTTGTTGGATATCAATTCCACGACCATAAATGTGTGGGTTAGAGAAAAGTAGATATCCTTCGATGGAATCACCACCGAACAACTCAAAGGTATCAGTCATCTTAGCCAAAGCCCAGACCCACTGTCCACCTTTCAATGAACCAGCAGTTTCCATTCTCATGGCTCCAACTTCACAGAACTCATTAAAGAACTCGAAAGCCTCAGAATTCTGTACTGGATTCCAATCACCAGTGATAATTGTAAGAGGCTTAGCATCAGTCTCACGAATCAGCATCTTATGACCTGACTCAATTCGATTGCCATTGAACTCTGCATACACAGGACGCTCAATAACATCCCAATCAAGACCAGCAGCTTTTTGAAATTCTGCAGGACTAAGATTCTCTTCAACCTTAACACCTAGACCATGCCATGGAACTTCTCCAGTGTAGGCCATTTGTGCTTCGCCATTTACTACTTCTAAATTATGTGACATTTAAGTCTCCTATCTGTGTTTTCATTCTCTTATTATACACGTTATTCACTTTCGGTCAACAGCTAAATCTACTCCCTCCATTCTTTTTCAAAAACTTCAAGAAGAGCAGCATTGCACTCCTTACCATAATCGGTAAAGAGAACACCGTGCTCCCAGAAGAAGTGATCGATGTCTTGTGAATGGTCGATTTGACGACCATCCTGAATCAACCACCTAAGAGCGGTGATCTCATCACCAGCACCATTCTCAATGGTGCGAGCAATAAGCCGCTTGAACTCAACAAGCTGCTGAGCTTCATGGTCAGCAGCAGCTTGGTCTGCCTCTTCCATCTCAGCAATGAGACCGTCCCAGATGGCTTGCTTGCCATCATTGTCGGCATTGTCCCACTTATCGCAGAACCAGTTACCAGGACGAGGACGAAATCCTCGTGCTTCTTTGTGAAGGTCTGAAATAATGGTCTCATCAAATGTATATGTCATATCTGCTCTCCTCATTATTAATATAGTATACTACCGATTATCAAAAAGGTCAACACTAAAAAACAATTATTTTAAAAAAAAGTTTTTGAAAAAAGTTGTTGACCCTGTTTCAATTATGATGTATACTAAGGTATGAGAGGAAATCAAATGAAATATAACTTCGAAGATCACCATGAAATTCCACACACATTAGCTAGTTACATTGTAATGTGTGCGGATGCGCATTCAGTTCATCAGATTCCACTAGATGAAATAAATGAGTTCTTAAACGAGATGGAGGAGCATTTCTATGAGTAAACGACCTTTAGAGTTCAAAATTGACGTTCTTGCAATGTATGAGAACAACTATATCACAGCAAAGCAGGCTTTCAGGATTGCTTGTAAAAAGTTCAATCAGAAGCCTTCTGGATGCATGACTAAATACGCTGGAAGCTATATTAGAGACTACCAGAACGAGATCAAAGCTAAATTGTTCGATAAAGATGGCCGAACAATGCTGCTATGTAAAGAGAATGGATTGTATGGGTTTTAAGTTTTACAAAAAAGATATCCCAGACTGTGATACAGTTGACTCTTTCATCAGACGAGAAACTGATATTGAAGAAAGAGTCAACCACGTAAAAAGAGCCTGGGCATGGCCACATAAGATATACAGACTGGAAATGAATCTTCCAGTCAGTAACTTACAGACTGCTGTTGAAGCAGCTTTTGGTATGTATGGGTGGCATGGATTCTTGATAGCAAACTTTGGTGAAGGATACGGAGCATCAGATCTCCGTAGCCAAAGACTTGGTGGATTATCTATTACATACAACCCAGATTTCAAACAATCAGATATCAATATAAACTGTCAGACACTAGGTAACAGGAAGTTCAATCTTCCACCAGAGATGTATGCTGGTAAAAGAGGCAATGAGATATTTGAACAAGTCAATATAAAAGACTTGCGTGTTGAGTTCTTTGACAAAGTAAACAATCACGGAGCTGGTGAAGCCTGGGACTTTTTATACAGTAAAGATATAATCACACATGAGGTGTGGTCAAAAGAGAGACCTTATTATCATCAATGGAAGTATAATCCAGCCGCAAAGAACCAAACCGGTAAGAACACCTATAGCGATGCTCTCGGATTTAATAGATTGACACCGGCTTGTGAATCTGGCTACCTTGGGGAAGTGTTCAGTCAGATACCTAGAACAATAGTTCGCGGTCGTATTGTGGAGATGAAGTCTGGTGATTTGCATTGGCATCGTGACGAATCCTTCTATATGAACTTTCGTATTAACATTCCTTTGTACTTGGATAAAACAGCATACATAGCAACTGAAGATGAACAAATGCTTATGCATCCTGGCTATATGTATCATTTTGATACGGGACAACCGCATGCTGTTATAAGAAAAAAAGGTAAAATAACCAAAAGAATTAACATTATTTTGGGTGTCAGTCCTTGGTTTGATTGGAATGATGAAGACCAATCTTGGGAACAGAATGAGTTCTATGGAAAGATACATCCAGTAGAAATGTTTCATGAAGGATTGCTTGTTGACTTTGTATGATATGTAATGTATAAATATAACGTAATGTTGAAGAGGAGCAAAAGCTATGCAGGACCAGGGTGCAAATCCCTGCACCTCCACCAAAAGTTCATCATGGTGAATTTCTGGGGGGTGTGTTAGGATCGACTGGTAGTAAATAGCAAATTGGAGTTACGAGGTTGATCGCTTAATAGATCAAAAAAGTAAATGCTAACGATAATGTAGCATCTGATAATTTTGCTCTTGCAGCATAATTGATCGGGGTCCGGAGGTACCTGGCAACAGAAACCTCCACTTAATTAGGAGGAGAGATATGGTAGCAAGTCCAATAGAACTAACAGACAGCGCTAAAAATTATCTTCAAGACGCAGCTATAAATAGTGGCAAACAGTATGTCTGGTTTGGTGTAGAAGGTGGAGGATGTAGTGGATTTCAATACGCTTGGAAGTTTATTGATGATCCAGATCCTTCAGATTATAAAATGAATATTGGTAATGATCCATCTGACATGAGAGAACTGTTCTTTGTAATTGATGTAGTTAGTGAGATGCATGTACTTGGTTCAACAATTGATTATGTTCAAGAACTTGGTGGTTCATTTCTCAAAGTTATTAATCCTTTGGCAACAGCAGGTTGTGGATGTGGAGAGAGCTTTAGTGTATGATAACAATTAATTGGAAGGGCAAGATAGGTTATGGTGACATAATCTCGCCTCTTTGTTATGCTCATAATATGGCACAAAAGAACTGTGATGACGTCACCTTACATATGCACTGGATGCACAAACGAGGTGAGAAGTTTAAACCAGAAGATGCAGATACATTAGACGTTAAGTTTAAATATTTGTGGTCTATATGTAAACCTATAAACTATCATCAAGTTCATCTTAAACAATCATTTGGTAAAGAGATAAACTATAACCATGACAATTATGATGATGAATCAAATTTTCATAATCTGTGGTGGTCAAGAATAAAGAATCTCTCTATCAATAAACCATATGTTGTACTTAATACTACAGCATCACACAAACAACAGTTCGAAGAATATGATCCGGGGAAACAATGGAAGGATCCAGTTGGACTAGACAAATGGAGACAAATTGAAAACCTTATTCAAACAAAGTGGGGCATGGATGTGGTCCATTGTGACTACACCGATGCCATTGCGGATGCGGTTGATAAATATAAGAAGGCATTTTTGGCTGTAGGTTATCACGGATCTACTGCATGGGTGGCAAGGTATGTCAGAACACCTATGCTATTGTATTCAACAAAGAAGATTACTAAGAAGGCGTTTCCTTGGGCACTGGTAAAGTCCAAGTATGAGCACGGTGACTTCGAGTCTATAAACCCTTATGAAATAAGAGAGAAGGGTATAGAACGGATAAGAGAATTGGAGAAACAACTTGAAATATACCTCAACACTCCCAATATTCATAGGTTACGAGGAAAGAGAACATGATGCATACGAGGTATGTAGGTTCTCAATAGAATATCAAAACCGACGAAGAAAAGAAACAGGAACTTGGGCATGGGATGATCATCCAGATATTATCCAGCTAAGATCAAAAAGCATACCTGAATACAATCGTAATCATGGTGAACCTCAATCCACCGACTTCACATTTACTAGATTCTGGGTTCCATATATGTGTGACTTCACGGGATTTAGTATGTTTGTTGATTGTGACTTCTTATTCTTATCATCACCATATGAACTTATCAATGAGATTGATACAAGTAAAGCTGTCAGTGTAGTACAACATCCAGAGTATATTCCTCTTGGTGATATCAAGATGGATGGTATTGCTCAGCATAGATCGTTCAGAAAGAACTGGGCTTCATTAATGATTTTCAACAACGAACATCCAAAGAATCAAATACTGAAACCTGACTATCTTAATGATCATTTACCAGGTTTAGACTTTCATCATCTTAAATGGTTAGATGATGATGACATTGGTTCACTACCTATGGAGTGGAATTGTTTAGATCAATACTATCATTTGGCTGATCCAAAAGCAATACATTATACAGAAGGTGGTCCTTGGTTTATCGATATGGAAGCAGAGAAGACACATCCGTTTCACAATACGAGATACGGACAAGAATGGGTAAAATATAAAGATAGGTTTGATCAAAATGATATATCTCATCACACCACAGACGTATAATGATGGATGAATCTGATGAGTGGTTTGATGATGTATCGTGGAACTTTAATGATACAAATGACATCACAATATCACTAACATATTATGGTCAAGTAGATAAGTTAATACACCACTGTGAGTTCTTTTCTGGTATGACTGACTGGTTAAAGAACCACATTACAGTACAGTTTATTAATGATGCTGCTCCAGATCAAGGTATATTTGAAGACATATGTCATGCTTATAAAAACAGATTCAAACTGAAATCTTACACTATAAAACAAGATATTGGATTCAATAATCATGGTTGTAGGAATCTTGCAATGCTACAATCTGAGACTCATTGGAACTGGTTGATTGATATAGACGTGTTCTTTAATGAAGAATTGCTACAAGCAATGACAAGTACTCACCTAGAGAACAATCAATTTTATGTGTTCAAAGTACGGTTTGACCACTATGATAACCCAGAAGACTATGAGTTATTTGATGAGAAAAAGCTATTGAAATGGGTTGCACACCCTAATGTTTGGCTGATAAACAAGCCATGTTTCTGGTCTACTGGTGGATATGATATGGAATTTGCTGGTATGAGACATGGTGATAAAGAGTTTTTTGAGGCTATTGATAAGAAAAAATACGAACATTTTCTCTTCCATCCATACCTTGAAGAGGAGTATGATATCCATGTACAGATGCCAAATAGGACAAAGTCTTATTTGAACCAGATAACTGAGCATGTAGGTTATTTACAAAAATGTGTTGACTTTGTCAAGAAAAGGAACGATAATAAAGAACGTAAGCACAAGAAGCGCTTACTTTGTTTTGATTGGCAAAGGAATGTATAATGTTGAAGAGAGTGACAATCGTGACTGCATTAGGTGTTACTTTGTGGTCTGGAGCATTAGTATCAGCTAGTGAGCCGATTACAGATGCAGAACACAAAGAACGATTCTGTATGGCAGAGGCTTTGTTCTTTGAAACTGGCAACCAGCCTATGATAGGAATATTAGGTGCTGCTGAAGTTATATTGAATAGAGTTAAGAGTGAGAAATGGCCTAACACTGTATGCGGAGTTGTACATCAAGGTCCAATTAATAAGTGGTGGAAGAAACGAGGTAAGATAGTTCCTGTCAAATGGAAGTGTCAGTTCACATATTATTGTGATGGCAAAAGTGATGATGTATCTAATATTGTTGGTACTAAGACTTGGGCTAAAGTTATCAAAGCTGTAAACTTTATTTACAGTCAGTTTGGAAAGTTACAACGTGATGGTATATCAATTACTAATGGTGCCACTCACTATCATACAACACAAGTTAATCCAAGATGGGGACAACTATTGGAACATACAATTACAATTCAAGATCATAAGTTTTTTCGATGATAGAGTTAAAGATAAATACTCCATCTCAGTTCGCTATGGAAATTGAAAAGATAGTCAAAGAAAAATCTATTGAGTATCTTGATGCTGTAATGTACTACGTTGAGAAGAATGGTATAGAGGTTGAGACTGCTGCTTCGTTAATAAAGAGTAGTCAAATTCTAAAAGCTAAGATTGCAACAGAAGCTGAAGACCTTCGGCTTCTAAAAACAAAAGGAGCTCGCTTACCATTATGAATGCTCATGAAACATATCAGAAATATATGGCATTGAAAAGACACTTCACGTCAGATTATGATATTTTCAAGTACAATGGCAAAGTAAAAAATACAGAACACTCTAGGTTTGAAGTTAGAAGAGACAAGATGTTCTTTCATAAGTTATCTAAGTTAAAGAACCCAGATGACTTTATGTTAGCTAATATGTTGCAGAACATTAACTTCTGGCCTGGTGATATAAACAATATGGAGACTCATGCTGTCTATGCTAACTGGCAAAAGAGACAACAGAGTATGTCATATATGTTCAAACAAGACCTCATGAAGTTGAAAGATTCATATGATGAGAATATTTTAACTAAGGGTGATACACATCCTTATCTAATGAGGTTAGTTATTAGAGAAGATGTTGGCGTCGAGACTATGATAGTTATGAATGAACTAACACCCTTCTTTGATTACTGGACCAAAAAACTTGGTCTGGATATGGTCTGGCAAGACCTACAGAAGAAAGCTGAGAAATATAAGCCTTTCTTTATAAATACTGTTGACTTATCTAAGTATAAGTCGTATATTATGGAACGCTTTGAATAAAACGTATACATCGCATATATCGCACATAAGGAGAAACATATGTCGCTTGCACAATGGAAGAAGAAGAACTCTACGTCTAATATAGATAAATTGACTGAAGAGTTAAGTAAACTCACTGATAAAGGTCCACGTCGTGATGACGATGGGTTCTGGAAACCTGAAGTTGATAAGTCTGGTAATGGCTCTGCTATTATTAGGTTCTTACCATCTCCAGATTCAGATGTACCTTTTGTACGTATCTGGGATCATGGATTCCAAGGTCCTGGTGGATGGTTTATTGAGAAATCACTAACCACTATCAATCAAGCCTGTCCTATTTCTGAGTATAACTCTATGCTGTGGAACTCTGGAACAGAAGCTGATAAGACGTTTGTTCGTACTAAGACTAAACGTCGACTATCCTTTATCTCTAATATAGTTGTGATTAAGGATCCTTCACGACCTGAGAATGAAGGGCAAGTATTCTTGTATAAGTTTGGCAAGAAAATCTTTGATAAGATCAATGATGCTGCTATGCCTGAGTTTGATGATGAGGAAAAGGTTGATGCATTCTCTCTTGGAGAAGGTGCTAACTTTAGACTCAAGATTCGTAATGTAGAAGGATATCGTAACTATGATAAGTCTGAGTTTGATTCACCTTCTGAAATTCCAGAAGACGACTTAGAAGGTATCTACAATCAATTGAAGCCTTTACAAGAACTTGTAGATCCTAAGAACTTTAAGTCTTACGATGAACTTAAAACAAAGCTCTATAGAGTTCTTGCTTTAGGTGGTGGTGAGACTGCTAATACAATAACTGCTGATGAGTTGTCTGAAGTTAAACAGGCTCCTGCACCAGCAGCAGCACCATCACAACCAGCTGCTGCGTCAGCTCCATGGGATGAACAATCCAATGATGATGACGACGATGGTCTATCTTTCTTTAAGAAGCTGGCAGACGAATAGTCAACTGATGGTATGGGGCTTATAGTCCCATACCATAGGCTATCTTAGCGCCTATTTTAGGCATATCCCCATCAGTCTTAACGACGACTACTGGGGTTGATGTGCCTCCTCCACCACCTTCTTGATTGATTGTGGTGTCACCATCTCTGTTGATTGTAACATTGTTACCACCAGCGGCTGCTTGTTGTATTGCAGCTTGATTAACCATTGCAGCCTTTTGTGTTGGAGTAGCTGCTGCTAATCTTTGCGCAGCTGGACCAGGAGATGATACTGATGGAATGGAACCTTCAAGAGCCTCAGGACTCATTGAAGTGCTCATTGCAGCAGGGTCACCCATATCTGAAGTACCACCACCAGCACTCATTGTAGTAGGTTTAGGCTGATTGTAACTTCCTGAAACACCAAGACCTCTTCTTTGTCTTGCACCTCCAGGCAAATCTCTATTTCTTCTACGTGATGGTGTTGGTTTTGCCGGTGCGCCAGATTGTTCTGATGATGTATCACCCTTAGTTAATGAAAAAGGATTAATTGCATCTATTGCACTATTAATACCTTTGTTTATTGCTGATGCATCAATTCCTACATTTTCTTTTAATTTAGTTGCAACAGCACTTAATCTATTAATCACTCCAGCTGGATCAACTGGAGTATCACTCAATAAAAATCTAACTAATAATTCAGCTCCAGCTCTACCAACCATGTCGCCACCATAGTAACCAAGTACACCAAAACCAACAGCTCCAACAAAACCTGTGATTGGTGCGGCTATCCCACCGGTGATTGCAGTAAGAACAACAGCACCAATTGCAGCTCCAACCAATCCAGCAATAGTTCCTGTTAACAAGCCAGCAGCTGTTTCAATTAATGCTTCTCGTTTCTCTTCTAATGATGCAGTGGGGTCTTGTAAAATTGTAAGACTTTCAAGAGCAGCGAAAAAACCTGAGAGAAGAAGACCAGCTTTACCAAGTTTTGAATTGGTTCCTGTTATTCTTTGCAATTGTTTCAATTTTTTCATAGCTCTGGCTACTTCTTTTTCTCCTGCAGTTTGCTTGATTGGTTTAACTTGATCAAATTTTTCTACTGGAGCTGCGTTTGCTTTTGCTGCTGCAACTGACTTTGGAGCAAATTTTTCCAATTCCGGATTTTTTATTTGTTTCCCTTTAAATGAAACACCACCACCTTTAGTGCTATATCCTTTTGGAAGATTCTGTGGCCTACTTTTAATTTCTTCTAACATTTGAGCTCTGGTTGGACCTCTACCACGTCCACCAGCTGCAGGTTGTCGACCAGCATTAGGACCTATATCATCAACACCACCCATACCACCTTTAGGAGTTTTTCTGCCATCTGGTATTGGTTCACCAGGTACTCCACCTTTAGGAGTCTTTGTTTTTTCTAATTCAATTTCTTGTTGTTTAGTTGCTGATATGAATCTTGTTTGAGCTTTTTCCAATAATTTATTGAATCTTCTTTGCGCAGTTAGAAATCCTGCTGTAGCTCCTGTTATGAGACTCTTTTCAAAATCTCTTACATAACCTTGAGCTAATTCTCTAAACGCTGCAATTTCCTCTTCAAATGCTTTTGTTAGACCACTAAAGAATCCTTTGAGAAAGTCTGCAATCTGTTTTCTAAATGCTACAATCAATCCTAGTAGTGCACCATAATCTAATAATTTATTTCCTGTTGATATTGGTAAGTTTGGAGCCTTATCTATCAAACCTCCAACACCAGTGCCAGTTGGCTTTGCACCAGCTCTTTCTTTAAGTCCTTCTCTTGCTGCTTCACCAGAAGTTTGACCTGTTCTTTCCCTTTCAGTCAAATCTTTTGGACCAGATGGTATAGGTTTGACACCACGTAGTCCATCAAGTTTTGAATTGTTTCTTACAAGTTGACCCTTTATTTCTCCAAGGGTTTCATTTACTGCAGCAAGAGTTGACATTATTTCTTACTCATATATGCTGTCATACCCATATAAGCACCGACCACACCGGCCATACCAATATAGAATAGAGCAGACAAGTCTCCAAGTAATTTAAGTCTAGTTTCTGGAATGAATCCAGGAATCATTGCAAGTACTGTGAAGATGATCATTGCTGCCATGGCAATCCATGCCATACGTCTTTGAGCATCTGCTTTTTCTTCTTGCATTTCTATTTCTTCAATTTTGGCTATAGCAGCCATCTCTTCATCAGTCACAACACCATCTCCATCTAAGTCATACTTATTGTACTCTGAGTTTGATTGTAGCTTCTTTTGTACCATGTTACTCTTCTTTCTGCGACTCTATGTATTCCAATAACATATCAACATACAAATCACGTTCAAAGGGATAACAATTCTCTAGTTCTTTTATACTGTATTTATGGTGCTGAACCATACTGAACATTGTCTGGTAGTAATTAGCCAGATTAGTATGGGACAGCACTACTAGAAAAAATCATTTAGACCTTTCAATACAGTCTTTTTATTCTTATTCTTTCCATTCTTTTTAATTTTATAATCTACTTCCATTTCTACTGATGGTAGACTTGTTAAGAAGTTTTGTATGTTTTGAAATGCTTCTGCTGGAAGAGAGTTAATAAACTCTGTTTGTTCTTCTTCTGAGAAATCTTTCAGCTCATAAACTTCTTCACCTTCGTAAATTTTTTCAATTACTCTCGTAACCATGTCTATTGATTCTGACATTTGATCATTATCACCTAATACCAACAAATCTGTAAAAGAAGGAGGTCTCAGTTGTAATTTTACATCATCATTTACATCTATAATGTTGGTTGGTATCTCCCCAGAACATTCTACCTTATCAAGGTCAACTTCTATTTGAACATAGTCTTCTGTCTCATCATCCCAAACTTGTATCTTTGCAAGAGTGGAAACGCTGCTAGCTCTGAGTTTCAAAAACATATATTCAATATCAAAACTTGCTAGCTTATCAACACTATAATCCATCGTACAATTGTTAAGTACTTGTATCATAGCTTTTATAAACTCATCTGGTTGTCCTGTTTGTTGTGCAACCAATAGAATCTTTTCTTCTTTGACCAAGAATGGTCTGTATCTAATTTCTTCTTTCGTCGACGGTATTGTCAATCCAAAAGTAGGGTGTTGAATAATTGGTAACCCCATAGTGTATCCTCCATATTAAAATAACTTGAACGTGCTGTTCACAGCTCCTAATGCTAGTCCAACTCGAGAAGCATTACTCAAGTTTGGATTCAGTAGATCATTGATTCCAAATCCTTGAAATCTACTATTGTTTAATCTTGATACTACTCCTAAACCATTCTTCAAAAGTCCCAAGAAACCTCTACCACTACCTGGTACTGCTGTCTCAATAGTGTTTAGTGTATAATATCTATATGTAAAGTTAACTGCTACTGATGCAAACGAATCATTCTCAGCCCAAGCTAGTGATACATCACCTATTTGCATTGGAAAGCATTCGTGTAATGTGTATTCCAAAAATCTTTGTTGCGCATCATCAAACCAAGCAATTTGTACTGTGGAAATGTATTCAGACCTGAAACGTATGTTGAATGTTGGTGTTCCTCCTGGACTGCTTCCTTCACCACCATTTCTTGCGTCAGTGTAAAATATGTTATCAAGCCACGAGTTGAAGTATGTTAATGGCTCTCCATTTGTTCCAACAAAAAATGTTAAGCTGACATCTGGATTAACTGCACCAGATACCCTTCTATCTAACGTACCGTATCCTAATCTTTTGTGATCAACAGGTATGATTTGCTTGCCTGGTAATGTTGCTGAGCTACAAAGTAGTGGCTGTGGTCCTGCTCCTACTAATGCTCTAGGTGGATTGACTGTAGCAAGGAATAGAGGAGGTCTAGCTAGACCGCCCATTGAGTTTATATCAGAACGTATCTTACCTACGTTGAATGTTTGTTGGCCTCCATCAGCACCAATGCCAAGAAAGCCTTCAAACTGACTAATGCCAGTTCCTATCCTGTTAATTAAATCTGTTATTGCCATTTAGTACTTACCAATTGAATCTGCGTATACTGAAGCTTTGCTTGCTTTTGCAAACCGTTCTGTTGGTAAAAACACAGCAATATTCCATTCTTCAGGGTATACCGTTACAAAACGAGACTTTACATGATTATTTAGATACCTTTTTACACAAGGCTTGAAGTATCTTAAACGTGATGCTCTTTTGAGTGTTTGGTAACTTATTTTCAATCTACTGCCAGGAGTCATGTTTTCATTGTCAATAAGTGGCCACAAACCATCCATCAACTTAGCTCTAGCTAGAGGAGGAAGATAATGTAGATTTAATCCCATGAATCCTCCTGGAGCACTATCAAATGGAAAGACTAATGGAAATCTATCGTAGTATGGTAGTTTATCTTTTGTTTTTGGATCATAATTAAACATATACATACGGCCTGGCTGTACACTATCAGTTTGTCTTTGTCTATCACCAGTTAGAATCCTATTTGTAGTTACAGTTGTCACATTATCTTGCATCCATGATCTTGCATCAGCAACATTGTTCCTGATACTCATTGGAGCTTTAGACAACAAATCTTGAAATATATAACTTGCCATTATTGATATACGCTAGCTTTAAGATATTCCAATTCAGTACGCATGATATCCATCTTCTTTTCTAATTCTCTAACAGACTTAACTGTTTCTTGTACAGCTTCTGGTGGTTTAAAGTTATCAATCCAGTTATCATTCTCTTCAATCTCTACTGCCATCATCTGCGTATTGTGTTCCAACATTGACAGCCTTTCTTCAATTCCAAAGTATCCCCACACTGCAATACCTGTTACAGCAATCATAGCTATAAGATTCTTTAATGGTATAGTAAATTCACTACCTTCGTTTAATTTGTTTGCCATCAGACACCTAAATCTTTCTCGGTCATTATCTTAAACTCCCATTTCCTATCTCTACAGTAAGCATAAGCAGCCTTCCACTTAGCTTCGTTTATACCGTATGTTTTTACTTCGTTAAGATATCTTCTACTTGGTCTTCCTGACTTTGTGTTATTCTTTTTCTTAGGATCTGGTGGTTTCGTTTGAGCTGCTGGCTTAACTTCAATAATTACACATCTTCCGTTCTTTTTCTTTATCCAGAAATCTGGATAGTATCTGTGTCTTTTACCATCTATTGGACTTTTGTATGGTATGCAAAACTCTTCACTAGCCCACTTAACGATGTCAGAATGTTCATCTAAATAGATCATAAGTTTGAGTTCCCACGAACTTCTATAAATAATGTTAGTGGGGTCTCCGTTATATTTATGTGGATTTGTTGGACGGAATTTGCCTTTATAACTCATAGGAATATTTAGATGACCAATATATTACAAGGAGCTGGAGGATCCAGAGACCCTGTTGGTGTTCAAAGTAGAGCCAGAACACAGAATCAATTGATGGCTGCAAAGAAAGCTGGCTTCTCCCAAACTGATCAAGGCTTCACATTCCCGTCAGACTTGTCTGCTGATTATTGTTTTCAAATGGCAATGGTTGAGTTTGAGTATGCTTCTAAGGGTCAAGGAGGTGCCACTAGTGGTGTCCCTGATCAAATTTCTGGTAGTGGTAATCAAACAGTTTTAAGAAAAGTAGGACGAAATTATTTTTTGCCTGTACCAACTAGTATGAAAGATACCCAAGGAGTTGATTACAGCACTATGGAACTTGGTGCAATTGGTGGTAAGCTAGCTGGAAAAGTAGATGAAATAGCTCAAAAATTAGGTGCTGCTACTACTGTGGAAGAGGCAGGAAGAATTTTAGGTAGAGCAGTTGGTGAAGGAGCAAAAACATTATCTAATGCTAAACCAGCAGACGCAATTGGAGCTGTACAATCTATAGTAGGAACCAACAATAGAGTTGGTGCCGTAGCTGGAGCAATACTTGGTCAAGTACCAAATCCTCATGTAACAGCTTTCTTCAAAGGAGTAAAACTAAAAAATTATACTTTTGATTGGCAACTATGGCCACAATCAGCTGAAGAGACTCTTACCATTGAGAAAATGATCAATTCTTTGAAATCAGATATATTACCAAAAACAGGAGATGGTTCTCTTGGATTAACTTTAAAATATCCTAAAGAAGCACATTGCCGTATCCATACACTAAATGGTAATCAAAGTCATATAAATTTTAAACCTGCATTTGTTACAGATGTTAGTGTTGATTATACACCACAAGGACCTGCATTCTTAGAGAACGGACATCCTGCTGGTATAGGACTATCAATTAGCTTACAAGAAACTTCTATATGGTTGTCAACTGACTATCCTGATAATGGATTAAATTTAAGCGAAGGTGCAAGTAACGCAGCTAGGATTGTTAAGTCCCAAGGTTTACAAGGATCGGTGGGCTAATGGCACTTAATAAACTTCCATTGACAACATTCCAGAATCAAACTATAAGAGATATCACAAAAGGATATAAACTTATAGAGTTGATACCAAGTCAATTTGGATTGAACAATTATGAAATCCAAGATGGCGAAAGACCAGACACCGTATCATTCTTTGCATATGATGATTCATCTCTATCTTGGTTGGTGTTATTACCAAACGTACAACTTGATCCATATTATGAGTGGCCTCTTTCTACAAGAGAGTTTGAAAAACATATGGAAGCAAAGTATGGATCAGTAGCTACTAGCCAATCAACTATATTGTTCTATGAACATCAAACAAAAGATATTACTATATCAACAGATACATACAATCATGCAGGATTTTATAGTGAAATAACAGCTGGAGACTTCACAGGAGTCTCTGCATATAGTTATTTTGAGAGAGTTAACGACAACAAAAGACACATAAAATTAGTACCACCAAGTATGGTGAGTAGAGTTCTAACCCAATTGGATAGGTTATTTTAATGTGGCCTTATACTGACGAAGAAGAAGAATGGCTAAACTAGGTAATCTAGTTATTGATAACTTACATCTTGTTACATTAAATAAAGATGGAAGTATTAAAGCTGGACCAGTAGAATTATTTACTAAGATTGTATCAGCAGTCTTGACCCAAAGTTTGTTTGAGAGTTCTATTACTCTCACGCTCACTATCAGTGAAGCTACAGGAATGCTAACAAGGTTCAATAAGAAAGGCATTCTTGGCCAAGAGTTTGTTATACTTACAGCTCGTAATGATCATGCAAACGATAGACCAATAAATCTTCAATTTTATGTACGATCAGCAAAAAATGCTGAGTTGTCTACACAAGGTCAAAGTGTTTTGATGACATTGGAATGTGTAACAAAAGAATCTTTAATAGATTCATACACTAGTGTTAATCAATCATTCAATAAAACATATTCTAAGACAGTAGAGTCTATATGGGACAGATATATAACTAAAAGTCCAAAGCAAGAATTTTTTAAGAATACACCACTAACACCATTTGATAAAAGAACAATTGAAGTACATGATACACAACAAGTTATAAACTCTTTTATTATACCAGGAAGAAGTCCTTTTGGTGCTATTGATATGTGTGGTAGAAGAGCTCATGATTTTACATTTGGTGGTAGTATGTTTTTATTTTATGAAACTATAAATGGATACTATTTTCACAATATTGAAAAGTTAATTAATGATCAAAATGAGTTATTAGAATCAGAACCACAGCTCAGATCATATAGATGGAGTCCTTTGGATGATTCTAGTGAAGGTGTTATTGATGAAATAAAGAAAATTAGGTCACTAGATGAGTTAAAACTTCCTGATCAACACCTATTGGGTGCAACAGGATCACTTAGAAACACTGCGAGAGCGCTTGATGTTGTGGGTAAGACTTATAGAGATGTTGCCTTTGACTACCAGGAAAAAACCAGAGGAGCATATCAACTTGTGGATCCTGCTGGTGATACTTTTATTGATGATGACTTTCATGATATGTTTGTGGAAGATACGTATGAGTTCCTAATAGTCAAAGATACAACAAAGAGAAACCAATTTTATGAACACGTTGTCAGTCAACGTATGCCATTTGTACATCATTTAATGTCTCAACAATTGAATGTTACATTAACTGGTGACATTACATTAGTACCTGGTGAAATGGTTGATCTCCAAATACCAGAACAGTCTGCATACAAGGGTGACAAACAAACAGATGTACCTTCCAATAGACTTGGTGGTAGATGGATGATAGCATCTGTTAAACAAATATTTGATGCACAAGAAAGCCATACTACTGTACTATCTTGTATGAAAAATTCTGGTGTTCCAGGAGAAAAATAATGTCATTAAACTCAGCTGAAGCATTGATTAATGTCCAACATTTTATTGGTGTTGTTGAAAATAGAAATGATCCATTGAATATTGGCCGTTGTCAAGTTAGAGTTTATGGTGTACACACTGAAGATAAAGTAGATATTCCAACAGCTGACTTGCCTTGGGCAATGCCAGTAATGCCATACAACAGTGCATCTATAAGTGGAGTTGGTATAAGTCCAACGGGTCCTGTTGAAGGTACATGGGTGTTTGGTATGTTCATTGATGGTGTTGAATTACAACAACCAATCATACTTGGTACATTAGTAGGTATACCAAAAGAAAAGATTGCATCTAATCTTGGGTTTGGTGATCCAAGAGGAGTATATCCAAAAGAAAAATATCTTAGGCAAAGTGATGTTAACAAGCTAGCTAGAGGTCCTATGGCTGAAGGTGAAGAGTCTTTAGCTGTAAAAAATAGAGATAGAGTCACTCAAATACCAACAGCAGTACCTCCTATAGCAGAAACAGTTAGAAAACTAGATGGACCAAAGATTCCAACTAGTGATAAGCACAATGCTGGCAATCCAGGAGACTTTTACTATAGAAACCATTGGAATGAACCATTTCCAAGATATGGTGGACAAGAAGATGGTGATACATGTTTCCTAGATGATACAAGCAATGGACAAATATGGGAAGGTAGGACTGGAGAGAAGCCACCTAATCAATCAGCATATCCATATAATCACACATATACATCTGAATCTGGTCATGTTATGGAGTATGATGACACACCAGGAAGTGAAAGAATTCATCAGTATCATACTAAAGGTAGTTTTTATGAGATACAACCAGATGGTTCAAGAGTTACAAAGATAGTTGGTGATGATTATGAAATGTTTCTTAAAGGAAAGAATGTTGTAGTTGATGGCAACATGAACCTCACTGTAAGAGGTGATGTAAGATTACTTGTTGAGAAGAATATGTATCAAGAAGTCAGGGGTGATTATCATCTTCGTGTTGATGGAGATATGGTTACCAAGATCAGAGGTAATGAACAAAAAGAAATTCAAACAAGTAAATCAACACAGATCAATGAGAATAGAAGTTTGAGAATTGGTGGTAATGAGGACAGTACTATCGATGGTAGTACCAGAGAAAAGTTCAAAGGTGACATGTATCAAGTATACTCAAACAATGTTACAATGACAATCAAAGGCTTTGAGAGACATCTTATCACTAATGGATCGTTTACAATGTATACAAGTGGTAACACAAACATTATGACTGATTCAAACTTTACTGTTAAGACTACTTCTAATGTTAACATTCATACAGAAGATAATCTAAACATGGATGCTACTTCTAATGTTACTATTGATACTCCAGCACAGTTTCTTGTAGGTACAAGCACTACCCCAGCTAACACATTTATTAAATCAACCAGGATTGATCTAAATGAATAATTTAGATATAACACAATTTACAACTGCACTACAGAATAGTGGTATTGATACTAAGCTAATATCTATCACTGAACAAGTTGCTACAGAACTGAGTACTATCCTCGATACGGATATTGCAGCTAGTACTCCAAGTAGTCTTAAATCAATACTACAAGCATCAACTGATGCTATTGCTGATGTAACTAACACATTGCATGAAGCTACTGAAGCATTGAAACCAGACCTAACAAGCCTACAAGAAGAGATGGGTAAAGTACTATCTGGTAGTGTTCCTCCAAACAGTCTTCAAGGATTGCTTGATAGCGTAGCAAATGATATAGCAATACCTTCTATTGAATCATTACAAGACAGTTTAGGTAGTGCTATCAACGCTCCACAGTTAACAGGACTTGAAGCATTTGCAAATGAAATACAAGGAACAGTTGCTGGTAGTGAATGGACAGATCCTACCGGTGCATTAAGAAGAAGGTTTACAGAAACAACAGAAGCTGCTTCTGCTACTGCATTTGATCCTGGTACATTGATACCCAACTTTAAGTTCAAGACAGAGCCTACCTTTGATGAGGATGGTGTTCAAAATGGTGAAAGGCTAGTAGCATTCAAATTTGGTAATGCTGCTGTGCAACCTATTAAAGATGCATTGTCTGAAGTTATTCCAGAGCCTTATGAAGTAGAAGCAATGGCTGCTACAATAAAGAATGAGTTGTTAGAAGATAAAGGAGTATCTATAGCTACCCTAGGTCCTGTTATAAATAAATTTAAGGAAAGGCTTGCAACTGAAGTTAAGTTTGATCCTTCTACTGGAGAGAACTTTGTCTTTCAAAAAACTATTGATGAAGATGGAGCTGAGATATTGATACCATTTGGCTTTGCTTCAAAAGAAGATTGGGAAGAGTCATTTAAGCAAGGTCGTGCTGCAGCACAAGGTATGATGCAAGTTAATGCTGGAGCATTGAAGAAGTTCATTGGTGAAAATACTGAAGTTGCACAAGATACATTTAAAAGATTAAGTGAGATTGATATTACAATACCAACCTCAGAAAATATATCTGAAGGTGCAATTAATGAATTTGCTAAAGATCCAACTACAGGTCTTGCAGTAAATTTTGATAATATAATGAATGCTTTTGGTCCAACTATTGAGTCAGCTAAGAAAGCTGCTCCTGGAGTGGAAGCTAACTTAAAAGAATTAGATAGTAACTTTAAAAACTTTTTTACTCAATTGGGTAAAGAATTACCACCAGGGCAAAAACCAGAGCCTTTTGTTGATCCTGAGGAGGGCGCAGAGTGAGTAAAGTAGCAGTAGTAACACAAAATAGAGCTGCAACAACTACTGTATATTCAGACTTTTTTACTGACTTTACAAGGAATGCTGTCACAGGTCAATTGAATAAAAAAACTAATGCTGAAGCAGTAAAGCAATCTGTAAGAAATTTATTGTTGACAGATAAACTTGAAAGAGTTTTTCAACCTAATGTTGGTGGTGGTTTGAAAGCATTATTGTTTGAAAATGCTACACCATTCACACAAATGCAAGTACAAGCATATATTAATGAAACAATAACAAACTTTGAGCCAAGAGCTGAGTTAATATCAACAGAGCTTGAGTTTATCAACGATAAACATGAAGCTAGAATAACAATTACTTTTGCTATTATAAATATTGAAGACCCAGTTACTTTTACTTTAGGCCTAGAAAGGACTAGATAATGGCTACGACCAATACAGAATTCTCGGTCGCCAATTTGGACTTTAGCACAATTAAGTCTAACCTAATCACGTTCATGCAAGGCCAAGATGTTTTTGCTGATTATGACTTCACAGGTTCAAACTTAAATGTATTGATGGATCTGTTAGCATACAACACATACTATAATGGAATCTATCTTAATCACGTTGCAACAGAGATGTTTCTTGATAGTGCACAGTTGAGAGACAGTGTTTATTCTATATCTAAATCATTAAACTATCTTCCAAGATCCCATAGATCATCTGTTGCATATGTTAACATTAATGTCAACCCATCAAGCAATCCACATCAGATTACTATTCCAAGACTTACAAAGCTAACATCTACTATTGGTGACAATACATATACATTCTCAACCAACTCAGATATAATTGTATATTCAAATAACAGCTATCTTGCTTCTAATGTTGCAATATATGAAGGTGATCTTGTTCAAGAGGCATTCTTAGTTACAAATACATCACCTAATACTTCTTCATTCTATATTAACAACTCAGATATTGACTTAACTAGTCTTGCAGTTAAGATACGAACATCTAATACTGATAGTACTAATAGTGAGTACACAAGAGCAAATTCATTATTTGGATTGACAGCTACAAGTAATGTATACTTTGTTGAACCATCAACAAATGGTAGTTATACTATTGTTCTTGGAAATGGAACATTTGGTAGACAGCCTTCTAATAATAACTTGTTGGAGATATCCTACAGAAGATCAAACGGAGAAGAACCAAATGGAGCTAATAGTTTTTCTGCTGATAGTATCGCTGGCCACAGCGCTGCTATTTCGTTGGTAACAAGAGCAACTGGAGGTTCTGGTTCTCAAAACTTAGATGACATTAGATTTTCAGCACCAAGAGCATTAGCTGTTCAAGAGAGAGCTGTTACAAAAGAAGATTATAAGACATTAGTTGTTAATGAGTTCAATGATATATCATCTTTGAATGTGTATGATGGTGCAGATGAACCTGTACCTCAAATGGGTGTTGTTAAGTTAGCAATACGAAGTGATTCATTTGATGTTCTTCCAACAACATTGAAGACACAGATAACTAACTTCTTGAAGGATAAGACACCTATTGGTATTAGAACAGATATAGTTGATCCTACATTCATCAATATTGATGTACATGCAGACGTTAAGTACAATAGAAATGCAACAGACGATAACGTAGCTACTATTCAAACAGCTGTAGAAACAACAATTGATACATTCAATAGCGATAACTTAGATGACTTCTTTAAAACATTTAGAAAAAGTAAATTGATTGAAAAGATTAATGAAACCAAAACATCTATTCTAAGTTGTGATGTTACTGTTAGAATGATGAAGCTAATCAGTCCTCAAGCAAACGTTGCGTTTGATGAAACATTAATATACAATCAACCATTCAAAAGAGACAATCCAGTGGAACCTGTTGATCAAGGTGAGTTTGTATCCTTTTCTACTCCATCTGTTGAATCTGAACCATTTGTATTCCAAAATATTACTGGTGCATCAATAAGAGATAATGGTGCAGGAGCTTTGCAAGTTGTCACAGCTAACTTATCAAGCATAGAAGTATTGAGTTCAAATGTTGGTACTGTTGACTATGATTTAGGACAAATTGTAGTATCTAACTTGATCATAAATTCTTATTCATCTGGTGCATCATCTGGCACATTGAAGATATTTGCAAGACCTAAAGATCAAGACATTGAAGGAAAACGAAACGATGTGATCAGGATTAGAACAAATGAGACTAACGTGACCGTCATTGAATTAAGAGAATAGTATGTCAGTGCTCAACACAGTTCAGGATAAGATATCTCCTCTAATACAAGAGCAGTTCCCAGACGTCTATAAAGAAGATGGGAATCTTATGACTTTGTTTGTCAAAGCATACTATGAATTCCTTGAGCAATCAGACAAACCATTAGGTCAATCAAGAGATCTTGCTTCTCAACTAGATGTTGATCAAACAACAACAGAGTTTTTGAACCACTTCAGAGAAACATATCTGTTTAGTATTCCAATGACAATGACTGTGGATGCTCCATATGTTATTAAACATATACTTGATTTGTATAGATCAAAAGGATCTAAGAGAGCTCTTGAGTTATTTTTCAAGTTGATATATGGTAAAAATGCTGATCTTTATATTCCAAATGAACATCTAGCTAAAGCATCTGATGCCACATTTGTTACACCAAGATATATTGAAATCTTTGCTGACTCTACAGTAATACAAGCATTCTTAGGAAACAAAATAGAAGGTCAGCTATCTGGTGCAACAGCTTTTGTTACTTCTATTGTTGATACTAGTGTACAAGGAAAAGCATTACAGATTGTTTACCTTGAGAATCTTGTTGGTGAATTCATAAGGAATGAGTTGGTTTTTGATCCAACTGGTGTGCACTTTGCACGAACAAATGGTTCTCTTTCTGCTGTCAACATAACAGATGGTGGTAACAGTTATACTGTTGGTCAAGAACTTACAGTTAAATCACAAGCTAACACATCTACTGTTGGTGAGATAAGAGTTACTGCAGTTGCAGATGGTACTGGTGTTCCTGAATTAGTATTACAAGTTGGTGGATCTGGTTACAGTGCTAATGTTGCATTGTCCAATGTTATTGTAAGTAACACAATACTACAAGTAAATAACATATCCAATACCTATACAAATCCATACGGTGGTGCTAATACTACACCAGCAAACACGTTTCAGATATTTGAAAATGTATTTGCTCCAAGAGTTGAAGTAACTTATACTTCTGAAGATAATATATTTGCTTCTACAGCTAACACCTCAAGTTATGTACAAGGAATTAATTCTACAGCTGGTGTTATAGCTAATGGACATATTGCAATTAATGATGCTGCTGCTGGAGCAACTAATGGTACGTTGTTAATATATGAAACATCTGGATCGTTTGCAGCAGACAATGGTGTTGTTAAACTAAGATTTGGTGGTGATGCTGATGTAAACTCTGACTTTGGTGCATTTACAAATGTATATTCAACAGGTAGATTCATAGGTAAAAGAGCAAACAATATAGGAATAACCGACAACAATATGGTGTTTCCTGTAGAACCTCAAGGATTCATCAAAGGTGAAGTAACAAATACATATGCTGATATTGTTGCAAATAGATCAGGACTTAATGCAAATGTGTTGATCAATGCAGTTGGTAATGCTGTAGCCACAAATGTTTACACTGACATGATTGAGTTTACTAACTCTGGTAATGTACTTTCATTAGATATAATAATAAGTGGTTCAAATAGTAATGTTGCTGCTGCTGGTTATGGGTTCTCTAAAGATACATCTGCCGGTATTGATAATGTTATTGACAAAGCATTAAGATTTGAAACTAGTGAACTACTAGGTGAGGTGACATCATTTACAGTTGTTAGTAGTGGTAATTCATTTACTGCTGATCCTATAGTGATGGCTCAAAATAGATTTGTAGATAGTTTCTTTCAAAAAGACTTAGAGATAACATATCTGAATAGAGCTGGTGACACTCCTGCTGTAGGTGATATGTATCGTCAATACTTTGCTCATGATACAAGAACATTAACATTTTCAACTAACACAGCTAATCAATTCTCTGTTGGTGAAGGTCTCAAACAAGTTATCAATAGTAGTACAAATACATTCATGCAAATAAGATCAATTACCAATACAACACATATGGTAGTTGGTGGATTGTATACATCAAATACAACAGCTGGTGCTGAGAGATTGATTGGTGATAATGCAACAATCAATGCAACTATAAACATAACTGGATTGTTATCTGGTGCAACTATAAACACTATAACAGCATCATCTAACACTAGTGAAAACACAGTTGCTGTTGGTAAAGTATTAGAATCTAATACATCAAACAACTACTTGAAGATGAGAATGCATTCTATTGAACATGATTTCAAAGTATCTGATGTTACCTCAGAGAGATTACAGTCAAACAATAATAACAAATCATTCCAGATCAATACTATAGATGAAGATACAAACAATTACAACAGGTTTGTTAAAGCTGGTGTCAATGCAAATACGTTTGCTAATGTTACCATTGGTCAAGGATTGATACAACAGGCAGAAGTTGTAACATCAGGTTTAGGATTCAAAGACGGGGAAATATTAGACTTTACATTAGGATCAAATGCACAAGCAGTTGTTGGAACAGCTGTTGCCAATGGCACAGGTATTGGTGTAGGGTATGTTAAGCTCGATAGTGGTGTACTTGGAGAAGAGTTTTTCCTCCATGATAACAACTTCTTCCAACAGTTCTCATACGAGGTGTTGTCTGAGTTTGAACTAAATAAGTATGAAAGAATTCTTAAAGAAGTAATCCATACAGCTGGATACAAACTATTTGGTCGGCCTGTTGTAGAGTCGTTCAACAATACAGCAATCTCAGTTGCTAATTCAGCTGTAAGTCAGGCGTAGGGTATGACAGAAAGAGTATACAAAGAGTTTAATGTTCATAGTGCAGAGCAGCTTACTGAGTCTATAACAGAAGCCTCTAACACAATGTACTATGTGTTTAGTACAAAGCATACTGCATATAGTGAAAGTAGTACACCAACTCCTAATGCATCTATTGCTAACTCATTATTCCAAACATATGATGAAATGTTATTTGGTAAACTTGTTACATCTAATGACATATCACAAGCAATATACAATAATGCATGGTCAAATGGTACAATATACTACGCATATGATGATCAAGATGCAACATTAAACGATAAAGTTTATTATGTATCAACATCAGAAGGATCTGATTATCACGTATGGAAATGTATAGATAACAATGGAAATAGTGTTTCAAACTCACAACCATTGTTTTCTGATGTTTCGTCTTCATTAAGTTCATTGTATTTAAAGACTGCTACTGATGGATATCAGTGGAGATTTATGTATACAATACCAGCTGCTACATATACTAAATTTACATCAAACAATTATATTCCTGTTGTAGCTCATGCAAATGCATCTGGTAATGCAATCAATGGTGCGTTAGATGCATTCGTTGTATCCAATAGTGGCAACAACTACAATGAGTTTGCAAATGGATCTGTAGTATTAGGTACTAATGGTATGTTGTTTACCATTAACTCTACTTCATTTACTTTATCAGGTAACAATGATTTCTACAACAACTGTTCAATATATTTTACAGCTGGTACATCAAATGGTGAAATAAGAGAGATCACAGATTATGTTTCAAACTCTACTGGTAAGTTTGTAACGGTCAATACTGCATTTTCATCTACACCAGATAGTACTTCTAAGTTTGAAATCACACCTACAGTTAGAATAAAAGGTGATGGTTCAAATGCAATTGCTAGAGCACTAATCAATACAAGCACAAATACAGTTGCAAACATTCAAGTATTGCAACGAGGTTCTAAGTACACGTATGCTGATGTAACTATTGAAGCAAATAATATGGCTTCAGCAAATCTTGCAGTTGTTAGAGCAGTGATAGGTCCTTTTGGTGGACACGCACATAATCCAGCATCAGAGTTGGATGGTAGATATGTTATTATATCTACAAACTTTGCTAACAATGAATCAACTAATATTCAAACAGATAATGACTTTAGAACAATAGGTCTAATTAAAGATCCGTTCTATGCAAATACAAGAATAACAATTGATGCTCCAACAGCTAACTTCCAAGTTGATGAAACAGTAACTGATTCTGGCACTGGAGCTACTGGTACATTAGTTGCATCTAACACTACAACAGTTAACTTAACTAATGCATCAGGTATTTTCTTATTGTCATCTAATGTCACAGGAAGTATAACAGGAGCAACTGCAAACGTAACTGCTGTAAGAGTAAATGATTCAGACTCTGGTAGAGCCAACTATCACTACTTTCAACAAACAACTAAATTTGAACACAACTTAGTATCTGGTTCTGTATTCACTGAAGATGAAGCTGTATCACAAGCTACCAGTGGAGCAAATGGAGTTGTATATCAAAGTAACACTACACACACTTCTTTGACAACAGTCCGCGGAGACTTTGAAGCAGCCAACAGCTATATAGTTACTGGAGGTACTTCATCGCAAACAGCTAGATTCAAGTCTACAATACCTGGTGATCTTGTGAGAGGATCTGGAGAGGTATTATTTCTCAAGAATATAGAAGCTGTGTCGAGATCAAACACTTTAACCGAAACAGTCAAACTCGTGTTAAAATTTTAGAGGAACGAGATGTCTAAAACCCTTGATACTAACTTAAACGTAAGTCCGTACTTTGACGACTACGATGTTGATTCACAACATCACAGAGTATTGTTCAAACCTTCTGTTCCTATTCAGGCAAGAGAGTTAACACAACTTCAAAGTATACTACAGAACCAAATTGAAAAGTTTGGTGATGTTGTTGTTAAAGAAGGATCAATTGTTGAGGGTTGTTCCTTTAACATAAAAAACACAGAATATGTAAAACTACTTGATAGAGACACCGGCGCAGCATTGTATACTGTTTCTGAATTTGCTAATGGTTTCTTACAACACGAATCATCTAACTTAATTATGCAAACTATTGATTCATCAGCTGGTTTTGAAATAACAAACCCTGATTTGAATACATTGTACGGTAAATATGTCAATAGTGGTAACTCTAGTGGTACAGATAAACTTAGGTTTGTTGCTGGTGAAACATTAAAGTTCTATCCAGCTAATGGACAGATATCAAATACATTTACTATCAATGACGGTGGATCGGCTTTTACTAATGGTGACACTCTTATCTTTACAGCTACTCGTGGTATTAACGCTAGTGCTAATGTAACAACAAACAGCACTGGTGGCATTACAGCAGTATCATTAATTAAAGCAGGACAAGATTTCAAAATCAATGATGTACCTGTCATTACATTCAGCACAGCTGGCGGTACTGGTGCTAATGTTACTTGTACAATTAACTCAACAGCTTCGTTTGAGATTGCTGGATTGGGATTTACAGTATCTGGTAACACAGAGTTTGATCCAGTTGGACAAACAAAACGTGTTAATGTCTCTGATGGTACGATATATCAAAAAGGTCATTTTGTTGAGGTAGACCAACAAGGTGTCAATGTACTAAGATACAATTCAAATCCAAACAATATGTCAGTTGGATTCATTACTGCTGAAACTATTGTAAACAGTTCATCAAACACATCACTATTAGACAACTCTTCTGGTTTCAATAACGAGAATGCTCCTGGTGCAGATAGACTTAAATTAACACCAACGCTTATTAGTAAAACTAAAGCTGAAGGTGTAAGTTCTAATAACTTCTTAGCTCTTATTAAATTTGAAAATGGTGAACCAATCACACTCAAAGAAGAAACACAATTTTCAGAGCTAGGTGAGGAATTAGCTAAACGTACATTTGAAGAAAGTGGTGACTATGTTGTCAAACCATTCTCTTTCCACACAGAAGATGATACAGGTAATACAACATTTGATACTATTGTTATTGGTGCTGGTAAAGCATTTGTCAAAGGATTTAGAAACGAAACTATTGGTGCTTCAAGAACACAAATAAGAAAAGGCACAACAACTGCTAATGTTGAAAATGCTACAATAAGTCAAAACTATGGTAACTATATCATTGTTGATGAATACTTAGGTAGCTTTGATTTCAATACTGGTGCTGCAATCAAATTACTTGATACAGCTGGTAATAGAATATCAACGTGTCCAGCAGGTTCTGCAGAGACAGTTCCATCTACAAACACTGCAACAGCTGTTTCAGCATCAGCTCCAACATATTCTGGTACCATCATTGGTAATGCAAGAGTAAGATCTGTTGTTTATCACGATGGTGTTGGTGGTAAAGAAGACGGAAAGTATAGGTTATATCTATTTGATATTGTAATGAACCAAGGTAAAAACTTTGCAGACGTAAGAGCTGCTTCTTATTTTACCGGTGCAGATGCTGGTGTAGGTTTTGCTGATGTGGTATTAAACAACGGTAGAGCTGTACTCAATGATACAAACCTAAGAAAATTTGTAGTACCTACTGGTGTGAAAGGTATCAAAACTTTCAATCATAAGACATTAGCTGAGTCGTCATACACATATAGAACAATATCAACTGGTACTGCTGCAACTAATGGTACCATAGTTATTACATTAACAGGTAACCAAGTCTTTGACTATACTGGTGGTTCAACTCTATCTACTGATCAAGAAAAAGATTTTGTTATTGTAGCTAACAATACATCTGCTCAGACAGCAACATTAACTGGAACTGTAACTACAACTACTTCTAATGTTGTTACTGGTAGTAGTACTACATTTACTACTGACTTTCAAGTTGGTGATACAATAAGAGTTACTGGATCAGAAGATGAAGTTATCACAGGTATAACAAACTCTACACATTTAACAACAAGAGCAGCTTTCTCAACTGCTGTTAGTGGTGCTGCATATAGACGATTATATGTTGCAGATAAAGTTATTCATTTGGATGATGTATCCGGAAACACAGGTTCAAATGTTACAATCAGTACAGACCAGAAGTCTGCTACTATCAATATGTCAAGAGGTTCAACTCTTGAGTCTACATTTGCTTTACATATAACTCATAACATTACAAAAAGACAATCAGCTCAGAAGAATAAACTTCTATCGGCTAATACTTATGTAAAAATTAACTGTGCAACCAACGCAGATACATCTGTAGGACCTTGGTGCTTAGGAGCTCCAGACGTTCTTAATCTACAAAAAGTATATGTTCAATATAATAACTTTACAAGTATTGAAGCTGCAGGTAATGATAAGACTGAACACTTTGAGTTGTTACCAAACCAGAAAGATGGATTCTATGATCTATCTAAACTGAAACTAAGAACCGATACTCTTGGTGCACCTACGATTAACAGTACAGCAAGAATACTTGCAGTGTTCAATCACTTTGTAGAAAGTGGTAGTGGTTTTGGTTATGCTACTGTAGATAGTTATCCTGTTGATGATGACACAGCAACATTACCAGCTGATAAGATGAGAACAGAACGTATTCCAATCTACACATCTCCACAGGATGGTCAATCAATTGATCTTAGAGATGCTGTAGACTTTAGACCATATGCTGCTAACACAGCCAATACAACTAATGCATTGACTGCTGGAGCTGCAACTACAAACCCAGCTAAAACAGTTTCATTTAGTGGTGAGCAATATCTAGCTGCTCCTGGTAAGTCAATGGCTGTTGACTACGAACATTACCTACCAAGGATTGATAAACTTATGATGGACACTCAAGGAGTGTTCAGTACAACTGAAGGTGCATCAAATATAAGACCTGTACCTCCTCAAGACTCTGCAACAGCTATGACTGTTGGATTGATTACTGTACCTGTCTTTCCATCACTAGCAAGTCTACAAGCTGCTCGTTCAGGTCGACCAGACTATGCATATCAAATCTTGAGTAAACAGCAACGTAACTTCACAATGAAAGACATTGGTCAGATCAAAAATGAAGTTAGAAAGATACAATACTACACATCTCTTAACTTACTAGAGAAACAAGCTATTGATCTTACTATTCCATCATCTGCAAATGCTTCATTAGAGAGATTCAAAAACGGAATACTTGTTGATAACTTTGTTGATCAAACTGTAGCTGACATTGGAAACAGAGAATTCAAAGCTGGTTACGATAAAGTAAACTCTGTATTGACTTCAAGACAAAAGAATAATGTGATTGATATCACACCAAATGCATATTCCAATACAGTAAAAACTGGTGATCTAATCACTCTTACATATGATGCTGTAGCTGAATATGATCAGAGGTCTGCTACAAGAACAAGAAACCTAGCTGAGTTGTTCTGGAATTATTCTGGTATTGTAAACGTATTTCCAAATTATGATAACTTTCACGACATCAGACATCCGCCTTCAAATGACTTTCATGTTGAGTTAGACTTAACACAAGGTACACGATCGTTGTTGAATAGTATACGAGACCTTGAAGCAATTCAAGAACCTCGTAGTGAAGTTATTGGTGATACATCAGCAACTAACTTTCTTGGAGCTACACAAAGTTCTGTAGTTAACCAAGTAAGAAGTCCTGTTCCTGGTGGTAGTGTTTCAAGAAATGATACAACTACAACAACAGTAAACAACTTTGAAACCATTAGAACTATCAGACGACAGCAAAGTGAAAACCAGTTTCAAACACAAGACATTGTTAATACACAAACTGTTGGTGAGTTTGTAAGAGACATATCTTTCAATCCATTCATTAGAGAACAGTTGTTATATCTACATGCATTTGGATTAAAACCAAATACAAGACACTACATATACTTTGACTCTAAAGCAGTCAGTACTCAATGTCAACCAGCTACAGTAAATGTTGGTGATGCTATAAATGAGTCTAACTTTAGAACAACTGGTGCTGTAGGTGATGCAATAAGATCAAATGAATCTGGTGAGGTGTTTGCGGTATTTCATCTTCCAGCAGAAACATATCCAGTTGGTGAAAGACAAGTCAACGTTTCTGATCAAGCAACAGTTGCTGCTGCTTTTGATACTGGATCACAGGCTGGTGGGGTATTCAATGCATATAACTTTGGTATTGATAAGTCTAGCATACAATTGACAACAAGACAACTAGGTGTTACAAGATCAAGAGTTGTAACTGGTGAAACAGTTGAAACACAAGCTACTAGATCAAGAAGAACAGAAACAAATACAATTCCTGGTCCAGGTACATTTGTTGCTAATCCTCCTGCAGCTGCAGTTCCTCCTGCAATTATTACAACACCTCCTCCTACTGCAGCTCCAGAAGATGATGGAGATGGCGACGGTGATGGAGATCCTTTAGCACAAACATTTATAGTTAAGAATGTTAATACAACCACAGGTCAATTTATCACTAAGATGGATATCTTCTTTGAAAGTAAAGATCCAGTACTTGGTGTGTTGTTACAGATAAGAACAGTTGAGAATGGTTTTCCATCATCTCACGTTATGCCTAATGGTGAAGTACATCTAAGGTCAGCTGATGTTAATGTAAGTACTGATGGAACAACAGCAACAACATTTACATTCCCCGCTCCAGTATTCTTGAGAAGTGGATTAGAGTATTGCTTTGTATTGAAACCTGATGCAAACAATCCAAACTACAACATCTATGTTAGAAAGACTGGTGATACAGATATCACTACAAATACTATAATAAACCAAGATAACTTTGAAGGTCTTATGTTCTTATCTACAAACAACAGAGCATGGAGACCATATCAACAAGAAGATGTTAAGTTTACAATCTATAGAGCTGAGTTCAATGCATCTGATGGTAGTGTTGATTATCAGAATGCTGATCATGAATTCTTTACATTGGAAAGTGTCAATGGTACATTTGAACAAGGTGAGAGAGCATTTGTATACAATAATGCAGCAAACATTACTGGTAATGTTGCATTTTCAACAACCAGCGAAACAGTTACTGGCACAGGTTCGACATTCACATCAGACCTTGCAGTAGGACAGTTTGTTGCTCTGACTAATGGTACATCTCACTCAGTTAGAGAGGTGACGGCAATAACAAACAACACCATACTAACTGTACGAGGATTTCCAGACTTTACGTCATCTCAAGCTGATGTTCAATTGACACCAACTGGTGAAATATTCTATTATGAAAGTACTAATCAGCTTAGAGAGATGCATCTAATCAAGTCTACTGCTGCTAATGCTACATTCAAATTTGCTAACACAAATAGTATTGTTGGTAGTGAATCTGGTGCAAATGCTACAATCACAGAAGTTGAAAATATTAACATGACTGCATTTGATAACATGATATATCAAATCACACCAGCAGATACAGCATTAACTCAATTTCATCAATCAAATACTGCAACTGGACAAACTGCTAATACACAGTTTCCAATCAACAACAGAAATAGATTGACTGAAGTTGCTATAATTAAGAGTAGATCAAATGAGATAGTTGATGGAACAGGTAAGTCATTGAAACATACTTTCTTGTTTAACTCAGCTAAGTCCCATCTATCTCCTGTGCTTGATGATGGTATTAGTAATATACTAAGAGTTGAAAATATAATTAACAACAGTAATACTAATGAGCACTTACCATTAACTGGTGATGCAACCGCTAAGTATCTTTCCAAATCTGTTACTTTGGATGAAGGATTAGATGCTGAAGACTTGAGAGTGTTTGTTACAGCTACCAAACCTGGTTCAGCTGATGTTGAAATATATGCAAGAATATCTAATGAGTTAGAAGTTGATGACTTTGAGGACAGACATTGGACAAGGTTACAGCTTGAAGGGTTCAATAAACAATCAGCTCCAGGTTCAATAGATGACTTTGCTGAGTATGAATATAGAATACCCGATACACCTCCATCAACATTGCTTGTTGGTAAAGGTCTTGCTGATAATGCAAATGCATTGATTGCAACAACTGATGATCAATCTAGTGCACTATCTGCAGGAGACTTGATAAAGATAGTTAACACAGATGCATCAATAGATTATCAAATTGAAACAGTAACTGCAGTTAACTCTACAGTTGTTACAGTTGGAAATGCAATCAGCTTTGATAACACACAAGCAGATATACTGAAGGTAGACACGCCTCAGACAGCGTTTAAAGACCCTCAGAACGAGTTCATTGCAACATACTACAATAGTAGTCAGAATAAATTTGATACATTCAAAAACTTTCAGATTAAGATTGTATTGAAGAGTGGTAATGCTGCATTAGCACCAAGGGTAAGGGACTTCAGAGCTCTGGCATTGAGTATTTAACATGTCAGATCAAATACGATATGAAACAGATAACGATTCTTTTGATCGGGATCCTAACTCCATGGCTCTTATAAATACAGATAGGAATGCCTACTCACTCTATAAGAGTCGTAGGAAAGACGCGCTTGCAGCAAGACAACTACATAATGATGTAGAAGAACTCAAGTCTGATATTGGTGAGATCAAACGAATGATACAGAATTTAGCTAGAGGATAGTATGGCAAAAACATCTTACTTAGGAGCTAATATAGCAGTAGCTACTGATACGTTTAGAGAATGGGTTGAGAGAACTAACCAGCTCGTATATGATCAAGGAACTATTGTTATAACTGCTGGAGCAGTTGCTCTACCAAATTCAACTAACCATACTATAACATCAGGTAACGGTCATGTCAACGGTATCTTTTCTGCAAATACATTAGTAGCAAAAGATAATATAAGAGGTGGTACAGTACAAACTGCTGCTGCCATGACTCTTGCATCTAATCTTCATGCATCTGCAAATATCACTCATGATATTGGTACACCAACAATGCAGTTTGGAAATGGATACTTTAAGAATGTATTAGCATCAGGAGATGTTGAAGCTAGTTATTCTTCTGACATTGCTTTGAAAACTGATCTACAAAAAATGGAAAATGCAGTAGAGGTATGTAGAAACCTTAATGGCTATATGTTTAAATGGAAGACAGATGATCAAAAGAATGGTCAGACTGATCTAGGTGTTATTGCTCAAGAGATAGAAGCTGAATTACCATTTCTTGTATCAACAAATGGAAATGGAAACAAGGCTGTTAAATACCAGTCGCTCATTCCTCTGTTAATAGAAGCTGTAAAAGAGCTTGACAAGAGAGTTGAAGAATTGGAGAAAGACTAATGCCATTAAAAGTTAACGGTGTTACGATTGTTAACAGCACAGCCAATGTGCAAACATCTACACTGCCGGATACAGGCATATCAACAGGCAACTTTGGAAACACGACCTTTGCTGTCACGGCAAATGTAACTAGTAGAGGACTTGTTAATGCTATAAGTGTAGCAGCCATTACAAAGACATCACGTAACTTTGAAGCTGCATCTAATAATGATTCCGAGTATGTTGTCTACGTTAGTACATCGACACCTTCTGGTGGCGCTAATGGAGATATCTGGTACCAGACATTTAGTTGAGGCATATATAAAGTATGTCTTACTCTAATCGACTTTACGCAAAAGAATATGCTGGAGGGGATCGAACCTTTGAGGTTTCGTATACTGGTACTGGTACCAGGACTCCTTACATCGTATACACGAATGCGTTCCATGGATTCTATAATGGATTCGAGGGAGTCTATACTAATAGTAGGACATCAACTCTTGCATGGCAAACAAACTTTGCTGGAGCATACACAGCTTCATATGAAGGCTTTGTAAACTATAATTCAGACGATACAGATACTTACTCAAAAGCATATACATCATTAAAGAACTTTACTGGTCAATTAGGATACAGAAAAGACTATTCAGCCACAGGTAATCAACCAGATAATATCTGGTCTACAATGAACATCTTGGCTAACTACAGTGGTACATATAGTACTGATATTGCATACAGCCGTGTTGTTGGTTATGTTGGCGATGGAAACTATGATGGTGCAGCATATACAGCTACATGGGTTGGAGAGCTAGCATACACACCAACATATAGTGGATTTGTTGGCTTTGCTTCATATACAAAAACATATGAAGGTTCAACAACATATACCAAAACATACACTAAGACATATGTTGGTAACACAATATACCAAGCTGAGTGGCAGAGAGACTACTTAAAAGCATATGGTGGTACAGCAACCTATACAAAAGCGTATACTGTTGATGTAAACTACGACAAAGATTATTCTGCTGGTGCATGGGTAGGAGCAGACAGTTTCGTAGTTTATAGTAAAGACTATGGTGGTGCAATAACATATCTTGATTCTACTGGTGCTGGTTTCACAGGGTTTGTTAACTACACCAAGGGTTATCAGGCTACACAATTCTATACAAAGACATATGTTGGTACAGTAGATTATAACAAAAACTATGTTGGTGCTGCTGATTACACTAAGGCATACACTGGCCGTGCTTCATACATGGCTGAAGAGAACTTCAATAAAAACTATACAAAAGCATATACAACAGTAGCTGACTTTACAAGAGTGTGGTCTGGTGGCTTGTCATATCTTGGTAACGTAAACTATGATGGACTAACATACACAGGCACATATGCTGGTGATACAAACTATCAAACTCTTGTATACTATGTTGGAACATCTGACTATGTTGGTACATATGAAGGTCTGGCAGACAATTCATATCTTGGTTCTGCATTTGTTGGTGTATATGAAAAAGATTACATTGGTAACTATTTTAGAATATACACTAAGATCTGGCAAAAAGATTATGTAACAGATTACAACAAGAACTATGTAAAAACTTATACTAAAAGATATGAAAAGTTATATGTTGGTGATTACGTTGCTGCATATCGGACATCATATCACAAAGATTATGATAAAGTCTATTCTAAAATATGGACAAAAGCATACGAAGTTCCATATACCAAGATTTATTCTAAAGATTGGGAAAAGACATATACCAAAATCTATACAAAAGTTTGGACAAAAGACTACCTTGAAGATTATGGCAAAGCATGGCTTGGCATATACAACAAAGATTATATCAAACTATACAACAAAGTATATTCCAAAGATTGGGTTAAAGATTACGGAAAAGCATATGTAGGTCCAGTCTACTATGGAGGATTTGCATCCGGTTCTCAAACAACTGCATACAATAAAGTTTGGCAGAAAGCATATACAGCTGATTATACAAAAGATTGGGAAAAGGCATATGTCAAATCCTACGAAGGTAGCTTTGATGCAACATATACTAAAAACTGGTTAACAGATTATGCAGCAGACTATTCCAAAGACTGGGTTAAAGCATATGCTAAAGACTATGATAAAGTTTGGAATGCTACTTACGAAAAAGATTATGGCGCCGACTATACCAAGATATGGACTAAGAACTATGATGAGTCTTGGGCCAAGGAATGGGAAAAAGATTACGGCAAGACATATACAAAAATCTGGACTAAGATTTGGCAGAAAGATTATGTTACAGATTATGAAAAAGACTATGGTAAGACATATACCACTGACTATCTAAAAGACTATGTTGCAACATACAACAAAGATTATGTTGCAAACTATGATCAAATATATCTTAAAAATTGGTCTAAAGACTATGCAGAAGACTATACTAAGATATGGGAAAAAGCATACGATGCAGCTTATACTAAGATATGGGTTGGAACGTATGAGAAAAACTGGGTCAAAGCATACGAGAAAAATTATGTCAAGGCTTACATAAAAGCATATGGTAAGACTTGGGAAAAAGACTATGTCACAGATTATGATAAAGTCTATACAAAAGCATACAACAAAGGTTATGTCAAAGCATACACTGCTGCATATACTAAGATCTGGAATAGAGATTGGGTCAAAGCATATGCTAAGGTTTGGCTTGGTGAGTATACAAAAATTTGGGATAGAAATTGGGAAAAAGACTATTCCAAGGCATATGAAAAAGCATGGGTTGGTGTATACAGCAAAGACTATGTTACATCTTACCATGTTCCATATGATAACTTTGACACCACTGTTCTATTACTAAATGCTGAAATACCAAATGCAACTGATGGTGATGTAGAGTTTATTGATGCATCTGATCAAGGTAACCATGTTACAACTGTACACGGTAGTGCTGCTAAGAGTACAGATCAAAAGAAATTTGGTTCTGCAGCTATAGAAGTTCCAAGCAGTGGTTCTAGTGGTCTAACAATTAACTTTGCAGATGATGACTTCAACTTTCAAAATGAAGACTTTACAATTGAGTTTTGGTTAAGAGCTCCTGGTACAAACAATGCTACAATCTTAGAAGCATACGATCATTCTGACAATAGTGTCAAATGGGCTATCAGAGGTAACGATGCATCTAGTCCTAGTGAGATAATATTCTACGAAGGAACAACTGCTAGAGTTACAGCAGATGACAATAGTCCTTGGTCATCTGATACATTTAATCATGTTGCAATTGTAAGAATAAGCAACGCAATCAAAGTATACATTAATGGTACAGCTGATGCAGCAACGTATACCTCAGCTGCTAACTTAACTGGAGCCACTAGATTAGTAATTGGTAACAGAAGACAATTAGATGCATCTGTTGGTGGTTTCATTGATGACCTTAGAATAGACAAAACCAATGGTAAGTATACTGGTAACTTTAATGTTACTGATAATGAGACAGCTCAAGAACAAATAAATTCTGCCGATTGGACATCATTCCAAAAAGCATATGTTAAAACATACAGTGCAGACTATACTAAGATCTGGGCAAAGGATTATGATAAGACATACGAAGGTGTCTTTGATGCAAGTTATGAAAAAGCATATGATAAAGTATATACAAAGGTATGGGAAAAAGATTACGTCACAGATTATACCAAGGTCTGGAATAAGAACTGGGAAAAGGCATACGATAAAGTATACACTAAAGCCTGGGTTGGAGCGTATACTAAAATATATGTAGGTCCAGTTTACTATGGTGGTTTCGCATCAGGATCACAGACAACAAACTATACCAAAGTTTGGGAAGGTAGCTTTGATGCTGACTATACTAAAATTTGGAACAAAGATTATGAAAAAGCATACGATAAAATCTATACCAAAAACTGGGTAAAAGCATACGATAAGACATACACTAAAGACTGGGTCAAGGCATATGCTAAGACATGGACTGGTGTATATACTAAGATATGGACAAAAGATTACGATAAAGTTTATACTAAAATTTGGAACAAAGACTATGTAAAAGATTACGTCAATGTTTGGGTTGGTGAATGGGTCAAGAATTGGGTTAAAGATTACGAAGGTTCTTTTGATGCAACATACAACAAAGTTTGGGTGAAAGCATATTCCAAAGACTATGATAAAGTATATGAAGGTTCTTTTGATGCCACATATGAGAAGGCATACTCTAAAGACTATGATAAGGTCTATGAGACAGATTGGAACAAAGAGTATGTTGAAACATATGAAAAAGACTATACTAAGATATGGACTAAGAACTGGGTCAAGAATTATGATACTGAATACGAAAAGCAGTATGATAAAGATTGGGTTAAGGCATACGAGAAAGATTATGTAGCTGCATATGACAAGAACTGGGATGCAGTCTACAACAAAGATTGGGTCAAAGCCTACGATAAGGTTTATACTAAGTTATGGGCTAAAGACTATGAAGCTGCTTATACCAAGATTTGGGATAGAGCTTGGGTCAAGAGTTACGATAAAAACTGGGTCAAGACTTATACCAAAGACTGGAACAAAGTATATGTTAAGACGTATACTAAAAATTGGGTTAAAAATTACGAGACAGATTACTCAACTGATTACGGTAAGACATATACAAAAGCATATGAAGCTCACTATACAAGAGACTTCCTCAAGTTATGGCAAGGTGAGTATACTAAGAACTATGACAAAGACTACTTAAAAGACTATGTCAAAACGTATACTAAAAACTGGGTCAAAGATTACGAGACTGACTATACTCAAGAGTATCAAGGTACTTACACCAAAGCCTATGAAGGTATCTTTGCAACATTTATCAAATACTATCTCGGTGCTAAAAACTGGGAAGGTAATATAAACTACACCAAGAACTATACTGGTCTAAGGTATTATGGTAAGGCTTGGGGTACTGAGTATGCAAAAACTTGGACTGGTAACTATACTCACGCATACGAAAAAGATTATGTTAAGAACTATGATGCTGACTATACAAAAGATTGGACCGCAACATATACCAAGGCATATGTTAAGAACTATGATAAAGTATACACCAAAGTATGGGCTAAAGATTGGACCAAGGCTTATGTTGATGGGTCTGGTGATACCTATACTAAGGTATGGTCAGCAGATTATGCTGCAGACTATACTAAGGCTTGGAACAAAGATTATGAAAAAGCATACGATAAAGTTTGGAACAAAGTATATACCAAGTCTTGGGAAAAGGGTTACGTTAAGAATTATGATAAAGAGTATGTTGCTAACTATACTGGATCGTATGGAGGTGCAGCAGCTTATCTAAAAGCATATGCTGGAACAACTGATTACTCAGGTCCTGTTAACTATACTAAGACTTGGGAAGGACCATACATAGCCAGCTTTGCACCATCGTATACTGGTGATAGTGACTTTACACAAAGATATACTGGTGCACTAACAAGGAATGTTCCTTACGAAGGTACAACAAGTTTTGTAGGTCCTTCTGGTGGTCAGCTTGATTCTAACCTTGCTGGTCAACCTAAACTTCATATTATGCAAGACAATACTTGGAAGAATGTCAAGCAATTGTTTGTACATGCATCTGGTCAGTGGAAGAAAGTCAAGTACTTAAATACTAAACAAGGTGATACTTGGAAGCTAGCATACATTGGTTACGATACAACTGATATCTTCTTAGATGAAGGTGAAGTTCTTACTAGCGATAGTGATGCAGGTTCAGCTCGAGGTCACGATCTTCATATGGGTAAGATCACTTACTATGTAAATGACTTCAACTTAAAATCATATCTTGAAGCTAAAGGTAAGACACCAGATACTGTTCCACAATTAGTGAACATATTTGTTGGTGTAAAAGATGACTATACTAAGAACTTTGTATTTGGTTCTACAGCAAATAATATTCCTGCTGTAAACTTAAATATGGATTCTGTTACAGCTAATGTTTCAGGAGATACACAAGCAGAGATCAAACACCTTGTACGCATTGTAAACTACACAACTGGATTCATCGTAGGTAAAGGTGGAGATGGTGGTGATGCAAATGGAAGCACAAGAGGTCTAGGCAGCCATGGTAGTGATGGTGGTCATGCTATTGAGTCTGGAGCCAATGTACATCTGTTTGTAGAAAACTATGGTACTATTGGTGGTGGCGGTGGTGGTGGAGGTGCATCTGGTATCTCTGATCCATACAGTAAAGAATCTGGTGTGTACACAACTACATATCTTGGTGACACATATCATGGTTCTGGAGTACTTACTGAGTATGGTGCTACGTGGAGTAAAACATATACAAAAGACTGGATTAAAAATTACGTTAAAGTATATGTTGGCGACTACACTAAAGTATATGAAAAAGATTATTCTGCAGACTATGTTAAGGCATACGTTGGTGTATATAATAAAGACTGGGAAAAGGTATACGTTAAAGAATATGCAGCAGACTACACTAAAGTATATGCTAAGGATTGGGAAAAGACATATACTAAAGCATACGAAGGCTCATTTGATGCAACTTATACTAAGACATATACCAAGATATGGGAAGGTAATTATACCAAAACATATACTAAAAACTATGATAAAGTTTACACAAAAGTATGGGCCAAAGACTTCAGCACAGTATATCAAGGTGAGTATACAAAAGTATGGTCTAAAGGATATGCAAGAGATTTTGAAGCAGCATTCAATGGTGGCGGTACAGACTATCTAAGAATCTTCTCAAAAGATTACGCCAAAGGATATGAGGTTGTATACACCGGTGACTACACTAAAGTGTGGTCTACAGACTTCAGCGCTGACTATACTAAATCTTGGGAAAAGGCATACGATAAAGAGTATGTTGGAGCATACACTAAAGATTATAATAAAGACTATGCAAAGGCTTGGGTTGGAGTATATAATAAAGATTGGGTCAAGGCTTATTCCAAAGATTATACTAAAGTGTGGACTGGGAACTATCTTAAAGACTATGCTAAGGTATGGGCAAAAGCATATGAAGGATCTTTTGATGGTACTTGGACTAAGGTTTGGACTAAAACATACACTAAGATCTGGCAAGGTGCATACGAGAAAGATTATCTCAAAGCATACCAGAAAGTATACAACAAACAATATGATGCAAGTTATACTGAAGCATACCAGAAAGCATACACTGGACAATTGTATTGGATTGATGAAGACGTAGCATCTTATACTGGAGCTGCTGGAAATTTCACATCTGCTCGAGCATATGGAGATGGTGAAGTTAGCTTTATCAAAGACTTTAACAAAGAATATGTTTCTGGATTTACTGGCCAGACAGCTTACACTGCAGGAGTACCAGGATCAAGAGGTGAGCTTGGATCATTCTCACAAGCAGAGAACTATGATGTTGATTATACTAAACTATATGCATCTCCATATACTAAAGCATACGATAAGATATATGCTAAGGCTTGGGATTCATCTGCTGCTAACTATACAGTTAACTGGGAGAAGGCTTGGGTAGAAGATTGGGCTTCAAACTGGGCTGGATCTTTCCATGGTGGTCAGCAAGATGCAATGACACCAACAAACTTTATGAAGACTTATCTTCCAGACTCTGGTGTTGCTCTATATGCAAAAGAATATACAAATACAAGATTTGGTCGTACATATGGTGGATATGAATCTGCTGGATTCATTACATCAGTTGGATCATATGCAAAAGCATACACCAAAACATATACTAAGATATGGACTAAATCATATACCAAGGCTTGGGAAAAAACATATACTAAAGTATACGAGAAAGATTACAACAAAGCATACGATGGTGCTGCATTTGCTAAAGAATGGACTAAGACATATACCAAAACATATGATGGTACAATATATGGTGGCGTATATGAAAAAACATATCAAAAAGCATATGACAAAGTATGGCAAGGAAGTTATGTTGATGAGTGGGGTGGAGCATATGATAAAGAATATGAAGCAGATTATCTTGCAACATATGTTAAGACATACATTGGTATCTATACCAAGACATACGAGAGTGCAGACGATGCATATGTAGGACCTACTTATGATGGTGCAACATATACTAAGAGTTGGGAAAAAGCATACTCTGTTGATTACTCAACTGATTGGGAAAAAGCATACACCAAGTCATACGACAAAGACTATGAAAAAGCATACGAAGCTGCTTATACAAAAGCATGGTCCAAAGACTATAATAAAGATTATGAAAAAGACTACGAAGGAACTTTCTCTAAGAGTTATGTTAAGAACTACGATCGTGTATATGTTGGTGATTATACTAAGACTTACGATAAAGATTATTCCAAAGACTATGCTAAGGTATGGAACAGCTCTGCTGCAACATATACAAAAGTATATACTAAGAGTTATGACAAAACATACTCAAGTGATTGGACTAAGTCATATGAGAAGGATTATGTAAAAGATTACACTGGTGCATTTACCAAAGCGTATACTAAAACATATACAAAAGATTACTCAGCTGATTACGCTAAAGAATGGACAAAAGCATATACCAAAACATATGATAAAGATTACACTAAAGCGTATACAAAAATCTATACAAAAGATTATGTCAAAAACTACGATGCAGATTATGTTGGATCATACACTGCAACATTCTCAAGATCATACGATGCAGAATACGAAGGATCATATGATAAAGAGTATGAAAAAGCATGGACAAAAATATGGACTAAGGGTTTTGGTTCTACTACATACATTGGTGACTACTCAGCAACATATCTTGCTGACTTTACAAAACAATATCAAAAAGACTTTGGTAGCTCATACAGTAGAGACTATAATGCTGAATATGAAGCATCATATACAGGAACATATGTTGCAACATATGTCAAGACATACTCAAAAGATTGGGTCAAGGCATATGAAGCAGACTACAACAAAGACTATACAGCAGATTATGCTACAACATGGATAAAAGAATATCTTGGTAACTATAGCAGACCTGGTGGTGTGTATGGTGCATTCCTCAAAGAATACACAGATACATTTGTTAGAGTATACAACACCAAAGGTTCATTCATTGGTACATATCTCAAAACATATACCAAGAACTATGATCAATTGTATCAAGGTGTTTATACAAAAGCATATCAAAAGGCATATGAAGGTACATTTAACCAAGACTATCTAGTAATATACAACAAAGATTATGCTAAGGCATATGTTGGACCAGTCTTCTACGGTGGTTTTGCTTCTGGCTCACAGACAACAACATACAACAAAGCATATACTAAAGGTTATGAGAAGAACTGGATTAAGACTTACACAGGTATCTTCACTAAAGATTATGAGAAGGCATACACTGGTGACTATACTAAGTCTTGGACAAAAGACTATGTTAAGACATTTGAAGATACAGCATATTCAAGAGAAGTAAACATTGCATATCTTGGATTTGCAGAGACAACTGGTGTAGCTGGTTCTGGTGGAGCTGGTTGGAACATTGGTGAAGAAGGTACTACTGAAGCTGATCACAGTCATATGTTATTCCTACCACAAGAAGGTAATCTAATCAATGGTGGTAGTCGTGGTGTTCCTGATTGGGAATATGGTAACTCAAGAGCCATTGGTGGTAAAGGTGGAGACTTAGGTAATGTTGGTACCGGTGGTGGTGAAAGGTTCCTAAGAAAATCAAGACTTGGAAGATCTGGTGATGGTGGTAAACCTGGTGCAGCCATTAAAGGTTATGACTCTGATTATGTTAACATGATCTACCAGGGTAATATATTAGGTGACCCCAACTACATGTTCCAAGGTTAAGGTGTCATGGGACGGCCCCTTAAAATTAAAACCTCTGGAGGTGGAACATGGATAGCTCTACAAGAGATACCAGATACAGAATTAACCCACATAGTCCATCAAGTTCTTACAGAGTTTGCATCTAGTACTTCTGGTACTGGAACACTTTCTGTTGGAACAGATACTGGAACAAGTATTGGTACATTTACAGATACCAATTCATCAACAAGTTCCACAACTACTGTTTATCAAAATTTAACGTCCGTGTCAGAATCAAGTATGGTCCGCCCCGTGGAGTTCGGTTCAACTATTCAAGAGGCATCTGATGCAAACATTAATTCGTTCATCATTAGCACTGCTCTTTCTAATCTTGTGTCTAACGGAATTGGGTCTTATGTCCTGTCAACAACAAATCCTGACTCAGATAGATACACTGCTATAACACCAGCGCTAACTGATAACACAACGAGTACTTCTACAAGTTATAATTTATACAGAAAAACATCTGTTGCAACTGCACCAGCTCAAGTAATACCATTAAAGGTTACTGGTAGTACAGTTAAACAGATGACTAATACAGAGATCAAAACTCTCACAGCAAGAGTAAGAAATAGAATCATTGACACAGGAATTGGTAAGTATGCTATTCAAGCAGCTGCACCATCTACTGGTACATGGGTTGATCAAGGAACAATACTTGATACAAAGATCATTGATTCTGATAGCGATTCCTATTCAAGGACTTACTTAAAAACATACACTAAAGCATTTGCAAAGAATTATCTCAAGACATACACTGGAACATTTGTTGGACAGTATGTTGGTACATATGAGAAAGATTATCAAAAAGCATATACCAGTGCAATAAACTATGAGAAGATATACACTACAGTTTGGACTAAGTCATATAGTAAAGACTTTATTGGTGTGTATCAAGGTGTAGTCAACTTCAATAGAACATTTGAAGGTGACTTTGCAAAAGATTGGATCAAGTCTTACAGTAAAGCATACACTGGCTTTATACTATATGCAAAAGATTATGATCAAACATTCACAGGAAACTTTCATAAAGACTATCTCAAGGGATATGTTGGTGAGAGAAACTATCTAGCAGAGTATGCAAGAGATTGGAACAAAACATACACCAAGTTATATACTGGTGAATATCAAAAGACAGAAAACTTTGAAGTTAATTATGAAGGTGAAAGAGTTGTAAACTACAATGCAACCTTTGCTGCTTTCTACGAAGGTGAGATAACTTCAGCTGCAACATATGTCAAAGCATATGTAAAAGATTTTGGAAATGATTATGCTGCTTCATTCTCAGCTGCTGCAAACTATTCTGGTACATTCAACAGAACATACACGAAAGATTATGGTAGAGCATGGACTGTTGAGTTTTCAGGTCCTGGTGTATTCCAATCTGAATGGACTAAAAACTATACAGTAAACTATCAAAAGGCTTATGCAAAGCTCTGGACAAAAGATTGGGTAAAGCAATATATTGTTCAGTATGAAAAGTTATATGAAAAGAGTTGGTTGGAAGATTGGGTCAAGGCTTACGAGAAAGACTATGAAGCAGCATATGATAAAGATTGGATTAAAAACTGGGTCAAATCATATTCAAAAGATTGGAATAAAGATTATTCTGCTGACTATCTAAAAGACTATGGTAAGACATATACTACTGATTACAACAAAGATTATATCACCAACTACGAGAAAACATATGTGAAGGCATACGTTGGTGTATACAATAAAGACTATATCAAAGCATACGAGAAAGATTGGGTTACAGACTATACTCACAATTGGGTCAAAGCATATCTAAAGGTATGGAACAAAGACTATGTCAAAGGTTATGAGATTGCATGGAACAAAGTATGGTTAGGTATCTATACTAAAGACTGGTCAAAAGACTATGAAAAAATATATGTAAAGAATTGGGTAAAATCATATGATGCGGACTACGCAAAACAATGGCTTGGTGAGTATGAAAAAAATTATGTCAAGTCTTATGACAAAGATTATGTTAAGGCATACGATCGCATCTGGTCACAAACGTACACAAAAATCTACGATGCAGCATACACAAAGATCTGGGCCAAGGACTGGGAAAAAGATTACGTAAAGATATATCAAAAGAACTACGTTAAAACATATAGTGCTGCATATGAAGGATCGTTTGATGAAAACTATAACAAAGATTATGTAGCTGCATATACAAAGATATGGAACAAGACTTATACTAAGATCTGGCAGAAAGACTATGTCACAGATTACACAAAGACATACACAACAGATTATAATAAAGACTATACAAAAATTTATGCTAAGGCTTGGGTTGGTGCATATACAAAAATATATGTTGGGCCTGTGTACTACGGTGGTTTTGCATCTGGATCTCAAACTACAAACTACACAAAAGTTTGGGAAGGTAGCTTTGGTGCCAACTATACAAAGGTATGGGTAAAGACATATACCAAAGATTGGAACAAAGCATATACCAAGAACTGGATAAAAAACTATGATGCTGATTATGTAAAAGCATATGATAAGATATACGAAAAGGCTTGGGTCAAGACTTATACTAAAGCATATGTTGGTGTTTACAATAAGGATTGGAACAAAGATTACGTTAAGGATTATTCCAAAAATTGGGTTAAAGCATATACTAAGAATTACGATAAAGTATATAACAAAGATTGGTCTAAAGATTGGAACGTTGATTACGTTGCAGTGTATCTAAAGAATTGGGTTAAGACATACGACAAAGATTATGTTAAAGCATATGAAGGTGCCTTTGATGCAACCTACACAAAGATATGGAATAAAGATTATCTAAAAGACTATGCTAAGTTGTGGGCTAAGGATTATGATAAAGAGTATGAAGGATCTTTTGATGCTGCATATGTTAAACAATATGCAAAGAACTGGGTAAAGGCTTATGAGGCTAGTTACGAGAAAGACTACGAAGCAGCATATACAAAGAACTGGGTTACACAATACGAGAAGAACTATGTCAAATCATACGAAGGATCATTTGATGCTGACTGGGTAAAGGCTTATACAAAAAATTGGGTTAAGACATATACAACTGATTGGAACAAAACTTATACCAAGACTTATACTAAGTTGTGGACCAAGACATATACAACTGAGTATGAAAAGGACTATGTTAAAAATTATGTTGCAAGATATCTTACAAACTGGGTAAAGACTTATGAAAAAGCATACGAGAAGTCCTACGCAAAAACTTATGAAAGAATATGGACAAAAATTTGGGAGAAAGCATATACTCGCAACTACTCCGCCACATACCTCAAAGACTATACCAAGGTATGGTCACGGGATTATGAAGGCAATTATACTGGTTTCATCAATTACACTGGACAATTTATTTCAAACTACCTCAAAGACTACGTTGGACAAGTAACAAAAACATTTTCTGGCTTTATTAATTACAATAAACTGTTTACTAAGAGCTGGGGTCGGATGTATAATAAAGAATATGTCAACGAATGGGCTAAGGTTCAAAACTTCCAAAAAGACTTTGAAAAAGATTTTGCTAAAGAATACGTAGGTGTGTATACTAAAACATACTCATCTATTCATACGTATGAAGGAACAAGAACTGTAGACTATCAGAAAACATATACAGCAGATTATACAAAAGAGTATGCAGCAGACATAACCTATGTCAAGACTTATACAGCTACACGCTCTCAAGGATTTGAAGGAGCATATGAAAAAACATATAGTAGTGAGACAGACTATGAAAAAGACTACGATAAAGAATATGAAGCTGTATATAATAGTAACTTTGGTAGCATTAACTTTTCTGCTACACTCAATTTTGAAAAGGCTTGGACTAAGAACTTTGCAAAATTTTATGATGCAGAATATGCGAAGAACTACGAAGGATATATAGACTACACACAAGACTACAATAAGGCTTATGAAGGAACTTTCACAGGATACTTTGAGACAGACTTCATAAAAACTTATTCAATAGATTATTCAAACGACTATATTAAGAGCTATATAAATACATATGTAGATACAACCAACTATGTGGGAACCGCATCTACACTTAAATTATGGGTGAGGGTTGCTTAAGGAGTATATAATGAGTAGTGAAGAAGTAATGGATATTGATCCTAGAGCCCATGGCTTTAAGATTGATACGGCCGGTAAGGTCGCTAGCTCAGAAGCAGAGTTAGCAAACAAAAGAATAGATGCTAAAATTCCAGAGTTTGAAGAAGAAATAGATCATGACATTCCTCATGACAAGGAAGAAGTGGTTGAAGAAGTTTACAAAGAAAGTCTCAGTAAAGATCGTTCAGACCGACTAGGGTTGGTCAGACCTCCAGATAAGAATATGAAAACATCATGGATGCGTGATCCTGTCGAGGCAGATGATATGGAGGAGATCAAATTGGCAGAAGAAAAAGCTAGGGAACCTGAATGGCCTTTTGGTGATGGTGAACCAATATATGCATTCTTTAGTAATGATGCAAGGACAGTACTTACATTCTTTCTAAGAATGCCAGATGATAGAGTTGAGAATCATACTATAGACTCAGCTCCTATGCATGAAGCTGCATGGCATCATCTACGAAAAATCTTCACAGAAGAAATGTTGAATAAGAATACTAGTCGAGAGATCAATAAGATTCATAGACTGCGTTCCAAAGAAGAAGATGAAGAAAAAGAACGTGAAAGTAAGATGAAGCAAGAAGGGTTGTTCGGTGCTAAAGTTGAGGCATTTGAACTGGAAGTTGTTAGTAAGTCTACTAATAGAGATTTGAAATCAGCTATCCGTAAATCAAAATCTACTATGGAAGTTATTGCCACTGTAGGTGCTCTCATTGCTCTTGATCATTTGGAGTCTAAAAAAGAAGATGTCCCAGCAGCAGCCGAATAATGGTTTTCTGTACGTAGGATCTCTGACTAAACCATATTATGATGCTGCTGTAATGTCAGCAGAGTCCATTAAGGACTACTGGCCAGAAGCTAAGATAATGTTGTTTACTCATGAAGATTGGGTACAAGAACCAAGAGACTCTAGAATCTTTGATAAAATTGTTACTGGAGTCCCAGCACATTGTCGAGCTAAGCTATGGGCATTAAATCAAACTATATTTGATAAGACATGCTATATGGATGCTGACACATATTGTGAGCATGAAGACATAAAGTATATCTTTGATGATCTACCTGATAACTATGATATGGCTATGACTACAAATAGACCATATAATGCTAAGGTTGTCTACTTTAAGAAAGATAGAGAGCTTACTCATTATGAAGAAGAAGACAAGAAGTTAATCTGGGAAGGTGGGGACCCAGATGGCAAACCATTGTATGCAGTGCACTCTTGGGAAGAGAATGCCAAGAATGAAGTATACAGAATGTTATGGCATTGTGGAATGTTTATATATAATAATAAGCCGCATACGCTAAAAATGTTACATGCATGGTATACTAATTATAGGGAACAGATTGAAAACAAAAAGACATGGCACGAAAGATTTGAACATCCAAGATCATTGTGGTTCTGGGATACGTATGCTTTCTGGCGAACAAACTTTTATACAAATTATGAAGTCAAGATTCGTGAGATCCATCCAAAGTGGAACTTTGTAAATGGATACAGAGAATTTGAATTAAGTGAAAAACATCCAAAAGTTATTCACCACTACACAGTACCAGCTCGACCACAGGATGAAGGATTAATAGATGACCCCAATATATCAAATACAATCGGAAATTTTGACATACTTAAATGAGTGGCAAGAGTTCATATGGGGACTAGAGCTCCATGAAAACTTTGGTAAAGATAAGAAGTTTAAAGCTCGAGGTGGCAAGTTCTTTAACGAGAACCGATCAGAGTATGCAAGTTCCGTAGAGTGTTTGATGTCTCTTAAACATGATGAGCATGATGGCTTTCCACCAGACTCATATGGATATGACTTTAATCAGATACCACAATGGATCAAGTCAGGATCTATTAGTAAAGATATAGGTGAGCCATTAGCTGAGAAGAGTAAATGGTTGGATGATAATCTTGGTGCTTATCTTGGATATAGGTTCTGTGCATTAAAGATGTTCTATCCTCCAGAAGGATATATTTCTTGGCATACTAACTGGAACGTACCAAGCTACAACATTTTATTTACATACAATCCTACTGGTGATGGTTTCTGGAGACATATTAATCCAACTGGATCAGAGTCACATAGACCTAACATAGGAGAGAATGAAGAGAACGTAGTTACTATTCCTGACAAGCCAGGTTGGTCATGTAAGGTTGGTTACTATGGACGTAAAGAAGAACATGACAGGATTGTTTGGCATACAGCTTATACTAAGGAGCCAAGAATCACATTAGGTTATGTTATCTTTGAAGAAAGTATTTGGAAGAATACAGTTGAAGAGATTGCTGGTAAAGAATTAGTATGGCCTCTAGCTCCATATGAACCAGAGGCCGTACAAACATCCTTTACTAAATAAACCTCGATCCAAACTTATTATAGTTCTTATGGGACTTTTTACATACGTTCACAAGCACGTAGTATAATATCTTCTCGTGCTTGGATGTCACTGAGTCAGCTAAATTTATACCTGGTACTCTATAGTTACACATAGCATACATTATAAACCACAGGTCTCTAGGACCTGTGAAAGTTATATTGTCCAACCCATTGTATGCAATAGCCTTTACATAACCTTGCCATTGATGCTCTGGAGTCATAGACTCATGGAGCTCTTTTACAATGGGCTGGATCTTTTTCCATTCTGCATCTTGCTCAGCAACAAACATTTGATTGAACAGTTGCTGACTGTATAGTAACATAATAAAGCCATATATTTGGCTGTCAATCATCATTTTCATTTTATGTAAACCTTATATATTATCCCTTATTTATTTAAGTTGTGCAGCTAATCTTTTTAGAGCAGCTGCTCTCTCCTTAGGTTGTAGTGGAATTAATCCTTTGTCAACTAAACGTCCTTCAGGACCAGACATACCATCTGACATAAAATGATCTACATATGGCTTTAAAGGATAATCATTTAAATGTTCTTTTTTTACATAAAAGTATAGTGCTCTTGAAATAGGATATGATCCATCTGCAATTCCTTCAAAGGTTGGTTCTTTACCATTTATCGTTGCACCTTGTACTAGATTAGTATTTTCTTCCAAAAATGAAAAACCAAAAATTCCAAATCTTTCTGGATTGCTACCTAACTTTTGAATAATGAGATTGTCATTTTCTCCAGCTTCAATATAACCACCATCTTCTCTTACTTGTGAACAACGTGTCTTATAACCATCAGGTCCTTTCTTTTTGATACCCATCTTCTTACAAGCCTTATGTAAAACAAGTTCTACAAATGCATCTCTTGTACCTGATGTTGGAGGAGGGCCCATTATTTCAATTTTTCTATTTGGTAGACTCTTATTTATATCTGACCATTTTACATATGGATTTTCAATAAACTTTTTTCCATCCCAAACTTCTTTTGAAACAGCCTTGTATAAATCTTTACGTGAAATAGTCATTGGTTTAGATTGTTTTGAATTAGCTAAAACAATACCATCATATCCAATATGTACTTCTATTGGTGTTACACCATTCTTTGTACATTTTTTAATTTCTGATTTCTTGATTGCTCTACTTGCATTTGTTGCATCTGGATGTTTTTTTCCTACACCATTGCAGAATAATTTCATTCCACCACCAGTACCTGTTGATTCTATAACTGGTGTTTTATGTCCTGATTTGCCTAGAGATTCTGCAACAACAGTTGCAAATGGAAAAACAGTAGACGAGCCAACTACTAATAGACTATCTCGTGCATAGACGGATGTACTCATTACTAGCATAGCTAGCACTAAAAAAACTCTTTTCATTTTTTTCTCCTTGGGGGTTGTGTCGACGATGACATCATTATTTAACTCTCAAAATAGAGTGTAGTATTATCATTATATTAAAGTTTAATTACCATTCAAGTTTCATCTTTATTGACCTTTCCAATAACCATTATACGTTTAGCACCTAAGAACTCTCTTGACTCTCCATAGAATACCTTTCTAAGATGCCCTTGTGTAGCTAACTCTCCTGCACCTTCAGCACAATTGATGTGTAGCCATTTAACATTCTTGTTGTTGTTACTTTGTAATACATATAACTTATCTGGATATTGATTTGTTATATGTTTCATATCCATCATATGTTCACAAGAACAATTAATAACAACATTGCCTTTGAGATCTAAGTTATCAAACACAACATCTTTATGATTAACTGTTACTTGTGGAAACTCATCTTTGTAAATATGCTGTGCAATATCGCAAGTATACTCATCAATGTCATATAGATTAATAGGAATATCATAACCAAGACGATTAACAAGCATAGGCACAATGACAATACCATACCAGCTAGCCAAGATATCAATGCCTTTAATTTGTCTATCACGGAACCTCGCATCTACTAATGTCTCAACTAACCACCACTTACTTTGTATTTGTGTTTCAAATATACATTCACTGTAGTCTTTGAACTTGTATATATGCTTGTCAGCTATATATCCCATCCCTTTATGGAACAGCTGGTATGTTCTATCTAATGAATAATGTTGCATCAATCACCCCAAAATTGTTTCAACGTTTCTTCCTTATCTTCTACATTATCAAAACATGCAACAACATGATTATCTCTCTTTTTATACTCATCAAGATCATCTGGAAACGATGAACCATACTTATATGAGTATGCAAGTTTACTTGGAAAAAACTTTAGCTTATCTCTATGCCTTCTATACATCCAGCCATCCAATCCATAGAATGACTTATATACCTTCTCTTTGTTGTCTTGAAAGTCTTTGTATTGTTCTTCAAAATTATTATCTTTAAGATATAGTATTGATGAGTTAACATCACAGTTAAAGATATACTTGTTTATATCATTACTGAACCATGTTGTCTTTAATATCTGACCATTATCAACAAACTCTTTTAGTTGACCATGAACAAAGCAATCCAGATCAAGATATATTGTATCGTTAGTAAACAATCCAGGTTCAAACAAGTTTACTTTATTCCACCACAATCTATCAAGACAAAATGATTTATAGTTATAGACTTGTATGTTCTGATCAAACCCTCTAGGATTATCAGTCCAGCATGTAAAGGTATTGACTTGATGTTTGACTTGGTGAAACAATTGGTTAACAAACTCATGTTTGTAGCCTGTACCAACCTTCATACATACAACATCTAACTTCATAGGTATTGCTTCCACTCTTTAGCAACCCATCCAGTTTTTATATCTAATGGGTCTGGCTCATGATCTTCCATAAAGACACAGACAGCATGATCTGGTCTATACTTATATTTAGCCTCGCTACCTTTGACTGTATAATTGTCTGGATATGCAGCACCTCTATTGAATGAGTATACAGATCCTTTTGGATATGTGTGTATCTTATCTCTCCACTTACGCCATAAGTAAGCATCAGCACTATACAACGATTGCTTAATCATCTTATAGTTCTTACTAAAGTGTGTCCATATCTCATTTGTAACTGGATCAGTATTGTCTACGTATATCAAACTGGCATTAAACAACATAGTTAAGAAATAATTACCACCATGCATACCAACATGCCAAGGTGGCATCCAGTCACATGCAATCATTGCTGGTGTTGGTGTTTCAAGTATTCTATCCATTGGACCAAGAAATAAGTTATCAAGATCAGTGAATAATATCTTACCTTCTATGCCACATAACTTAGGAGCAAACAATGACATCTTGATACCATCCCAGAAGTACCATTGTTCGTTGTTTATTATATCACTCCATAGCCATTGTTCTGTGCATTCAACTGCTTTGATGTCTTCGTCTAATCCTTTTGGATCATCTGTCATACAATAGGATTTGAACTCTTGATTGAAATGCTTCTTGGCCATTCTGTGGATTAAGTTTGGATACTCAGGACCAAACTTATCACCCCACTTCATAGTCATCAAGTTAATAATATTCAATACTCCTTATCACATGCTGACGTTCAGTCTTAATAATGTGTTCTTTCTGCTGACGTACAAGATGCATTGATGGATTATCTTTATGATCTTCTGCATTGAGATCAACATACTTCTTACCCATACCATTGAGCAATCTAAACACATATGCTTCTCTACGATGGAATGGTTGTTTATCTTTTGCAAAGAACTCTGATCCTTGTTCAGCTCCAAAGAAGTATGAGTATGCCCAACCTCTTGGTAGAGTGTTGATTATATCTCTGTGGTAATGGTTTATATATTCATCATTGCCTCTGAATTTGAATGCATATGTTTCTGGATCATGCATGAACTCTTTTGTAATAAAGTTCATAGAGTGACCATGCCACATCATAATAGAAGAATTAACTAATGCAGCAAACTCAAAGTCTGGATCAAACCCTGATTGTTTGAATGCTTGTGATTCCCAATCAATAGGTTTCCAATAACAATACAACATAGTAAGTTTATCTTTAACAGCAAAGTCACACATTTGATCAAAGTCTCTTTGTATGACTGTATCAAGATCAAAGTATATGTTAAGCCCATCACCAGATATAGATTCATCAAACAGCATCATCTTGTTCCACCAACCCCATAAGTTGTATTCATTAACATCTATGATATTAATGCCAGGGACTGCTATAGTTGTTTGATTTGTTAGTAAGTTAAAATTATATGGCTCACTAAAGTTTGCATCTATCTGAGCCTTTAATTGATATACGTGTTCATCTGTATAGTACTCACTAGGATCAAACTCCATTTGGTATGGAGTCTCAGTGTGTACAGTTTTGATGCAGTAAATATTAATGCGTGTCATCTATCCACCTTCTTGTAATACTCAAGAATTCATCCACTTTTGTTACTCTCTCTTTATTATCTCTATTGATAAGTGCTAGAGGTAACCAATCTTTACATGCTATCCAATCATGTATTGTATGATGGTCACTTATAGTTGACCAAGTCAACCATGTACCGACACCATGATTCTTCAACTCTCTAAAACATTTCTCTATTGTAAATGCTCTGAGAGTCTTATCAAATTCAAATGGTAGTCTACCAGACGCATGAAACTGTTGAGGGTCTAAGTACGCCTGGTACGTATCTTTATAAGTTGCAACATAATAATACTTATACTTCTTATTATTATATAATAATCTTATTGGGTTAAGCTCATCACCTTTTGGCTTCTCGAAGAATGTTGGCACTAACTTCTTCATTAGTAGCCTCCTTCGTTTGCAACGATATGTGCGGGAAGGGGCGCCAGTCTAAAGTCTTCCGTAATTCTTCCTCTGCGAGTTTGGTCCATGAATGGGTAAAGCCTAGCGTCCATATGACTATCCCAATCCGCAATTTTAATCCATATACCGCTTCGATGTAACGCTCTTCCAATTGAATCCGGGTTAAGGGGGAACATAAAGGTGTCCGGTTCAACATGTTGGCCATAGATTGGTTTCTCCTTCCATGAGTTGATATAGTCCACTGTTAGACTATAATGATCTGCACACATCTGAATCATGTCATCCATGCTCCAGTTGTCTACACTCTCTAATAAATACCTACCATGCTGGCCAACGTTTTTGAAGCGTATCATTGCGTGGTCGATATTCTTTTGTTTAAATAAATGAAGAAGTCTACTTGGTGCATCATCATTTATTCCTTTACATAATATAGTGCCTGTGTCAACAATAAATTTACAAGCCTTGATATTCTCAAGAGCCATTATCTTTTGTTTAGCACATCTAAGTTCATCAATAGCTTCATACCAATCATCATTATCCACACCGTTCAATGACAAATAAACATGCGACAGCTTAGCCTCTCGCAAGCTACGAGTATACCTAATACTAGCCAATTTCAGTCCATTAGTCAACAGGGTACATCTATGCCCTGCCTTTCTGATCCTGACTATAATATCAGTTAGATCATTTCTCATGGTTGGCTCAGCACCCATGATTCTGATCATAGTTCTTTTTGGGAATCTACTGATTGTATTTATAAGACGATCAATGTCCATGTCAGGAATATCTCTATTTGGTATGTAACAATTTTGACATGTCATATTACATTGATGAGTCACATCAGCTGTGACATCAGTGAAATGATTATCTTCTGGATCTAGTTCATAGTAACCTGGTAAGGTGGTCATATGCTTCCTCTGTGTACTCGAAGTTTGCTAGGATAGCAACTCTTACATCATTCGATTCATGAAACGATGCATGAGGATGACTTGGATTAATAAACCAAATCTCTCCTATGTTCATAAAATATTTTTTTTGATTTTTATTCCAAAGGTCTTCACCTCGCTTACCTGTCTGTGCTTTTATTGTAACTGGATCACTTAAAGGACATATAATATTATATGTGTTGGGTGGATCCATATGGTAGTCCAAATGTTGACCTGGATCTAACATAGCATATCTTTTATTGTTTATATCAATATTTTGAACAGGTAAACTTATCTCATCTGAATGGATTTGATTATAAAAATCAGCAAGTTGATAAACGCTTTCACCAGTACTAACACCAACAACAGCATTTTGATGTCTATGTTCTGCAGTCTGCTCACCGGTCAAATTACTTGGATCATCCGCTAAAGAATGGTATATAAATAAATTGTGTACAGTAATTTCTGGGGTTAGTTGCCCCACTTTGATAGCTGGAGGCAGCTTTCGGTTACGACCATGAAGTCGTAATTCGTCAATTTTACTCATAATATGACCACATCATTGTTATTATAAATATATTTAGCTAAGTTAATAGGAGCACATAATGGCGACAAAGGCAAACATTGTAATAGATCAAGGGGCATCATTCTCCACAGATATTGATATTACAGACGCAGCTGGCGCCCGAGTAGACTTATCTAATTATACAGCAAACTCTCAGCTACGTAAACACTTTTCTTCAACAAATGCAACTGCTACTTTTACTTGTACTACTGGTGGTACAAATGGTACAGTTACTATGGTACTCACACATGCAGTAACAGCCAATATAACAGAAGGAAGATATGTTTACGATCTATCATTACACAACACATCTGCTAACACAAAGTTGAGAGCTGTAGAAGGAATTGTAACTGTCACACCAAGGGTAACAGCATAATGGTAAAAATGCTAAGAAATGATTTAGATACATTAACAATTTATGGTAATCCAATAGTAGGATCTGCCAACAAGCTATCTGCTTGTGAAGATGTTTCAGAACAAACATTAGCCAATGGAGCTATACTTGTATACAGTTCTAATGACAAGAAGTATATACTCCAAGCAGATTCAAATGATGGTGGTGAGTTCTAGTGGGACTCAGCATTCAGCTACCTGGTAATACCAAACCAACACCACTACATGCTAATGGTACAGCTTTAGCAAATGTGGCATCTGGTACTATCCATTTAGCTAATACAACAGGAACAATAAAGTTAAAGATGCCAACTAAGCTAGCAAGAAGAGTTGGAGATTTTGCTGATGTAAATAGTAGTAGTGTGAGTAACGGACAAGTACTAAGATACATATCTGCTAATGATACATTCATTACAACAGATAGAAACGATGTGGACGGAGGTAGTTTCTAGTGGCCATACAAATAAAAAGAAGTGCTAATACGGCAACACCAACTAGTTTGGAAGTTGGTGAATTAGCATGGTCAAGTAATAGTGAAGTTATATTTGTTGGTAATGGAAGTGCAGTAGTTGCAGTAGCTGGTAAAAGAGTACCAGGAACATTGACAGCTAACCAAGCTATTGTTGTTGATGCAAATAGTTTTCTAGATGAAATAAAAACTGGTGGACTAACTCTTACTACATCAGGTACATCTAACACAAAGGTTGTAGGTATTGTTGCTAATGTTGAAGTTGCCAACACAACTACTCTTGCAACATCACAAGCTCTAAAAAATTATGTCGATGAAAATGCTGTCACAGGAGGATCAACACAACTCAATGGTTTAACAGATGTCACCATAACAGATAGAGCTCAAAGTGATTTTATGATGGCTTCTAACACAACTCATGTTAGAAATGTAACAACAGCTGGAGGTGTTACTGCAACTGCAAATGATACAATAGTAACATTCAACTGTGTTAATGCTTCTTCAGATTTTCTTGTTGGAGCAAACTTAACAGTCACAACAGCATTGAAAGATGGTAGTGGCAATAGATTACAAATTTTATACGCCAATGGCGACGCAGCCTGGGGGTAACAAATGGCCGTACCAAGTAGTAGAAGTGCATTCAAAGAACTGTGTCTCAGACGATTGGGTAAACCAGTCATTGAGATTAATGTTGATGACGATCAAGTAGAAGATCGTATTGATCAAGCACTAGCATATTATCAAGACTATCATTTTGATGGTGTTGAAAAAACATTTTTAAAACATGTTGTCACACAGACAGACATTGACAACCAATATATTGATATACCCAATACTACTATTGGTGTCATTAATATATTTGACATTGGTGATGCAACCAGTACCAATAACTTATTCAACATTAGATATCAAATTGCGTTGAATGACTTGTATGATCTATCAAGATATGATCTTGTTCCTTTCTACATGAACTTTATGAACATAAGAATGATTGAAGAGATATTAGTTGGTAAACAACCAATAAGATATAACAGACATGTAAACAAACTCCACATTGATATGGATTGGGAAAAGTTAAATGTAGGTGACTTCATTGTAGCTCATGTATACAATAAGGTTGATGGTGATACATACACAGACCTTTGGGGTGATAGATGGTTAGCTGAGTATACAACATGCTTAATAAAGTATCAATGGGGTTCAAATCTATCTAAGTTTACAGGTATGCAACTCCCTGGAGGTGTACAATTCAATGGAGCAGATATACTCTCACAGGCACAAATTGAAAAAGATAAATTAGAACAGGAGATGCTTTCATCATACTCCTTACCAGTACACGATATGACAGGTTAAGATGGTAGGTACAACAAGCCTTTATTTCAATAAGTTTGAACACTTTGGTGAACAAAACTTAATAGCTGATCTGGTTATTGAATCCATTGCAATATATGGAATCGATGTTGGATACCTATGTAAGAAGTTTACGTCAGAAGGATACGATCAACTATACACAGAAGAAGACTTGGCTTTATTTGATAATGTAACAGATGTTGCAATGTATGTTAGAAATGTTGATGGCTTTGAAGGAGAAGGTGACTTCTTATCTAAGTTTGGTTTAGAGATAAGAGACTCAATGACATTATCTGTTGCCAGAAGATCATTTGAAAGTGAAGTAGAAGCTACACAAAACATATCAAGACCAAGAGAAGGTGACTTGATATTCTTCCCATTGAACCAAAAATTATATGAGATCAAGTTTGTAGAACACGAACCAGTATTCTATCAAATGGGTACCTTACAATTTTACGATTGTAGAGTTGAGTTGTTTGAATATTCTAATGAAAGAATGAACACAGGCATACCTGAGATTGATGAGTTAGAAACTAAATTCTCTCTTGACATCTATGAAGAAGTACAGATGTTGGCTGAGGATGGAGAAGCATTATTCACTGAAGATGGTTATAGACTTCTATCAGAAGAAGAGTCTGCAGAAGATGCTAGTGCAGATGATGATAGAGATTATGATACAATTACGGATGCAGAAAATGTATTCTTGGAGTCGGAAGCTGATAGCATAATAGATTTCAGTGATGCTGATCCATTTAGTGAGGGTGGTAGGTTTTAATGTTTGGACATACTTTCTATCATGGTACGCTACGTAAATATATTATCATCTTTGGTACTCTATTCAATGAGATAGTTATTAACAGAACAGATAATAATGGCAATCGTGTTCAGGATATCAAAGTTCCATTAGCATATGGTCCTCGTGATAAAACAATTGCAAGACTAGAACAAGATCCTGATTTAGATAGAGAAGCAGCAATAGTTCTTCCTCGTATGTCATTTGAAATGATTGGAATGTCATATGCAACAGAGCGTAAGTTAAACACTGTACGTAGAAATGTTGCAATACATGATAGTAATAATAATTCTAATCTAAGAACAATGTATAACCCTGTTCCATATGATATCAATATTGAGTTGAATATATTCAGTAGATATGCTGAAGACTCAACAAAAATACTTGAACAGATAATGCCATTCTTTACACCAGAGTTTACTGTTACAGCTGAGTTGATTCCAGAGATGGATTGGAAGATTGATATTCCAGTTGTCCTAGAAGCTGTAACTATATCAGATACTTATGAAGCAGACTTTCAACAAAGACGAGCTTTGATACACACTCTTACATTTACAGTTAAAGGACAATTGTTTGGTCCTGTGAGTAAGACTGGTGTCATTAGGAAAGCTAATACAATGTTTTATGTTGACACAACAACTAAGTTTGCTAATGTACATCCATCTAACACAGTAGTGAAGACTATTTCAACAGGCCTTTCAAATGGTACTCAATTTACACTTCACTCTCGCCAAACAATCACACCAGGCTTACTGGCTAATGGTTCACCAACAACAAATGCATCATTAACAGTAGCCGCTTCATCGATAAAGTCAACTGATGATTATGATTATATAACTAACTTTGAGGAGTTCTTCGATGGTGATGGAACAGGATAGACCTTTCAATGCTCATGCTGATCCTATTGCTAATGCTTTGGACATCAGTCCTAACACTGCCCCTTTGTCACTACACTCATCTAAAGATGCACCCACCAATGTACCGGCCAGAGGAACTGAAGCGACAGAAAAAGATATAGAGTATGCTAGAGAAAATCTTTATCATCTAGCTGAAAGAGGCAGGGATGCATTAGATGGTATACTTGATCTTGCCAATCAATCTCAACATCCTAGAGCATATGAGGTTGTAGGTCAACTGATAAAAACACTAACTGATACAAACGAAAAAATTGTAGATTTGCAAGCAAAGGCAAAAGATATTTTGTCTGATCCTAAAGGTAAAGATGGACCTGACAAAGTAACAAATAATTTATTTGTTGGAACTAATGCAGACCTTACTAAACTATTAGGCGGTAATGCAAGGAGTCAATTGTTAGATGAACCTAAAAAATGAGTACATTTGGCATAGCGGTGATCCGGACTACGCTGGTAAAAGTTATATAATAAACGAAAAAGGCTTTCACTGGATGCAAAGGTTTGAAAAAACCAAGATGACATTCAGAGAGGCTTGCTTCGATGCAGCGCTGAGACTAAGAGAAAGAACAAATAAAAGATTAGTGTTGCCAGTCAGTGGTGGCTGTGATAGTGCAATCATTGCATATGTTTTTGATAAGCTAAACATTGAACACGTAAAGATCAATCAAGTATATCAATTCAGACATAAAATATTGAATCATGAAGAAATACACAATCTAACTCACAACATGCCTTTTACTTGTGACTATGTTCAAAATGTAGATGTTGTCAAATTTGTCAAGTCAGATTACTATCAAAATACATTTCAAGATATGTTTCCTTGTCCAGCATATGCTGTATCTGAAACAGAGTTAATAAATCATGAAATGATTGACCCAAAGAATGACTTCATTGTATGGGGTACTGGTGTACCTGTGATAAACAGATACGTTGAGAACTGGCCAATACAATGTTATGAACAAGGACTAAGAAGATTTAGAAGATTAGGATGCTCTGTAGTTGGAGTAGAGGATACTGAGTTCTTTGAGGACAATCCAATAATCAATGCTGCATGGTGGGATGATCCAATGAAAGAGCAATTGGATATGTGGTTTGAGAGTGGAATATACAATCACTCTTGGGATAAGATACTCAAAGCAATATACTTTGTCAAATGGTTTCCAGAATTAGATAGATGGATGTTGCCAAAGAAGAGCTCGCAAGAAGCATGGATATGGTTTGATAGAGAAGTACTTGACCATGGTACTAATCATTACTTGAATATGGGTACTGGAGAGACATACTTCTCTAGTCCATATAGAACATTCAACTCTTGCAAGACAGATGATATCTATGATATTGTCAATAATGATCGATCTATAAAAACTATAAATAACTTAAAAGGACAAATCTATTCCTATAAAGACTGGGCGGTAGAGGGTGATGATAGTAAATGGCAATAGTATCTGTCCGGGCCACATAGTTTATTATACACCAAAATAAGGATAAGTCAACGGATGTTTGAATATAATTTTAAATTAGTTAAAGTAGTTGATGGTGATACCGTTGACATTGATATTGATCTGGGCTTTGGTGTGTGGTTGAGAAACCAACGTATCAGAATAATGGGAATTGATACACCAGAATCAAGAACATCTGATCCAGTAGAGAAAAAGTATGGTATGTTAGCAAAAGATCAAGTAGTTAGGTATCTTGCTAATAGTATAAAGTTCAGATCATTCAAGGATGAAAAAGGAAAGTTTGGTAGAATATTAGGTGACTTTGAAGTGTTCCATCCTACATCAAACAAATGGATGATGATGGCAGAAGCTATGATCATGGAAAACTACGGTGTTAAGTATCATGGACAATCAAAAGATATGATAGTATCTGAACATCTTAACAACAGAACAAAGTTGAAAGAGCGTGGAATTATCCCCGAATGAAATCTATCTAGGTAATCCCAGACTCAAAAAAGCTGGAGTTAAACTAGATTATACAGAAGAGCAAATCAATGAGCTTGTAAGATGCTCAAAGGATATTGAATACTTTTGTCGTACATATATGAAGATTGTCAACATCGATGAAGGTGTTGTTCCTCTTGATCTATATGATTTCCAATTAGACATAATGAAATCTGTGGTTCATAATCGTTTCTCTATATGTAAGATGCCTCGACAGTCTGGTAAGACAACAACAATGGTTGCTGTTATACTTTGGTTTATATTATTCAACGAATCATTCAACTGCGCTATTCTGGCCAACAAAGCTAGTACTGCTCGAGAGATATTGAGTAGATTGCAAATGGCATATGAATGGTTACCTCATTGGTTACAACAAGGACTAGTTGAATGGAACAAGGGTAGTCTTGAGTTAGAGAATGGTAGTAAAGTTCTTGCAAGCTCAACATCATCATCTGCCATACGAGGTGGTTCATTTTCATTAGTGTATCTTGATGAGTTTGCATTCGTAGATTCTCAGCTACAAGAAGAGTTTTTTGCATCAGTTTATCCTACCATTTCATCTGGTAGAACATCAAGAGTTATGATTACATCTACACCAAAAGGTATGAACTTGTTCTACAAGTTATGGGTAGATGCTGAAGAAGGAAGAAATGAATACGTTCCTATCCAAGTTCATTGGTCTGCTGTACCAGGTAGAGATGAAGAGTGGAAAGAACAAACTATCAAGAACACTAGTGAAGAACAATTCAGACAAGAGTTTGAATGTGATTTTATAGGTTCATCCAATACACTTATCAATCCTAGTAAGCTAGCAGCACTGACGTTCCATGAACCAATATCACAAAATGAAAATATGAAAATATGGAAAGAGAATGAAAGAGGACATGTATATGCTATTAGTGTTGATACTTCAAGAGGTATAGGTAATGACTATAGTGCTTTTACTGTTGTCGATTGTACTACTGTACCTTACGAAATTGTTTGTACGTATAGATCCAATGTTATTGCTCCTATGCTATATCCTAATATTATTTATGACGCTGCACGTAAGTATAACGATGCTATCGTACTTGTCGAGATTAATGATATAGGACAACAAGTTGCTGACATACTACATCATGAGTTAGAGTACGAAGGTATATTGACAGCTGAGTGGAAAGGTAGAGCTGGTCAATTATTGACAGCTGGCTTTGGTGGTAAGGCTCAACAATTAGGTGTCAGAACAACTAAACAATTGAAAAGAGTTGGTTGCGCAGGTTTAAAAACTATTATTGAAAATGATCGTTTAAAGATCAATGATTTTGAAATCCTCAAAGAGTTGACAGCATTTGTTGTGAGAGGTCAAAGCTATGCAGCTGAAGAAGGATACAATGATGATCTGGTAATGTCATTGGTATTGTTTGCTTGGTTAACAGGTCAAGAATACTTTAAAGAAATGACTGACATAGATATAAGAAAGAACTTACTTCTAGCAAATGAAAAAGCTATAGAAGAAGAAATGTTACCATTTGGATTCTTCCAAGATGGTATAAATGATCCAGAAGATGATATGCAAAAATATAAGTCGGACGATTGGATAACAACCACGCCTTATGAGATCGAAGGATCGTGGTGAAAGCCGCTTTTTTATAAATAATGACATGCAAATCAAGCATTTCAAAACCTTAATGAAGGAGAATTAAGCCATGGCATTCCAAGTAAGTCCTGGTGTAAATGTTTCAGAAATTGACTTAACAACTATTGTACCTGCTGTTTCAACAACAGAAGGTGCATTTGCTGGTTCCCTAAAGTGGGGTCCTGCAGAAGTTGCAACTCTTATTTCATCTGAAGAAGAGTTGGTATCTAGGTTTCATAAACCAGACGGTACGTCTTTTGAATCATTTTTCACTGCTGCCAACTTCCTCGCGTATGGGAACGCATTATACGTAAGCCGAGCTGTAGCAGCTACGGCATTGAATGCAACTGTGTTACAAAACCCTGCTACTGCAGTTAACTCAAGTAACACATCACATACTATCATGATAAAAAATAGAGAACATTATGACAATGATGTTACAGTTCCAGCTGATAGTTCTTTCATAGCAAAGTATCCTGGTTCTCTTGGTAACTCATTAAAGATATCTATTTGTGATAGCTCTGGTGCATTCGAATCAACAGTTTCTAATAACGTATCTGGTATATCTAACGTAGCATTAAATGTTGCAGTTGGTAACACTAGCGTTATAATTACTGCCGCTGATGTTAAAACAAGTTTCACACAAACATCTAACGTGACTGTTGCAGAGTACTTACTCGCACAGAACACAGTATCAAATGTTGCTTCTAGCTTTGCAGTTGGAGACATCATTCGTTTAGGTAACTCTTCTATTGGAGTTCAAGAATTAGAAGTTGCTACTATTGGGTCTACATCTACTTCTGGTGCATTGCACGAAAACAACAACGACACAATCTTTTCAGCAACAGCTACCTTAACATTGAAGTCTAAGTTTACATTATCAACTGCCTTTTCACTAGACTTAACAACACAATCTGTTACACGTAAGTGGCAATATCATAATAACTTTGATAAAGCTCCTGGTACAACATTGTGGACAAACAATGTTGCTAATAACTCTGATGCATCTGATGAGCTTCATATTATTGTTGCAGACGAAGATGGAGACATCACTGGAGTCAAAGGACAAATAATAGAAAAATTTGCTGGACTATCTCGTGCAACTGATGCAAAAGATGAGTCTGGTGAATCAATTTACTACTATAATGTAATTGATAACCAATCACAATGGGTACTTAACGGTGGTAAGAAAGTTCGAGCAGGATCTGAGACACAAAACTCTACAGCTGATTATTCTAACACTGCTGTAAATATGTCTAACTCTGCTGTTACTAATACTGTTCCTTTCACAAGATCATTTACAATTGGTCGTGATGGTGGTACAGCAAATGTAACATCTTTCCAAATTGCTGGTGACTCAGATAGTGGTGAAGCAAACATAGCAATTGGTCAATTATCTAATGCTATTGATGTATTCAAGAATGCAGAAGATATTGACATATCAATTGTAATGCAAGGTAAAGCTAGAGGTGGTACTCACGATCATCAATGGGGTAACTATATTATTGATAACATTGCAGAGGCAAGAAAAGACTGTGTTGTAACAGTATCTCCTCCTAAGTCTGATGTTATTAATAACTTTGGTAACGAGTCTGCTAATACAGTTGACTTTAGAAATGCTCTAACATCATCCTCATATGGTATCATGGATGGTGGATTCAAGTATCAATATGATAGATACAATGACGTATACCGATATGTTCCATACAACGGAGACGTTGCTGGACTAATGGTTAGAACAGATACAACTAGAGACCCATGGTACTCTCCAGCTGGATTCAATAGAGGCATCATTAAGAATGTTGTTAAGAATTCTTACAATGCTGACAAAGCTGATAGAGATGTACTGTACAAGAATGGTATTAATCCAATTACTACATTCCCAGGTCAAGGAACTATCTTGTTTGGCGACAAGACGCTGTTAGATAAGCCTAGTGCGTTTGATAGAATTAATGTTCGAAGATTGTTCATTGTTCTTGAAAAAGCAATAGCTACAGCAGCTAAATTCACCTTGTTTGAATTCAACGACGAATTCACAAGAGCTCAGTTCAGAAATCTAGTCGAGCCTTTCCTACGGGATGTTCAAGGTCGACGTGGTATTTTTGACTTTAAGGTTGTTTGTGACGAAACAAATAACACTGGCGAGGTGATTGATAGAAACGAGTTTGTTGGTGACATATACATCAAGCCAGCTCGATCAATTAACTTCATACAGTTAAACTTTGTTGCGGTCAGAACCAACGTTGAGTTCAGTGAAATCGTTGGACAATTCTAAGCTAAATAGATATAAGGAATAGGAGAGTTCAATGGCCTTTAATATAAACGAAATCAGATCACAGCTAGCACTAGGTGGTGCACGCCCTGCTCTGTTTCAGGTTATCATGAACAACCCAGTCAATCCGGCTGGGGACGCGAAGCTGCCATTTATGGCTAGAGCAGCACAGATTCCTGCATCAACAATTGGAACAATCGAAGTGGGATACTTCGGTAGAAAGATCAAGATTGCTGGTGACAGAACATTCGCAGAGTGGACTATTACGGTAGTTAATGATGAGGACTTCCTCATCAGAAACGCAATGGAAGAGTGGATGCAAAACATCAACACTCATCTTGGTAACGTAAGGTCTTTTGGAACTTCGGCTCCAGCTCTATACAAAGAAAATGCCCAGGTTATCCAATATGCAAAAGTTGGTACACCGTTGCGCCAATATACCTTCAATGGTATGTGGCCAATTGAAGTCAGCTCAATTGACTTAGATTGGAACACAACAGATGCTATAGAAGAATTCAGTGTGACCTTCCAGTATGACTGGTGGGAAGTTGACGGAGGAACAACGGGTAACGCTGGCGGCAATTAGATGAATAATCTAACTACATAATGTGAAAGTGATATAATTACATGGCTACCCTTTTTGGTTTTGAAATAAAAAGAAGGGCGGACGATCAGGCAACTGCTTCGTTCGCTCCTCTTGCTTTGGATGATGGTGCACATCAAGTCTCTACTGGAGGCATGTATGGCACATACGTTGATCTCGAAGGAGCAACACGCACCGAAGCAGAAATGATAACAAGATATCGTCGAATGTCTATGCAGCCTGAGTGCGACATGGCTATCGATGATATCATTCATGAGTTTATAGTATATGATGAACATCAAAGACTAGTAGAGATTAACCTAGATCACGTTAAAGGTATAGGTGCATCTACTAAGAAAGTCATTCAAGAAGAGTTTGAATACATTCTTGATCTATTAGAGTTCAATGAAAAAGGCTATGAAGTAGCTAGACACTGGTATATTGATGGACGTATGTTCTATCATGTTATCATTGATCCAGAGAACGTAGCTGATGGTATTCAAGAACTTAGATATATTGATCCTCGTAAGATCAAAAAGATTAGAGAAAACAAAAAAGAACGTATACCTGGTACACAAGTTCAAGTAGAACGTACCAGAAGTGAGTTCTTTTTATATAACAACAAAGGATTTGTTGGATATCCTGGAGGCACTCCTTCATCTGCTGGTCAAGACCAAGGTGTTAAGATTGCCAAGGATGCTATTCTCCATTGCACTTCTGGTGTGATGAGTGAAGATAACAGATTAGTTTTATCTCATTTACATAAGGCTATCAAGCCTCTCAACCAACTTCGTATATTAGAAGACGCAACGGTCATCTACCGGATAGCTAGAGCTCCTGAAAGGCGTATATTCTATATTGATGTTGGTAATCTACCCAAGATGAAAGCAGAGCAATACCTAAGAGATATGATGGTCAAGCATAAGAACAGATTGATCTATGATGCAGCCACTGGTGAGATCAGAGACGATCGTAAGTTTATGACAATGCTTGAGGACTATTGGCTCCCACGACGAGAAGGTGGTCGAGGTACAGAGATTACCACACTACCGGGCGGTCAAAATCTTGGTGAGATGGATGATGTTATATACTTCCAAAAGAAGATGTATAAGTCTCTCAATGTTCCTGTCAGTCGCTTAGAGCCTGAAACAGGAATGACGTTGGGTCGCGCAACAGAGATCAATCGCGATGAAGTTAAGTTTCAAAAGTTTATACAAAGATTGCGCATGCGCTTTGCAATGCTATTTGATGGTGCATTAGAAAAGCAATTGGTACTAAAAGGTCACATGACACCAGAAGAGTATCAAGATATAAGACGTAACATCAAGTATGACTTCAAACAAGATAACTACTTTACTGAACTCAAGGAGAATGAAATCATCACAGAAAGAGTCAATACATTGAATAGTATCGACCCGTATGTTGGTAAGTATTTCTCACAAGAATGGGTAAAACGTAATGTACTTAGAATGTCCGATGACGAAATTGCCACATTGGAAGATCAAATGAAGGACGAGAATGACGCAAATACAGAAATGGATGCGGCGTTAGCGGATCCTGACATGGGGACTAACAATATTGACGGGCAAAATGGTCCCCCTAGTGACGGATAAATATAAATAATTGGAGATATAATAATGGCTGAACCTGAGGTGGAAACACCAGGACAAGAATTGAATGATATGATAAAGGCCGCAAACAAAGGAGAACCAACTGCTTTTGCAGATTACTTCTCTGGAGCAATGGTCGATAGGGTTAATGATAAAGTTGACCAGATACGGCAAGTTGTTGCGGACAAACTGGCTGGATTAGATCCATCAAGTACTCCTGCTATGGAGCTTGGACCAGAAGAACAAGAAGGTGAAGTAGAGGCATCAGCCGAAGACGATACAACTGAAGAAGAGGAAGAACAGTCAGATGAAGAGATTGAAACAGCTGACGGAACAACCGAAGAAGATTGATATCGTTCCTACTCCTGGACAGGACAAAGGAATGAATGTCAGTTACAAAAATCCCGGTGTACCTGGTGAGCGAGACTTTAAAGACAAGCACGTCATTGCCAAGACGGATTACCCTGTTCCTGAAAAGAATGCTGGAGACAAAGACGAACTTTTCTCTGGTGGTAAACGTACTAAAAAGAAACGCATTGCAGACCAAGAAAACGAAACTAATTCACAAATGTATGAAGCTGCTGCTAATAAGAAAGCAGAAGAGATCGTACAGTCTATGAAAAAGAATAAGTCAGACTTTGTTAGCCGATATGGTAAAGATGCAGAGTCAGTCATGTATGCAACAGCTAACAAAATGTCTCAAGAAGACTTTGATCCTGAACAGGATGGAATGTGGTTGTTGGATGATGATTCAGAAGTTAAGATAGAAGCTGATGAAATGGCTAAAATAGAAGAAGTATTTGATAGCCTATCTGATGAACATCAAGAACAGTTTGAAAATCTATTTCTACAAAACAGAGAAACCAACTCTGCATTATTGAATTGGGTTAGGAGTGTAGCGTGATAAAGGTAATTGCTAATACAGCCGTATTGGATGCTGATCATGATCAACAATCTTACCGCTATGTTAGGATTGTTAACACGCATGCTACATCAGTTGCCAACGTAGAGATTGGAACAACAAACAGTAATGTTGTTAAGACAATCAACTTAGATGGTGGCGAGTCAATTAATCTTGATCTTGGTGCAACTGGATTGTATGTTTCATTGCACACTAATGTCGCAACGTGTTACATCACTCCGATAGCTGGAGGAAGCTCAGAATGAAGCTAGTAACAGAACTGATTGAGTCTGTTGATGTTAGAGTCCAGATCGATGAAGAGACAAAACAAAAAAGTCATTTCATTGAAGGTGTATTCCTGCAAGCAGAAATGAAGAACCGTAATGGTAGAATGTATCCTATGTCTACAATGTCAAAGGAAGTCAACCGTTACAATGAAGAATATATTAAAAAGAATAGAGCATTTGGGGAGCTTGGTCATCCTAATGGACCAACTATAAACTTGGAAAGAGCATCCCATATGATTAAAGATTTGCGCCAAGAAGGTAACAACTATATTGGTAAAGCAAAAATTTTAGATACCCCGTATGGTAATATTGTCAAAAACTTAATTGACGAAGGTGCTCAATTGGGAGTTTCAAGCCGCGGTATGGGTACTCTAAGAGAGAAGGCAGGATGTCAAGTAGTACAAGATGACTTTATGCTTTCTACGGCTGCAGATATTGTGGCTGATCCCTCAGCACCTCAAGCATTTGTTAATGGAGTGATGGAAGGGGTCGATTGGGTATATGACGCTGCATCTGGACATTTCAACGCAATGAAAGTTGTAGAAGAAACGAAAGATTTAGGACGGAAGTCGAGTAAGGAACTTCAAGAATCAGCGCTAAGACTATTCGATAAATACCTAAAATCGCTATAAAAAACAGTAAAATTATAAATAAGTTTAATGACAAACTATAGGAGTCAATAATGGCAAGAGAAGAAGCTCAGGATCAGATTGAGGATTTAGAATCCTTAACTGACGAAGAAGAAATTCTTGAAGCCGCTGACGACGATGAAGAACAAGAAGAAGAGCTTGTTGAATTCCAGGCTTCTGGTGAGGACTCTAGTGTGGCCGACCCAATCGATACTGGTTCTTCACGTAGGAAAGCGGATAAATCAAACGCTATGCCAATGCCTAAGTTAGGTAAAACTGGCGTAATACAAAACGTAGTAGATATGTTTTCAAAGATGACACCAGGCCAAGCCTCTAAGGCTTACAAAGGCTTGATGGATTCTTCTGGAAACAAAGCATCTATTACAGCAAAGGGCAATGCAGCTGCCCCTGTTAAACTTCATACAATGGCAAACATCAAAGTCAAAGAAGACTTAGAACTGCTATTCAAAGACAAAGAGAGTCTCACAGAGGAATTCTTTGATCAAGCATCTACAATCTTTGAAGCAGCTTTGAATGCTAAAGCTACACTAGTAGAAGAAGCATTGAAGGAAGCCTATGACAAGAAGTTGGCAGAAGCTACAGCTCAACACGAAACAGATCTTGAAAACAAGTTAGACGAATACTTAGAGTACGTTGCTGAAACTTGGATGAAAGAGAACGAGATCGCCATTGAATCAGCTCTTAAAGTAGAAATGGCTGAAAATTTCATGAATGGCGTCAAGGACCTGTTCAAAGAATCTTACATTGAGATTCCTGAAGACAAGGTTGACCATGTTTCTAATATGGAATCTGAAGTTGAAGAACTAAAGAAGAAGTTGGACGAAGCAATCAACCAAGAGATTGACCTCAAGAAGGTCATGAAAGATCAACACGCAGCTATCCTTTTCAATGAGAAGAGTAGAGGCATGACCCTTAAACAACAAGATGAGTTTAAGGATCTAGTTGAAGGCCTAGACTATGATAGTGAAGAAGACTTCACATCGAAGCTCGACACTATTCTTGAAACATACTTTAACAAGAAACCAGCCGCAACAGAAACTGAAATCAATGAAGAATTAGTTGAAGTTGAGAACGAAGATAAGCCTACGGGAATCTCTGACGGGAACATGGCTGCTTATGCTCAGGCTATTTCAAGAACCCTTACAAAATAAATCTTAACATACGGAGAAATAAATGTTAAACGAAGATTTATTGCAGAAATGGCAGCCCATTATTGAGCACCCCGACTTAGACAAAATTGGGGATGTTCATAAGCGGAACGTCACAGCTGTAATGCTAGAGAATACAGAAACTGCTCTTCGTGAGTCAGCTTCTTTTAACCCACAATCGTTGCTTGAAGCAGCCCCAACAAACGCAATGGGTGCTTCGTCTTCAACAGCTGGCGATGGTAACATTGATATCTACGACCCAGTTCTAATCAGCTTGGTTCGTCGTGCAATGCCAAACTTGGTAGCATATGACATCATGGGTGTTCAGCCTATGACTGGTCCTACTGGTTTGATCTTTGCAATGAGATCACGTTACACTAACCAGACTGGCGATGAGACATTCTACAACGAAGTTAACACTGGCCATTCCTTGGACAAAGATAGCTCCACAAACACAAACGTTGGTGGTGCTACTCAGAACCTTGGTACATTCGTAGGTAACGGTTACTTAAACAGTTCTGCTTCTAACATTGAACTGTACAACTATGCTGCTGGTATGACAACAGCTCAAGCAGAGCGCTTGGGTGATGGTTCCGCCAACGCTTTCCCAGAGATGGCATTCAGCATTGAGAAGATTGCTGTGACTGCAAAGTCCAGAGCTCTCAAAGCAGAATACACAATGGAATTGGCACAGGACTTAAAAGCAATCCACGGATTGGATGCTGAGTCCGAGCTAGCAAACATTCTTTCGACTGAAATCTTGGCTGAAATCAACCGAGAAATGATTCGAACAGTTAATGTTATTGCTAAAGTTGGTGCCCAAGATGACACAACCACAGCAGGTAAATTTGACTTAGACACCGACTCTAACGGTCGTTGGATGGTTGAAAAGTTCAAAGGTCTGATGTTCCAGATCGAACGAGAAGCTAACAGTATTGCGAAAGGTACTCGTAGAGGGAAAGGCAACATGCTGATCTGCTCTTCAGATGTTGCTTCCGCACTACAAATGGCTGGTGTATTAGATTACACTCCAGCTCTTAACTCTAACAATTTGCAAGTAGATGACACAGGCAACACTTTTGCTGGTGTACTAAACGGACGAATTCGAGTATACATTGATCCTTATACAACTGGTAACTATATGACTATCGGTTATAAAGGCTCTAGTGCATTTGATGCCGGTCTATTCTACTGCCCATATGTTCCATTACAAATGGTTCGTGCGGTTGGGGAAGATACTTTCCAACCTAAAATCGGCTTCAAGACTCGTTACGGCGTGATCGAGAATCCGTTTGCACGAGGTACATCAGCTCTAGCAGCTGCTGGTACACTTTCTGCAGACTCTAATGAGTACTACAGAAAGATCCTTGTAGACAACATTATGTAATTTAGGTTACATAACCAACTTAGAGGAGGCTTCGGCCTCCTCTTTTTTTGTATAAATAGACATATGATAGTTAAACAACAAGTACTGGTTAACGTCAGATATTGGATGCCAGACTACAATAACATCCTTCAAGAATTTATCTGGGGCACTGAAGACATTGTACCAGAATATCCCAGAGTGCATAAATTTTTGATATATTGGCATCATAACATTGATGCTGTAATCAATGAGGTATTGGTTGCAGATTCAAACACAAGAGAGTATAGGAGCATCGATTGGCTACTCAAGTCGCAGGAGCACTAAGGGATCAGCCTGATAACACTCAGTTTCTATCACCACTGGGTTTCAACTTTTCCATTAAGAAGCTACCAAATACAAACTACTTTGTGCAAGCAGTAAATGTACCTACAGTACAAATGGGTGATGCAGTATTACCAACACCTTTTGTTAACATTCCAACAATTGGTGATCGTATGGCATTTGCTGAGTTCCAGCTTTCTTTTAAAGTTGATGAGGATATGAAAAACTATATTGAATTGTTTGATTGGATGGTTCAATTAGGATTCCCAGAAGACTTTGCTCAATCTAAAAACATATATGAAAAGCAAAGAAGCGTTGACTTTTTAGCAGATGGGCCGTATAGTGATGCTACAGTAACTATTTTGAACAGTGCTATGCAGCCTAATGTAGAAGTACAATTTGAAGACTGTTATCCAACAGCACTGTCTGATTTACAATTTTCAACCACGGCACCTTCAGTTGATTACATAGAGTGCCAAGCAACATTTAGATATAAACTGTTCAGGATTCTAAGACTGAGCTCATCTGGGACTACGGATACACAATCTACTAATTTTGCATAGGATTTATAATGAGTTATATTGAACCGAAGTGCGTCGAAGGCGCCTTCTCTGAAGACCTATTGCTCGACATCAAAAGAAAATATTGCACATGGTTCCAACATGGTTGGAAGTCTCATAATCGTAACACATTTGAATACGGTCATGGTCAACACAACATTGTCAAGCAGCCAAAACACTTCCAGTGGGATATGTTACTATCACCAGACATAGAAACAAACCATCCAATAATGTTAGATACATTTGACGTTCTTCAAGATGTTATAGGTAAGAGAGCATTGTATAGAACATATACAAAGACATATCATTATGGACAAGATGCATATCCACATACAGATAAACAAGCAAGAGATGGAGACGTAGTTCAATCACATCCTGGATTTGAAACTGCTATTCTTTATATGACAAAGGATTGGGATCCTAAGTACTATGGTATGACTCTATTGTATGACGATAGTCAAGATGTAGAAGTTGCCATGTTGCCAAAGTATAATAGATTGTTTATCTTTGATAGTGCTCAGCTACATTCAACATCACCTCTATCAAGAATAACTCCTTTTGAGAAAACCATTATGGTATTCAACACTGCTCCAAAAGGATATGGTGATGAAGGTGTTAAGTATTTGTATGACAATACAACTAAAGTTCAACACACAGGAAGACCATTCTTTCATCACCTATGGAATGTCTATATGTACTTAGAACAGTTAGGTGCAGAGAAACCAGTATGTATGGCTGGGCTATGGCATAGTGTGTACGGTGATGTGTATAAGAAACATGATGTCAATATGTTCACACCAAAGATAGTTGAGAAGCATATTGGTAAAGAAGCAGAACGTCTTATCAAAACATATGGTGATATGGCTGGTGGAATATCTCCACGATTTGTCAATGTCATCAATAGTGGTGATAAGAGACTAATGATGATTGAGTTGGCTAATCTTGTTGACCAGAACTTCAATGGACAGTATAATGAAAGATGTCAGAAGTTAGTGGTAGCAATCGATGAACTTAAATGATTATTATGATCACTGGGCAAAAGATTCTAAGATAGATAGAACTGAGCTTGGTGAAGAGTCTATACGTATACCTCAACTCCATCACAAATACTATAGGTATTTTGCTGAAGAGAGATTGAAGTTAACTAAACTTCAAGAGGAATATAAGAGTCTCAAGAAAGATAAACATGATTACTATTCTGGTGTAATGGCAGAAGAGGATCTTGTTGAACGTGGTTGGGAACCTAACCCTCTACGTATTCTAAAAACAGATGTTCCAATGTATATTGAGTCTGATAAACACATAACAAATCATAACTTAAAAATAGCATATGCAAAAGAAAAGGTAGAGTTCTTAGAGTCAATAATAAGATCATTGAATGTAAGAGGATACCAGATAAAGACTGCTGTTGATTGGGAAAAGTTTAAAGTCGGTCTATGATAGAAATAGTATACAAAGATGACGTACACCTCCAAGTAAAATGTGATTCTTCTGTAGCTCAAGAGCTAACAGACTTCTTTACGTTTGATGTACCCGGTGCAAAGTTTATGCCAGCTGTACGCAATAGAGTATGGGATGGTAAGATAAGATTGTTCAATTCTGTAACAAGAACAGTGTACACAGGATTGAAAGATTATATTGTTGACTTTTGTGGTGTGCGAGGATATAATTGTATAGTGGACGAAAGATTAGTCGCCACAACCCCTTTCACAATTGATGATGTAGATGACTTGGCTAAGACATTGAAACTAAGTATGGAACCAAGAAACTATCAGAAGAATGCTGTAGCTCATGCTATAACAAACAAGAGAGCTATGATGGTATCTCCTACTGCTTCTGGTAAGTCTATGATCATCTATATGATTGCAAGATACTATCCTATGAAGAAGTTAATCATTGTACCTACAACAGGTCTTGTTGCACAGCTTGCATCAGACTTTCATGAGTATGGATACACAGATGACATACATATGATTACAGCTGGTGCTAGTAAAGATATTGATACAGAGATTACTATAACAACATGGCAGTCAATATACAAGCTACCAAGAAAATGGTTTGAGCAATTCCAAGTTGTTATTGGTGATGAAGCTCACTTATTCAAAGCCAAGTCATTGACTACAATAATGTCTAAGCTAGTTAACTGTCCATACAAGTTTGGATTCACAGGTACACTAGATGACTCACAGACACATAAGTTAGTATTAGAAGGATTGTTTGGTCCAGTTGAAAAGGTAGTATCAACATCTGAATTGATAGAACAAAAGCATTTAGCTGAGTTAAAGATAAATATATGTATCCTAGACCATAGTAGTGAGAACAAGGCAAAAATGGCTAGGGCGTCTTACAGAGATGAAGTTAACTATATTATAGCAAGTAAAGCTCGTAATGACTTTCTAATTGAGTTGTGTAAGGAGCTGAAAGGTAATACACTCTTGCTATATGCACTAGTTGAAAAGCATGGAAAAGTGTTATATGACATGGCTCAAGAATTGGATAAACCAACATTCTTTATCCATGGTGGCGTTTCTGGGGAGGAAAGAAATGAAGTTAGAGCAATTGTGGAGAAAGAAGAACGAGCAGTCATCATTGCATCGTATGGTACATTTAGTACTGGTGTTAACATTCGTAGGCTTAATAACATCGTGTTCGCTAGCCCCTCAAAAAGTAAAATTCGGGTATTGCAATCAATTGGTAGAGGCTTGCGGAAAGACCCAGATAATATGGGAACTAGACTTTACGACATCGTCGACAATCTTTCCAAAGGAAAGTGGGTTAACTATACCGCCAGGCATTACTCGGATAGAGTAAAGCTGTACAATGATGAACAATTTCCATATAAAGTATACACGTATACATTAAAGGAGTAGTTATGCCAGCAGGGTATTATGGCTTAGTAAAGCTAATGAATGGTGAAGAGCTCTTAACAAGAGTGGTTGAAGATGATGGAGAGTATCTTCTATTTGAAGATCCTGTCATTATGTACAGATCTATCTCACCTAATGGAATGACATGGATCCAATGTTCGCATTGGTTACTATTCAACAAGACAAATCTAATCACAGTTCATAAGTCTAAGGTCATTGCAATTGCAGATGATCTACACGAAAATATTATCAGTAATTATGAAAGATTTTTGAAAGAAGGATATACAGAGATGGATGCACAGAATGAAGATATTGCGGAGCAACGCAAGAGAACCAAACGAATGGTTGAAGCTCTAGGCGTTGGTGATGCCAACACTACTTATCACTGATGGCTAAGCCTAAGAAGGCACACTATGTCGATAACAAGCAATTGTATGCTGTTATGGTCGAGTACAAAAAAGCTGTCAACGAATCAGAAGAAAGTGGAGATATCAAACCACAGATACCAAACTATGTTGGACGATGTCTCTTGCAGATTGCTAATAGGTTAGCAACAAAACCAAACTTTGCTAACTATACATTCAAAGATGATATGATTAGTGATGGTATTGAGAACTGTGTGAGTTATATTCATAACTTTGATCCAGAGAAGTCTAATAATCCCTTTGCATACTTCACACAAATTATATACTATGCATTCTTGAGAAGGATACAAAAGGAAAAGAAGCAGCTATACATTAAGCATAAGTCATTAGAGCAGTCTGTACTGTTTAACTCATTAGTTGAGGGTGATGATATGGGTATAGGTAACAATGTTGAAATTGGTAGTGACTATATGAATGACTTTGTTAAAAACTTTGAAGCTAAAGAAGTAAAGACAAAGGAAAAACGTAAGCAAGCCAAAGGTGTTGAGAAATATTTTTAAATGAAAATTGCATTATTGACGGACCTTCATTTTGGAGCTCGCAATGACAATCAAAAGGTTGCAGCATTCCAGAAGAAGTTCTTTGACGAAGTATTCTTTCCTTACATAGATGAGAATAACATACAAGAGATAGTTAACTTGGGTGATACGTTTGATAGACGAAAGTTTATATCTTACACATCACTCAAGATTGCTAAAGAGATGTTGTTTCAGCCATTGTATGAGCGTAACATTAAGATGTATACTATTGTAGGTAACCATGATATCACCTATAAGAATACATTAGATGTGAATAGTATCAATCTATTGCTTGATGGCTATGATAACATTATTGAGTATAGTCAACCTACAGAGATCAATATTGATGGTCTTGATATACTATTGGTTCCATGGATTTGTAAAGATAATGAAGAGAAGACTTGGGAGATGGTTGAGAAGACTAAAGCACAGGTTTGCTTTGGACATCTTGAGCTCACTGGCTTTCAAATGTATAGAGGTATGCCTAACTATGAAGGATGCAATCCAAAAGCATTTGAGAAGTTTGACCAGGTCTATAGTGGACACTTTCACCATAGAAGTACATCTGGTAATGTAACTTATCTTGGAACAGCATATGAGATGACATGGTCATGTTATGATGACATAAAAGGATTTCATATCTATGATACTGATACAAGAGAGTTGACTTTCATACCAAATAGTAGTATACTATTTAATAAGATCTGGTATGATGATACCAATATGACATACGAGGATCTAAATGAGATTACACATAATGGCTTGGAAAACTCTTACATCAAACTGATTATTAAAGAAAAGAATAATCCGGTGATGTTTGATACGTTGATCTCTTCGTTAGAAGATTACAATCCAATCCATCTACAAGTTGTGGATGATCATTTGAATCTTGACTTAGATGATGATGCTGATATTATCGATGAAGCTGAGGATACAATGACTATACTTGATGGGTATATTGAAGGGTTGGATCTAAAGCACAACAAGAAAGAATTGAAGAATCTTATGCATGGACTATATAGTGAAGCCTTGGCGGTTGAATGATTGAGTTTAAATGTGTGCGTTGGAAGAACTTTGTTTCTTATGGGGATGCGCAGACTGAAGTAGTCTTTAACACTAATAAAGCTACTCTAGTCATTGGGGATAATGGAGCTGGTAAGTCGACTATGATCGATGCTATTTGCTATGCATTGTATGGTAAGGCTTTTCGTAATGTTGCAACTACACAATTAATTAACTCGGTCAATACTAATCACATGGAGGTAGAGTGTGAGTTTAGGATTGGTAAGCAGGAATATCGTATTGCTCGTGGTCTTAAGCCGAGGTATTTTGAAGTGTGGCAAAATGGTAAGCTGCTCAATCAAGATGCTAATGCAAGAGACTATCAAGAAGTTCTTGAGAAGCAAATCCTAAAAGTAACATACAAGTCATTCAAACAGATAGTTGTTCTTGGTTCAAGTAACTTCGTTCCATTCATGCAAATGAATACTAAAGATAGGAAGGAAGTTATTGAAGACCTATTGGACATTGGTATCTTTTCTGTGATGTCTTCCATACTAAAGGACAAGGTATCAAGACACAGAGAAGAGCTCCAAAAAATTGAGTATGAAAAAAGCCTGGTTGAAACTCGTATATCCTTACTCCACGAGAACATTGAGAGTCTAAGACAAGCACAATCTGATGACATTGCAAGAAAGAAAAAATCTATCGAGGCTGCAAACAAAGACATCTCTCTTTTGAAGTTTACCGTTGAAGAAATCCAAGGAACTATAAGCGAGTTTGAACAACGTAAATCTGATGAAGATAAAGTAAATAAAGAAAAGAAAGAAGGAGAAAAGATTCTTGACAGACTTATCAATAAGCAAGATCGTCATAGGCACACCATTGACTTCTTTCATAACAAAGATGAATGTCCAACTTGTCAGCAAGAGATTAATCCAGAGTTCAAAGAAGGACGCATTGCAGAGGAAGAAGAGGCATTTCTTGAACTCGGCAACGGAATGGATGAACTCAGAAAAGTTATAACAGATAAAGAAGAACGGCTTGGAGAGATCAATAAAATACAATTAGAGATTAATGCATTGCAACATCAAGTTATTGATAAGCAATCTTTGATCAATAGTAAGACAATGTTGATTAATGAACTACAAGAACAAGTTACACAGGTTGCAGATAATGATAAACTAATCAAAGCTAAGGAAGCTGAGATAACAGAAGAAGATGTTAATCTACAGAACTTACATACAGAAACATCTGATGCAATACTAAAGAAGAATGTTATGGATGTAGGTACAAAGCTATTGAGAGATACTGGAATTAAGAGTCGTATCATTAAGCAGTATATACCAATTATAAATAAGCTCATCAATAAATATCTTGCAGCCATGGATTTCTTTGTACAGTTTGAACTGGACGAGAACTTCAATGAGACTATCAAGTCACGGTACCGTGATGAATTTAGTTATGCCTCCTTTAGTGAAGGAGAAAAGATGCGTATTGATCTATCTCTTCTATTTGCTTGGCGGGCTATTGCTAAGCTAAAAAACAGTGCAAATACTAATCTGTTGATAATGGATGAGGTGTTTGATAGTAGTCTGGATACAACAGGTACAGATGAGTTCATGAAGATAATTATGGAAATTGTATCTGATACCAACGTATTCATTATTAGTCATAAAACAGATCAACTAGTTGATAAATTTACAAACGTAATAAGATTTGAGAAACATAAAAACTTTAGTAGGATGGTAGCATAATGGCAGCTGGTAAAGACCCTGGAAACGCACACTTTTGGTTGAGTATGATTAAGAGTGGAGTGAGAATAGTAGGATGTTTAATATTATGTAATGGTTTGTTTCTGTTTGCAGGAGGGTTCTTGTTACTTGCAGAGGTGATAGGTATAGCTGAGGAACTGGTAGATTGATAACAGGAATAACAGCATCATCATTTGACTTGTTACATGCAGGTCATATCTTAATGTTGAGAGAAGCAAAGACACAGTGTGATCATTTGATATGTGCATTACAAGTAGATCCAACAAAAGATAGACCAGAGAAGAATAAACCTATACAAACGTATATGGAAAGGTACATTCAACTGGAAGCAGTAAAGTATGTTGATGAGATTATACCATATGAAACTGAGGAAGAGCTTCTAGCTCTTCTTCGTCATCTTCCTGTTGATATAAGAGTCATTGGTGAGGACTATAAAGACAAAGAGTTTACAGGAAAAGATGATGTGCCTGTATACTATAATAAAAGACAACATGAGTTTAGTACTTCAGGGTTAAGAGATAGAATAAAATTGTCAGGCCGTGAGACATTTAGCCAGGAATGGAGATTGTAATGGCTGAGTTAACTTTTAATACTAAGTCATCAGATAAAGGCGTTCCATTTTGGTATGCCTACAAGCCAATGATCCATGATAAAGATGGAACGTTGGATTTGGATATCAAACATGACTTTCTAAATGATACAGAACTAGAGAAGTTTGACTTTAACAACCCTCAAGTTGATGCACCTAACTTATCTGCATCAATGGTGAAGCTCATGAGGAAGCTAGGTGGATATGGTCTTGCAGCTAATCAAGTAGGCTTGCCATTGAGAATGTTTGTAATAGAAGGAGAACCAGCATATGCTGTATTCAATCCAAGGATAACATACTATGGAGATGAAGAGATTCTATTGGAAGAAGGGTGTCTTTCATATCCAGGTTTAAGTTTAAAAATTAGACGGCCAAGATTTATGAGAGCCAGGTTCCAAGATCCATATGGTGACTTTGTTACCAAACAGTTTGATGGAATTACATCAAGAGTATTCCAACATGAATATGATCACACAGAAGGTGTTGACTTTACACAAAAAGTAAGTAAAATGAAGTTGCAAATGGCTAAGAAGAAATGGACAAAGAAATATGGCAGAACGAAGCTCAGCTTACCAAGTAGCCTATAGTGAAATCTTTCACTCTATTCAAGGTGAAGGAAAGTATACTGGTGTTCCTACTGCATGGTTTAGATTCTTTCTATGTAACTTACAATGCGATGGGTTCATGCAGAAAGATCCAACTAATCCAGATACATATGAACTACCATACTTAAATATTGATCCACAAGAGTTTGAGACTTTAGAAGACCTTCCTGTCTTCAATAAAGGTTGTGATAGTTCTTACTCCTGGAGTAAAAAGTATAAGCATCTACAACGTAAAGGTACCCCAGATGAAATTGTACAACGTCTTACTGAGATGATGATATCGCCAAGTAATCCAAAAGGAAGATTTCAACATCCTAATGGTGTATGGCAACATATGTGCTTTACTGGAGGCGAGCCTCTTATGAAGCATGCACAGAAAGCTGTACCAGATATCCTTAGAGCATTTAAGGACGATGAATATAACATGCCTGAGAGTGTTACATTCGAGACTAATGGTACACAAGAGTTGACTCCTGCTTTTATAGACTTCTTTACCAACAGAGGTTTATTTGATCAAGAGTTATTTTTCTCAGTAAGTCCTAAGTTAGAAACTGTATCTGGTGAGAAGAGAGATAAAGCTATCAAGCCTGATACTCTCAAGAGTTATAGAATGCTATCTAAGCATGGCCAGTTAAAGTTTGTTCTTGGGGCTGAGGAACGACAATGGGAGGAGATGGAAGATGTTCTATCTGATCTTAGGAGTGTTGGTATTGATTATCCTGTCTGGATTATGCCTGTTGGGGCGCTTGCTGAGCAGCAAGAAGAAACTGCTGGAGAAGTGGCTCAAAAGGCATTCAAGAGAGGGTACAACGTAAGTGCTAGAGTGCACTGTTATTTGTGGGGGAATTTGATAGGTGTTTGAGACAGTATCATGTACCAAAGTGTTACATACAGAAATTGGTAAAGAGCTTAACAATCGAAAGATTAGTGAGCTTTGTATGGCTTGGCAACATAAGAAGATTGATGAGAGTCCTAATGCAACAGGATATGAAGACTCTAGGATACCAGATGATCCTGAGATAACAAGACTCACTGATAAAGTTATGTCTGTTGTTCATTCAAATATTGATGATAGATATTATCTTGCTGAGATTTGGGCACACATTCTTGTAGAGAATCAATCTACTATGATTCATAGTCATCGTAACGAAAGAGACACCAAGAATTTATTTTTATCTTGGGTTTACTATCCACTGTTGCCTGATAAGAAGTATGGTGGTAAACTAAGATTCCAAATGGTAAGTCATATGCAGATGAACAATCATGAGATTACTCCACAGGTTGGTCATCTTGTTATATTTCCATCATGGTTGAATCACTATACAACTCCAAACACGTCTGAGGATGTTCGTATATCAATTAGTGGTAACCTAAAGATACAAGAAGAGGATTACCAAAAGGTTTGGCGTGATAGAACTTCTGGAATACATGACTTTTATAGTTAGGGAACAACAATGGCAAAATATGTTAGTACAAAGACCTATACGCATCTAGGACCTGTTGCATATAGACAATGGAGAGCTGACTCTCACTGCAATCTAATCCATGGATATGCATTATCATTCCACTTTGAGTTTGAATGTGATACATTAGATGCACGCAATTGGTGTATGGACTTTGGTGGCTTGAAGCCTCTCAAAGCAAACCTAGAAGATTGGTTTGATCATACATTACTTGTTGCAGAAGATGATCCTGATAGAGAACATCTATTGAAACTTGGTGAGCTTGGACTTGCTAAGATTACTGAAGTAGCAAAGACTGGATGTGAAGGTATTGCAGACTTCTTGTATGAGTATATCAACACAATTATGTTACCAGACTACGGTGAAGGTGATCGTGTTTGGTGTAGTAAAGTAGAAGTCAGAGAAACAGCTAGCAATATGGCTATGAGGATTGGTCATAGAGCAGATGGAGAGTTTGATGAATAGTTTTCTCATTGCCTTAGAGGCTAGGTACAAAGCTGAAATGGCTGCTGCTAAAGCTAACATTGAAGTGTATCTATCTAACCCTACAGGTATAGGTGAGCATCCAGATCTAGTAGAAGCAATAGACTCACAGATAGCTATTCTTGCAGAGGCTGAAGATAAACTTGACTCTTTAAAACATTTCAAATGATAAACTATACATACAAACAATTCAGTAATGATGTTGAAAAGCTAAGTCAAACTATAGTTTGTATGGAGGAAGTATCAACTCCTCATCTCAGATGGCAACCAAACACAGTTGTATCTATTGCTAGAGGTGGTTTAGTTCCTGGAGTATATCTATCACATAGTCTTAATATAAAGAATGTTCCTATTGTATGGCAGACAAGAGATGGATGTACTAAAGAACCTATACCTGATACTCTTCTGAGTAAAGGTTGCCAGCTACTGATTGTAGATGATATAAATGATTCCGGTGAAACTTTTCACCAGATAATGGATGATATAAAAAGGAGGTATCAACACGGAGAAGCAGAGTTAAAACAGAACATAAAGACTGCGACACTATGGTCGAGGTCCGTATCAAACTTTCACGTTGACTTTACAATAAGAAAGATTGATACTGACGAATGGATAATATTCCCTTGGGAAAAAGGATAGCGAATGTCACACCCAGATTATAAATCTGACCCTGAACTGGGTCTAAAAGTAAAAGAACATCTAGAACGTATGGGTCTTGAGACACCTATGACTAAACTAGTCAATGCGGACATGTCTGTAAAGATAAAAAATATTGAAGAACATATGCGCCAGGTACTAATGGTTCTTGGCTTGGATCTTACAGATGATTCTTTAATGGATACACCTAGTCGTGTAGCTAAAATGTATGTAAGAGAAATCTTTTGGGGACTGGATTACAAACAGTTTCCTAAATGTACTACAATTACAAATAAGTTTGGTACTAAAAATTCACCAGGATCGTTTGTAATTGAACGTAATGTTAATGTACAGTCTAACTGTGAGCATCACCTTGTTGTGATTGATGGTAAGGCTTGTGTAGCATATATTCCAAGAGAGAAAGTTCTTGGACTATCTAAGTTGAATCGTATTGTAGAGTTCTTTGCAAAGAGGCCTCAGGTACAAGAACGATTGACTGAGCAGATTGCATCAACAATATCTTTTATTACTGGTACGCCAGATGTTGCAGTCTATCTTGATGCAGTACACTATTGTGTTAAGAGTAGAGGTATACAAGATCAAGGATCTAGTACTTCAACCTTAGCTGTGCATGGTGTGTTTGCTGAATATGAATCTGACATACGGAGAGAGTTTCTTAATCTTGTACGTATGCAGTAAACTAAACCGAGAAGCGGATAATAAAAATGAATGTGTATTTTACGAAATGGTCTTGTAATGGAGCCTCTGCATACAAGATTGGTATCTCTAAATGGGGTAAAGACAAACTTATTGAAGAAAGATTTGGTGATAGATTTGGTACCAAGTCTCAATATGACATGTTTGAAAAAGAAGTACTTGCATGCGTAGAGTTCTCTAGTGAGACATACTCTCTAGCTCGAGCAGCAGCTCTTGGAATGGAACATGCCTTTCACAGCCTCTGTCCTAAAGATTTCAGATTAGAAGAACATTTTGGTCTTGAAGATGGCATCCTTGATGGTATGGGTGGCATTAGTGAGTTCTTTCTTCTACCTAATGATGTGTCTGAAGAGTTAGTTCTTAGGACTTTTTCATCTGCCTATGAAAACAAATGGAAGTTGGAAAACAAACTGAAATCATATAGAGGTAGTGCAACAACGGAGATGACTATATGAGCCACACTGCTTTAATTAATAAAGGTTGGCCTGGTTTGTTACGACAGGAACTGACAACCTATGAAATGTATTCTGGAACAGTATCTAAGAAGACTGTTACAAGAGTATTTGATCACACTGGTAGATATTATGATAGTAACAATGAGTTCTCTTTTCACCAAGAAGGTACTACTTGGTCTAGTTCATTACAGAATACTATGTTACTAGATCCAAAGTCAAGAGAGCATCTTGTAGAGTCTGATTTTACTGGTGTAGCAATTGAATCTAAAATTTATGATGGGGATGGGAGTGAAGAGAATGAGTACGAAGAAGAGCAGCAGTAAATACGATGCTGAAACAAATGAGTTCAAAACTTATGTAGTTAACCCTGACGTGTTTGTAGAAACTGGTACTGGTCCTGAACAATCAGTACCATATCCACCTAATGGTCCAGAGATATCATTACCATATGGTGCACCAGATATGATAGTATCACCAACAGTCAGTGGTACTATTGATGCTATATCTGATGCATACAATATTGCTGGTGCAGATAATATAACATTTACAGCTGGTGATAGTATATCATTTGGTGATGATATGAGGGTTCATTATACTCCTGCATCAGAAGAAAACTTGACAAAGACTGAGAAGTTTAGAATGTATCCAAGTAAGTGGATCTTTGTTACATTCCAAAGAGAAGGTATACATTGTTGGCCTGGAGCCAAGGATCTACCTGGGGTTGAGTTCTTAGCTAATCCTCATAGGCATTTGTTTAAGTTTAGGGTCGAGGTTCAAGTCTTTCATGATGATCGTGAGATAGAATTTATCCTGTTCAAAAGAGAACTTGAAAAACTCTATGGTGATGGTATTCTTGAATTAGATTACAAAAGTTGTGAGATGATTGCTGATGAGTTGGCTAAATACATCAAAGATCATTATCCAGGCCGCTTCATGAAGATTGAAGTATCTGAAGATGGTGAGAATGGTGCAGTTGGTTATTATGAAGGTTTGATTAAAATATGATTGATTTCTGTCACATTACTCCTACAGCCTTTATAGATGATATTTTCTCTAAAGAAGAGCAGAGAATACATCTGGTATTGGCTCATCTTATTGAAGAAGACTCAGAGTATCGCAATCAATATAATTTTCTAGCAGCTAATGATCATGAGATCATTATGGATAACAGTGCATTTGAAATGTACAAACGTAAGCAGCCTATGTATCCTACAGAGAAGTTGATACAGATGGCTATAGCATGTCAAGCAAGTTATGTTGTCATGTCTGACTATCCTGGTGAGGATTGGTTAAAGACTGTTCATGCTGCTGAGAAAATGATACCTCAGCTGAAAGAAGCTAAGTTAGGTACATTCTATTGTCCACAGTCTCTACCAGGAGATGTGGATGGATTGGTTGATTCATTTAAGTGGGGTCTGAGTAATCCAGATATTGACTATATTGCATTCTCTATACTCAATATACCTTTGGCATATGGATGTGAATCTAACAATCCAATACAAAAATATCTATCACGACTACACTTCATGAATAGACTTGAGGATGAAGGTCTATTGCCAGGTCTTCTTGGTAAGAAAGTACACTTTCTTGGTATGACTGAAGGTCCTAATGAGATTAGTCTTATGAGAGGATTTACTGACTTTATTGATACATGGGATAGCTCAGCAGCTGTGTGGGCTGGATTGAATGGTATAAAGTTTGACAATAGTCCTACTGGATTATTTCAAGGTAAGTTTGCAAAAGAAGTTGACTTTGACTATAAAGTAGGGGATAATTTAAGACTAGCTAAAGAAAATATCAATTACATTGAGGAGCTATGCTATGCAGCCTGATCTATTTGGTGATAACATTATCAATCATCCAGGTATAAAGCGTAAGCCACAACTCAAACATCATGAAGATGCATTCTTGCAACAGGCATTAGAATATATTGTTGGAACCTATAAAGGTCATTACGTTGGTAATGGAGAACTGCAGACTACTGATGTCTGGGAAACACTTGGCAATGCTGATAGTACTTGTCGTGATACTGCTATAAAGTATCTAATGAGATATGGCAAGAAAGGTGGCAACAATACAACTGATCTATTGAAAGCCATTCATTACATTTGTCTAATGCATAATTTTACAGAAAGAAAGAGGATAAAGAATCATGTTACATCTGTGTAGTGAAGATTCAGAATCCAGTCTTAGTGAGTACACTAGTGACCAGGTACAACCTAACGCTGTAGACTTGCGTTTGGATAAGATATTTAAGTTGGGTAATAAAGACTTTGTTATCGATGAGAACAGTAAAGAACACAGAGGTAGCGATCAGCTGGCTCCAGATCAAGATGGTTGGTTTAAGTTAGATGTGGGTACCTATGAGATCATTATGGAAGGTATCATTACTATTGGACCAAATGAAGCAGGCTTTGTTATTACTAGGTCTACACTTAACAGGAATGGTTTGTTTATTACTAGCGGGCTGTATGATTCTGGTTACAGTGGGGTTATGGCTGGTGCTTTGCATGTTAATGGCGGTCCTGCTTACATTAAAAGAGGTACCAGAGTTGGTCAGTTCTTACTATTCAAAGCAGAGTCTCTAAATCAATACGCTGGAAGTTATGGCAGCGGTTCTCTCCATGACGTTCAATATGAGGGTACAGTTAATTAATGGAGATAAAAATTGAAATAGAAGACCTACGTAAGAGAAAGCTCTTTGTAGCAACTCCTATGTATGGTGGTATGTGTGCTGGAATGTATACAAGGTCTACAAATGATCTTAGTGCACTCTGTATGCATTATGGTATAGAACTAAAGTATTATTACTTGTTTAACGAATCTTTGATCACTAGAGCAAGAAACTATTGCTGCGATGAGTTTATGCGTTCTGATTGTACTCATATGCTTTTTATCGATGCAGATATTGGTTTTGAAGCAAATGATGTTATTTCTATGATGGCTCTTATGGATCCAGAAGACGAAAGGACAGATGAATATGACATTCTTTGCTCGCCTTATCCCAAAAAATGTATTGCGTGGGAGAAGATCAAGTCGGCCGTGGATCAGGGACATGCTGATGAAGACCCTAATATTCTTGATAATTTTGTCGGCGACTATGTATTTAATCCTGTTCCTGGTACTACCGAGATTAGTTTAGATGAACCTGCTCCTGTGCTAGAAGGTGGCACTGGTTTCATGATGTTTACAAAGAGAGCATTACAAACATTCAAGGATGCATACTGGGATGATAGTGAGCTGTCTCCTGGTGGGTTTAGATATAAACCAGATCATATTCGTACTGAACACTTTGATGGTTCAAGAGAAATTATGATGTACTTCCAAGCTCTTATTGATCCAGAGTCAAGACGTTATCTATCTGAAGACTATATGTTTTGTCAGTGGGCTATCAAGGCTGGATTGAAGATATGGTTATGTCCTTGGGTTAAACTAAGTCATGTTGGTAGCTTTGTCTATGGAGGTAGCTTGCAAGCTCTTGCATCTATTGGAGCATCTGCTACTGCTGATAAGAATCAGCTTGGTAAGAAGATACAGTCACCGGTTGCAGAGTTAGAAAAGAAACAGAAAAAGGCTAAGGAGGCAAATGAGAGAGTTAAGTAATGCGTGATTGGAAAAGAGGAAAAGAACCAGATAGGTATAACAATGATGTAGATTGGGATATTATGAAGGCCCTCAAAGCTCTTGGTCTAAGATTGATTAAGGACAATAGTATTGAGAGAGGGCCTTTGAAGACTATATCCAATGAAAGAATACTTGCAGACAAAATGTTTGCATTTAATCAGACTACATCACATCAAGAGAACCTAGTACACTCATTAGGTAGATTCTTGCCATCTGAATCTGACCAGTATCCAACTGACACAATACAACACTTAGAAAAACATATGGAAGGTCCTCAAACAAGAAACTTATTGAGGATCAATGGTTGGTTGATACAACCAAAGACTGCTGAGGATTTAGTCACAGATCAAGATGAGCCTGTTGAGATAAAATACTTGATTGGTAAACAAGGATTCAGACATGATGGATCTTGTATTGATATCACAGCAGAAGAAGGTGGTGCAATCTATATTGGAGACAGTCATACTATGGCTGTTGGCATGCCATTAGAAGAGTCGTGGACTTATAAAGCTCATTACAATTGTGAGTTGACTAAAGACATGAGATATGTTAATATGGGTATGCCAGGATATGGTATTGACTCATACTATAGAATACTAAAGAGATGGATTAAACAAGTCAATCCAGATCTTGTTGTTATGTCTTATCCTTGGCATACTACAAGAACAGAACAATGGGACTTGAAGAAGAATTGTTGGCAAATACAATCGATCAACAAACTAGGACGTAAACGATTGGAAGGATCCGACGAAGCTACAGTAGAATACTTTCACACTGCTGCATCATACTTGAGATGGTATAAAGGACTAGATGCTATCAAATGGTTATGTCATGAAGTAGGTGCTAAGTTTTATGCAGTAGAAGAAGACCACAATGATGTGGATAAAGACTTGCAAACAATATCTAACAAGTTTGTACACCAGATACATCCTGATGACTTTGCAAGAGACCTGGTGCACTATGGAAGAAAGACGCATGATCACAATGCTGAAGTTCTTACAGAAGCGCTTAATTATATTATGAAAACTTGAGGTTGATATGAAATTTAGTAATGAGACTGTGAATATATTGAAGAACTTTTCTATGATTAATCCTTCAATAGCTTTTAAGAAAGGTAATGCATTAGCAACAATGTCTCCTCAGAAGAGCATTATGGCTAGAGCTATGTTGGATGATGAGTTCCCGGCAGATGGAGCAATCTACGACCTCTCAAGATTCTTGGGTGTTGTTTCCTTGTTTGAAACTCCCACTTATGTGTTTAAAGAAAACCAATTAGAGATCTCTGGTAATGGTAAGAGTGTTAACTATACTTTTGCTGATCCTTCTATGATTGTTACTCCTACTAAGGAGTCTATTGATATACCAGAACCTGACTTGGATATCAATATAGTATGGGATCAAATGAATGCAGTACTAAGAGCTGCTAACATTATGCAGCTGCCAGAAATATCTATCACTGGTGATGAAGAAATCACCCTTGAAGCTATAAATAGTAATGACCCTACTTCTGATAAGTATACACAGTCTTTAGGACCCAATGATACAAACCATAAGTTCAAGTTTATCTTTAAGACAGAGAACATGAAGCTAATGAGTTATGACTATCATTGTAAGATCACATCGGCTGGTATATCACAATTTACATCACGCAACGAAGCAGGTCCAGAAATAACTTATTGGATAGCAGTTGAACAAAATTCAGAATTCATTTGACGGTAAGGCTCATGTCCATCGAACTGAAGGCTACAAGATATTTTTTAATGTAGCTGTTCATAATTTTGATGGTGATGTTGAAGTGCTTCAATCTTTTGCACATTATGAAGATGCTGTTGACTATCGTCGTAAATGGAACGATGGTATGATAGGTGAGAAATTATAGGATGATGTTATGCGTGATGATTATTTGTGGGTTGAGAAGTATCGTCCTAAGACGATAGACGATTGTATACTACCTGAACAAATCAAAGAGACCTTTCAGACATTTGTCAACCAAAAGAATGTACCTAATCTCATATTGAGTGGTGGTCCTGGTGTTGGTAAGACTTCTGTTGCTAAGGCTATGTTAGAACAACTAGACTCAGACTACATTGTAGTGAATGGTAGTATGTCTGGTAATATTGATACATTACGTAATGAGATCAAGACATTTGCTTCTTCGGTTAGTTTCTCTGGTGGTAGAAAGTATGTTATACTTGATGAGGCTGATTATCTAAATGCTCAATCTACTCAACCAGCTCTAAGAAACTTTATGGAAGAGTTCAGTAAGAACTGTGGGTTCATACTAACTTGTAACTTTGTCAATAGGATCATTGAACCTCTACACTCTCGATGTAGTGTAGTACATTTCAAGATTCCTAACAAAGAAAAGCCTAAGATGGCTCAGCAGTTCTATAAGAGAACAATGGGGATCTTAGAAGAGAATGGTGTAAGCTCTGATCAGAAAGTTGTAGCACAGTTGTTACAAATGCACTTTCCTGATTGGAGAAGAGTACTTAATGAGTTGCAAAGGTATAGTGTATCTGGAACTATTGATAGTGGTATACTTGTATCATTATCTGATGACAATCTTAAAACTTTGATGCAGTATATCAAAGATAAAAACTTTACTGAGATGCGTAAATGGGTTGGACTAAATAGCGACAACGATTCAACATCTATATTCAGATTGATATACGACAACAGCTCTACATATTTGAAGCCTAATAGTATACCTCAGTTGGTATTGATATTGGCTGACTATCAACATAAAGCTGCATTTGTAGCTGATCAAGAAATAAACTTAGTAGCGTGTTTAACTGAAATGATGGCAGAGTTAGAATGGAAATAACCTATGCATGTAATATCTGCAACAAAGAGTTAGCAGAGGATAAACTTGCAGTTGTATTGAAAGGTGATGATTATGAATATGCAGTGTGTGATAGTTGTCTTGTACAATTTGGAGACAG